ATGACCAGATCGTCCATTCTGATCCGCCTGCGATGCCTCGCGGCAACGGCGATTGTGCTGGCATCCGTACCGGTTGCGCGCGCCGATGGTCACGCCAGCGCGTATTGCGAACCCTCGCTGCGCGCGAGTCTCGTGGCAGCCGCGCAATCGGCTCCCGCGGCCGTTCAGGCGGATGGGTCGCTGTACGGGATGCCGCGCTGGAATGCCTGGACGAAGCGCAGCTATTTCGGCATAGCTTTCCCGGGGCTGCTGTCGTGCGCCTACACCGTCAGCGCGATTTTCGAGGGGGCCTGTCATCCGATCGGCAAAATCGCTTCGGTATCGGCTGTCGATGCGGCCCTCTCGCGCTGGCAGAAAATCGATGCCCAGGACAAGGTGCAGGCGGGCGATGTGGTCTTCTGGCGGCCTCGCCAGTTACCGGTCGTGCATCGGCTGTGCGGCGCGCACTGGCACGTCGGTATCGCAACCGGCGACGGACGGACGGTCGACAACGACTGGTTCTCGGGAAAGCCGGAGAGTCACGGTATGTCCCGTCTGTGCGTTGCGTTCGACCACGCACGCAGACCACCGGACTGAAACGCGTTTCACCCAATTCCGGCCCCCGGATACGGGTCATGTTTGCGGACCCTCTTCACCTTCTTCACCCTCCTCAGGGTTCTCCTTCTCGTCTTCGCCCCCTTTCTTTTTCGTTCCCGGCTTTTGCGGTTTGCCTTCGCCCGATTCATTGCCGGACTCGCTACCCGTTTCATCAGGCGTTCCACTGCCCGCCTCTTCCGCGGCCTCGTTGTTACCTCCAGCGCCGGTTTCCTCCTCACTGCCCGTGTTTTCTTCGCCGCCGGATCCGAACGGCGAAGGCGTCGGCTCACCCTCCCCTTCCGATGTCTGCGTCGCGCCAAAGCCCTCGCCACCGCCGAAGTCAGGCATCTCGCCACCGCCCATGCCGCCCATGTCACCTTCCCCGCCGCCGCCAAAATCATATTCACCACCACCCGAAGTATCAGAACTCGAAGACGAGTAGCTGTCGCTGGCTTCGGTCGTGCTCTTGTCCTGGACGGTCTTGAACTTCTCGTTGGCGCGGTTCGTGATCGGCAGCAGCCCCTTGAAGAAGTCCCCGAATGCCTTCTGCAGCTGTTCGATGTGTTCGGTCTGCATCCTGAAGACGTCGACCAGCGGCTTGCCGTCCTCGTCCATGGTGGTGAGCTGCGCGAGCTCGGGCAACATGCCATTCTCGACCATGTAGAGACGGATGAAATAGGCCTTGGCGACTTCCTTCAGGGTCTCGATTTTCGCCGCGACGTCGCCGGCCGTATCCACGTTGAAGAACTTTTCCGAGATCCACGCCTCCAGTCCTGCCTCAAGCGCCTTGGTATAGGTCTCGAGCGCCGTCACCTGGTTTTCCAGCGTCGACGAGTTCGGCCGCGGCAGCGACACCTCGACGTTCATCAGAAACTCGATCAGGATCTGCTCGACGAGATATTCCTTCTGCTCTTCGCCAACGTCACGGCTGCCTGCCTTGCCAAGCACAGGCCGGTCGGTGATAACGGGCACCTCGGCCTTGCGGTCTGGCCGGGGGTTCGTCCGATAGCTCGCGCGATAATCGGAAACACTTCTCGCCTCCTGCCGATCCTCCTTGTCGAACTTGAGTTTCGTGAAGTTATCGCGCAGGATCTGCTTGAGATCCGCCATCGTTTCAGCGGTGTTCATCACGTGGATGCGCATGTGGGCGGCCAGCTGCGGGTGAAACTCATCCTGAAGCTGCATCACGCGCTTGGACATCAACGTGTTGCTCGTGACGATCGAGGTGGCAAACTCAGGCTGGCTCGCCGTGTCGATAAGCTCCGGCGGTGTGCCGACCTTCATGAGCGCCCGTTTCCTCAGATTGTCTTCGAGGTCCGTGTCTGGTTTGGCGTAGCTGGTGTTCTTCTCGCCAAAGTCGATATTCACGTCCGGATAACCGGGGTGCCCCTCTACCACGAAATTGAAGCCCGCCCGCGCGATGAAATCGAGCACGTCGTAGGGCGAACTGATCCCCACCGGCATCTGGTTTGAACGCAGACGTGCAGTCTCGTTCATGATCGTTTCCATCGTCTTCTCGGGGTTCGGATCTTCCTCGTCGAGCTTGATCTTCACGTCCGTGCGCGCGATGGAATTGCGCACGCCCGCCATCACGTTTGAAAAGAGCAGCGTGGTCCGAAGGCCATTCAGGATCCGGATCTCGTCGAGCAGCGATTCGCCAATGCCGTTCTCATTGAAGCGAAACGCGAAGTACGTCATGAACTCAGCAGGAATGAACAGCAGCTGGCTGTTCTGGCGCGCAAGCGCACGCGCCAGCATGACCCGGTAGACTTCCTCGCGCCGCGCAATCTCGACACCTGAACCATAGACCCCGTTACGCAGGCGTGCGAGCAGGTCCTGCTCGATCATGTCGCCATAGACGCGGGCGCTGTAATCGAGCGACTCGCGGTTGGTGAAGTTGAACCCCTCCATCTGCGACTTGACCTTGTTGATCATCGCCGAGGGAAACGCGCCACCCGTATTGAGCTGCTGCGTCATCTGCTGGTACGAATCCGTGATCGCCTGCCGCACGATCGGGTGCCCCTCCATGTCGAGCAACACGAAGAAGCCGACCTGGTGTTCGGGCGTGCCCGGCACGTGAACCGGGATCACCGCTTCCGACGGGATGTGCATCGTGAGCGGACTGCCCACCGTACGGCGCCTAAGCTGCTCCTGGGTCTTCACGCTTGCGATCGGCTGGTACCCGTACTGCCGGTTGCGGTACAGCACACCGGTGAGTTCCCGGTCGTTCATTTCCGCGATCGACATCTCGCGGCCATAGCCAACCGATTCCAGCGCGGGAGACTTCAATGACGTGAGAATGCGGCGCTCGCGGATCTTCTGCCGGATCGCCGGGACCTTGAGCACCGTCGGGTTGTCGGTCACCGTGAGGAAGACATCCTGCACAGCTAACGGCTGCTGGAATGCGAGTTCAAAGCGCACCTGCCCGACGTGGCGGTTTTCCGAATCGCTGATTCGCCAGTCTGAAAACGATTCGGCCGAGATTCCCGTCATTCGCTGCTCGGTCGGCGCCGACTTCTGCACGGGGCCGAGTATCCCCAGTGGCCTGATCGTTCCGTCGGCGTAGATGTGCTCCGAGAGCGCTTCCATCGAAAGGCGCTGCTCGCCGTTGATCACGGCATCAATGGAATTCTCGGGAATGACGGCGATCGGAAATGAACCCGTCCTGAAGAGCGCGCAGCGCAGGATCTCGGGGATCAGCGCCTTAATTTTATGGACCTGCTCGAAGTGGCGCCGGTAACGGTCGATGAGCGCCCCGCTCACGTCGGGGGGCATCAGCCCCTCCGGCGGTGTGAAGGTCAGATCGATCGACATCATGTCCTTCGGCGACCCGATGCTTGCCACCAGCACCTGCTGCGCGAGCTCCATGTCGGGCAGCAGGCCCATCACCGTTTCCGCGTCGTTGATGTTGCGCGCAGTCTGCTCGGCCGCGTTGCGGAATTCGTAGAGGTTGGGCTGCGTAATCTCCCTTTGCCCTTCCTGGTTGTACTGCGTGGGATTGGTGGAAGGCACGAGCTTCGCGAGAATCGCCGCCGTTTCCGGATCGCGACGAACCAGCTGGAGCACGTGGAACTTCTTTCCGGAGGCGGCCGATTCAATCACCCGCCGGTAGGCGCTTGCGCTCATCTGCTCTCCCCTTCCCTCTGCATCCCTCACTTTCCGTGGCACTTGCGCGGGAGCACAGCCGTGGCATCTAACAGTTCCAACGAGCTGCAGGTCTATCTGAACCAGTGCATCGAGCTCGCAAGCACCCTCGTGATCAAGTCGCAGGAAAGCGTGGATGGCCTGAACCAGTATGTGCAGGATTACTACGGAACATCGGCGTTCGAAGAAACCGACCCGACGACATGGAAGTACTACATGAATCTCGCGGGCCAGTACCACTTCACGGATAGCCCGATGCAGGTGAAGTCACTCGACACGATGGAGATCATCGATTTCACCGTCGCGAACCTGATGCTCCACACGGCCACGGCCGCGGCTTACCGGTTCGGCACCTGGGAGTACCAGCAGCTCGTCACGCAGTACCCCCTTCAGGTTTTCCTGATCCTCGGGATCATCTATCCGGTGGATATCCAGGTGGCGATCAACGCGCAGGACGGCGACATACTCCAGTGGCCCGCCCCGCTCATCGAATCCAACGAGTCGACGCTCGTGCACCGGCTTCAGGACTGGGTGAAGGCGTTCAAGGTCCGGTGGATCAATCCGCAGTACGGCGTGAGCGACGAGCTGTACTTCACCGTGCAGAACTCGAATCTCTACTACGGCCTCGTCATGGCGATCATTTCATTTCGCCTCGAGGCCTGCGGCACTGCCGAGGCCCACAGCTATCACGTCAGACAGTACCTCGCCTCGCATCTGGGGCTTGATGCGTACTATGACCAGCTCACACTCACGCAGTCCATCTGGCTTTATCGCAACATCAACTACATCGAGCGCAATGCTGGCAAGCAGTCGACCTTCAGGACGCTCATCCAGAAACTGCTCACCGATCGAGGCATACCGCTTGCCGCCTACGTGATGAACCACAACGTGGCCGACATGCCTGACGCACTCTATCCGGGTGTCGAATTCGATGCCGTTGCGCTAAATCTCGGTTACAACGCTGTCGCCGATACCACGTGGACGCTCGACCAGATGCTCAACAACGAGCAGCCAGTGGCCACCGGCAATGCGCTGATCCAGCCCGATGTCGAGCCCGATATCCAGACGCGTCTGGAAAATTCACGCGCCAACACACTGCAAACGAAGGTGCTCAACTCGGCCATGATCGATATGTCCGGTTCGAGCCCCTATACGCTTGAGGACATCCTGCTGCACCACTGGGCCTTCTTCGCGAACCGGAATCTCTACACGGCTTTCCTTGTGGTCAACAACCCGGTGACAGGCGAACCGATCGTGCCCATGACCGCGAAGGACGGCTTCACGTTCGTGATCTACTGCTTCTGCCAGTCGGTGGGCTTTGATCTCACGAACGAACCGATACCGGCGGTCATCGCCACGCGCGTGCAGCGTATCCCGATGCCGTCTGTTCAGGACCTGATGTCAGTGGTCGATGCGGGGATCGTGACACAGGATATCGCGCAACTCGCGCTGTCCTGGCAGCCCGCGATCGTACCAATGATCTCGGTCGACGCGTTCTGCGCCGCGGCCAACGCGATCTGGCAGGCAGCCACCAACCAGTGGAAGCTCGTCGCCTTCCAGGAACACCAGGAACGCCGTGGCATGGTCTACGGGATGGTCGAGCGCATCTATTCCGACAACGTCATCCAGATTGGTGACAGCGTCGCTGGTGGCGCGAGCGAAACGTTCGCCCAATGGTTCAAGCTGCGCAATATCGACATCTCGGTGTTCTCGGCCGACGACTACGGTCTGATGTACCAGTCGCTTGTGGAGGCAGCCACAGGCGTGGACCTGAAGTCGACGCACTCGGTCGCAAACCTCCAGGCGGCCATGCTCGCCATGATGCAGAAGCTGTCGAGCTACAGCATCCAGTTCATTTCCGAGATCAATGACTCAACGATCCGGGATGTGGGCACGGCCATCATACGAACGGGCGACAACCTGACGTCTTCCGAAGAAGACGCTTACGACGGCAACATTGGGGCGAGCATCATCCGCCATCGCGTCACACCAACAGTCGACTTCGATTACGACATCAACGCCGCAATGTGCAACCGTCTCGACACGTCAGCGCAGGTCAATGTGGACGACTGGATTGGTCTTACCGTGCAGCCAGCGCGGGACCCGCTCGACATTTACGGCTACGTGAACATGCAGGCCATGGACGTACGCTCGACCGTGAAGGTCTCGACCGGGAGCCCTGCGATTCCCGCGCTCATCGGCATTGAGAACTGGCTTGCACTAACAGACGCTGAGCGTGCGGCGTCGATCATCAGCATATGGCCTCCGAACCTGCAGACACCGGACAACCCGTTACCGCAGATGTCGGATGTCTGGCCCGTCAGAAATCTCACGGGCCTCGTTTATACCCCACCGGCCGACTAGAAGGTCTCCCACCGGAGATACCCACAGGTGAGTCGTGACGCCACCGCGGTGGCGTTCGCCATTTAATCAGGATTTCTAACGGACGAGACATGGAACAGAGTCAGCGCACGGCGTGGGGCGCGTATCTGCAGACGTGCCTGTTGCAGAATCTGCCTTTCACGATGATGGCGAACACCACACTGAACGAGAGGTTTGGTGTACAGGCCGGTGTTGCCCCCTCACCTGGCATTCTTCCTTCACAACGGTACTACTGTATTGGAAATGGGGGAGCAGGCGTCACCGCTGGCGCCGACAACGTCGCACTCTCGCAGCCCCTGCAGCACCAGGCAACCGATTCGTCGCTCTTCAATCACCTGCCCTTCATCATGCGGCCGGTGAGCGCTGATCTGAGCTCCGCGCAGATGGCGCAGTACGCGCTGCGTCAGGTGGTGACGTGGAACAGCGTGCCGTATGCATGCTACTTCCTGCGCCGCATCGATTTCACGGGTGTCGGGGTCGAGCTCAACATGGTGACCGTGGCCAATGGTGTCTCGACCGTCACGCCCTACGTACCGGACGCCTCGAACCTTAATCCGCAACCGCCCACCCCCGCCAACGGTTCGATCAACATTCTCTCGGGAGACTTCATCACCGCGGCCGCCATCGTCAAGCTCTCGTTCAGCGCACAGGACGTCACTGAGCTCCTGAACTGCGCCAACATCATCTACGGTGACGCGCGCTACGCCGTCGTCAACGAGATAGGGCTCGTGAGCGGCATCGACAAGGTTGTGAATGTCCCCGTCTCCGGCGGCTCGTTCAACATGAGCGAGGTCATCTGCGCGCAGATCTGCTCGTTCTTTAACACCTATCAGGCGATGAACTACCAGAACGGTGGCGTGAACATCAATCTGAGCGTCGGGGCTACCGAGCCACTGTTCGTGTTACAGGCGACGGGTCAGGGATCGTGATGCTCCACGTGCCAGCAGACCCGGCCGGCGAAGTGGTCATCGTTGGCATTGATCCGGGCAGCCTGCATATGGGTACGGCCGTACTGCGTCTCGAGTTGCCGACGCTGGACATCACCGCCGCTGCGGCCAGCACCCTGCACTCGTCCCGGCTGCCCGCGGCGCTGTGGACCGCCGAGTGCTTCGGCGATCGCGTGGGTCGGATTGCGTCACTCGAAGACGCCCTCGTCTCGTTCTTCAACGAAGTTGACCCCGTCATGATCGCCTGCGAGGCAGCGTTCATCAACCTGCGACGCCCGCAGGCCCACGGGGTACTGACCGAAGTGATCTGCAGTGTGCGGCGCGCCGTTATGCGCTACGACGCATGGAAGCCGCTCTACCTCATCGACCCGGCCAGTGTGAAGAAGGCTGTGGGCGCGCGGGGCGATGCCGGCAAGGATGCGATCAGGGCGGCCGTGCGGCGCATTCCGGATCTGCAATACGAGGACAGGCTCGCCCCCTCGTCGCTTGATGAACATGCGGTCGACGCGCTCGCCGTCGCTTACGCACGCCGCAAAGCCTGGATGGAGGCGTTATGTTTGACAAGATAAAGGCCTACGCAGACCTCATCATCGGGGGCGTCCTGCTCCTCATTCTCGCAAGTGCTGTGGCGTATGGCGCCTGGCAGGCCCACAAGGTCAAGGTCCTCAACCAGAGCCTTGTCACGGCGCAGCAACAGGTCGACGAACTGAAGGCGGCCAACCGCAACCTCGCGCAACAGGTGCAGCTCGCCCAGACACTGAACCGCGTCAATGACGCGGTGGTCACCGCCACAGTCGCGGCGCACGCCGACACGACGGCCACGCACACCACCATCGCTGCGACCACGCAGAGCCGCATTGAAACCGTCAGGCAGAAGTACGCGTCGGTGGCCACTCACGCAATGACCCCGGATGAGGCACAGGCTCACGCCACCGCTCAGGCGCGTGACATCAGCGAAATCCAGATCGATGGTCTCTGGCAACACTACTGCGCAGCGGCGCCCGCCGGAAGCGCTGGTTGTGCGGAATTTACTTCGTCAGGCAATGCTGCGATGGACGTCGCTACCGGTGCCCCCGCTACCACGGCGGGCAGAACACGTCGTGTTTCAGTCCCGGATGTTTCCCGAAGCACGACAGGCCCTCCGTCCGCCGCCTCGCCCATCGTGGCCAAAGCAAACGGCCCACCACCGCAGGGGGGCGTCCGATCAACCGATGTCGTTATCTGAATCCGGAGGAAGACCCAGATGATGCGATTGAACGTGCCTGCTGGCGTCAGCCTGCTGATCCTGTCGCTGTCCGGTTGTGGGAGCGCGCCAACAGTGGTGAACCACTACCAGACCATCCTCCCCGAAGCGCCCGCCCTCCTTCTTGACGACTGCCCGGTCGCCCCGCCTCCGGATCGCGCACAGTACCTCGCGAGCGACTGGGAGGGAAAGGAAAACCTGCTGTCACAGGCGTACATCACCCAGACCACCAATCTCGCCAACTGCAACATCGACAAGCAGAACCTGCGTGTCTGGTGGGCCCAGACCCGCGCGGCCGTAGACAAGGCAAACGCGGCGGGTGCAGCGCCCGGTACAGGTACGCCTGAATCCGGGGGCGCCCCATGAACGAAGGCATTGCACAGGCAATCCGTACGCTCCTCTCCGATATCGAGGATTCGAAACCCCTCAAGGATCATCAGGGCGCGCCACAGGCACTCCATGACCTGCTGGCCACCTATCAGGCACTGGCGGGCTACCAGAAGCATCTCCCTACCCTCACCGACGAGTCGACTGGCGCCGAACTGAAAGAGGCGATCGGTTGTCTGGACCCCGGCCAGGCAATGATCGTCCTGGCACGTTTTGCTTCGCGCAGGAACGACCCATCGACCGATGCAGACGCCGCAACAGGTGAAGCGCAGACACAGGCCCACGCAGCCGCTCCAGCTGGCATGGACCTGCAGACGCAGATCCATGTGCTCGCGGTTGTGCTCGCCGTGTTCGCGCTGATCGCCGTCGCTGCCGCGGCCCTCGCGATCCTTGTTCACCTGCGTGTCGTAACAGCCGGTGCCGTCATCCACGACATGATGGACACCCTCAGGGACGCGCTCAGGGCGCTCACGGGACTGGACTGATTCGCGCCCGGGCGGGGAGCACATCATGACAAGCCTGCTCAGACTCGCGCTCGAGGAAGACGCCTCGGGCACGAATTTCCACGAGATCGAATATGTCTTCTACGCGAGATTATCCACAAGCCAGCCAGAAGCCGAACCCGATAAGGCGCGCGCTGACGCGACGGAGCCGGTACCGCCCCATGCGACAGTTAAGCCGCCGTCAGGATTCACATCGACCGAACGCCACGAGCAGTGGGAACTCAAGATTCCCCAGACCGATCTCAATGCCGGCCATGGCACCATCCGCATACGTCGTACGAGCTGGCCAGACAAGGCGGACAAGACCGCCCAGTATGTCCTCACCACCAAGGTGAAGCTCAAGGACGGTACGAATTCGGAAGTGCCCGTCGAGACGACCGAAGATAACTTCCGGCAGTTCCGGGTCCTGGCCGCAAGCGGCATGCTCAAGGACCGCTACACGTATCCCGTCACCGCCGGATCTCTCCCGGAAAGCATGGGGCGCGACCTCAAGTGGGAAGTCGACTTTTTCCCGAAACACCACCCTGTCGGCAACGCAACGACGGTCGTGCCCCCGTCTCCCGCCGGATACCACCCGTGGGTCAAGATCGATCTCGAAGTCCGGCAGCGAATCTCCCCGCTTACCGCCACCACCGTAGACGCGTGGCCCTTTCCCTTTGAGGCCGAGGAGTGGATCGTCACCCAGAAGGACGCGCAGACACCCGAGGAGCAGGCCCGCGTCGACGCGATCTATGAGGCCTGCTTCCTCCTCCCCAATCCGTACATCAAGGCCGACGAGACCGACAAGATCGACCAGCCAGAGACGGGACGCGACGAACGGAGCCCCCAATGAGCCTTGTCGAGTATTTTGGCAGGAACACCAAAGGAAGAGACATCGCAGCCGGCGACATCCATGGCATGTTTCACCTGCTCACCGAACTGCTTCATCTGATCAGTTTCGATCCGGACGTCGACCGTCTTTTCTGCACCGGGGATCTCGTCGATCGGGGCCACGAATCCAACTGTGTTCTCACCTGGCTTGAGCATCCATGGTTCCACACGGTGCGTGGTAATCACGATGATTTCGCCATCCGTTGGCCGCGTGGCACCGTCGACCCCGCCGTTTATCTGTCCAATGGCGGCCTGTGGAATATCGAGAACCCGCCTGAGCTACAGCAGCGCATAGCGCACACACTCGAACGCCTGCCCATCGCCATCGAGGTCGAAACCGCAGCGGGCGTGATTGGCATTGTTCACGCCGACTGTCCGGTTCCTTCGTGGCGGGACTTCGTCAACGGCCTCACCGATCCGCGATTTCCTCCTGAAAAGCGTGATCGTCTCGCGGGTCTTGCCATGTGGTCACGCGCCCGGATCCAGGCGCTCGATCCGTCGGGCGTTGGCGATATTCACGCGATCGTGGTTGGACACACGCCCGTCAGAGGCTACAGCGCGCTTGGCAACGTGCACTACATCGACACTGGCGCAGTGTTCGACGACGGACACTTCACGCTGCTCAACCTCGCAAACCTCACGCCTATTCACCCACCAGCGCGCGAACTGCATTGGGACTAGCAGAAGCCCACGGCAATAAAACGGAAGTCGGACATATATCACGGAACGGATCAGTCAGCGGGGACGTGCCACGCACGCCCTTTCCATTCCCGTTCCGGAGATGTCCATGGGTCGCAAAAACAGGAATCCATTCCCTTTCACCGTTGATCCGCACAAGCACGCCATCGTCGAGCTGATGCGAGGTCTTTTTTCCAGACACAACCCGTACAAGGTTTTCACTGACTTTGTCGAAATCTCGGCGATCGCACTCAGCAACCCGCCTGACTACAAGCTCAATCGCGCGCGGTATGACAAGCGCGAGAAACGCTACCTGGACATCGTCAAGGGATACACCAAAGACGAACTGAACGACTTCTGTCGCATGTTTGCGGAACTGGTGCTGTGTTACGAGCAACGGGTCGCTGCACTTGGCGCAGCAGGCCTCAAACCGGATGGCTTCGCCGATGTTGGCGACGTGCTCGGCAGCATCTTCAGCCTGCTGGAAATCGGCAACGACCGGCTGGGCCAATTCTTCACGCCCTATACCGTCTCGGCCATGATGGCCAGAATGATCCTCAGCGAGGACGAGCTTTACGAGAAGACTCGTACTAACGGCTTCGTCTCCGTGCTAGAGCCAGCCTGTGGCGCGGGCGGCATGGTCATCGCGGTAGCCGAGATGGTTCACAAGCTCGGATTCAACTACCAGAAGCAGATGCATGCCTACTGTGTCGACAAGGACGCTTGCTGCGTGCACATGGCCTATATCCAGCTCGCACTCCTCGGCATTCCGGCGACAGTTGTTCACGGCAACTCGCTCACGAACGAAACATGGGACACATGGTACACGCCGATGCATTTCGTTGGTGGCTGGAATTATCGCCTTCGAAACCGGCTTGAGAAAGAAAAGATCCTGATCGATCCCGCTGCAAAGGCATCCCAGCCAGCGTCCAAAATCATCGTACCCGAAACAGCATCTCCCGAAAGCCGTAATCAGGACACAGGGCTTCGACCTTCGCAGACGTCTTCGAGCAAGGCGCACCCCAAGGAAACGCGCGTTTCCTCTTCCGCCTGAAATGCAATCACACCATCCCGAGACATCAACGACTGCATTCATTTTTGCGTGGTGTTTCCTGGTGCCCTCCCCGTCATTTGAATTTACCTTAGGAGAACTATAGTGGAACAGATAGAACCGTCATCACAGTCCGACATCGAGATCTTTACTGACGTCGAGATTCATCTTCGCGACGCAGAAAATGCGCTTGCCATAGCGATTGCAAAGTTTGGCCCGCGCTGCGGCGGATATCGACGCTTTTCCGGCGCTTACCGGCACTACAAGAAGGCCATCGGCACGCTGCTACGACTGCGCGATTTCCGTAGCCAGCTTGAGGGCGCAATCCAGCGAGCCGGCAACTCATGAAGCCTCGAAAGCCCCACCAATCAACTGCTGCCCCGTAATCGCCAGCATAAGAGCCAGAGCGTCATCGCGCTCTGGCTCTTATGCCCTTTCTTTTTTTTCACTTCCTCATCCCGACCCATCAGGTCCTTCACCATCTGATGGGTCGACTGGATTCGGGATCTCAGCCGGCACGACGTTGAGCTTCACCCGCCCGCAAAACGCAAGTGACAGATGACTGGCCACGAGATACGCCACGTCTTCCTGCCCGTACACGCGGTTGTCAATGTCCTCCTTCTCGAGCTTTAGCCCTGACCACCGGTTAATCGCCGGCAGGATGCTCCAGACATCGAACGGGAAGCCTGGTACGGGAACCGCCTCATAGGCACGCAACGGACGAATCGATCCCAGATCAATACGCCGGTAAAAGAGCACCTTGCTTCCACTGAAACAGGGGTTTCCCCGGTCCGTCGGATGGATCGTGACAACTACTTTCATATCGCAACGCAGCGGGTCTATGCGACGAGGCTTCGTCGGCACCGGCCGCCCGAAACTCACACCCTGCTCAGGCAGCGCAAAACCTGAGGTAAACCAGATCAGGTCGCGAAGGATCTCACGTGATGTTCTGCCATAGATGGAGAAAAGCGGTTTCATCGTCAGGTCCTCACGAAGCCGGCGGCTGGTTGTTGATATATCCCAGTGGGGGCTGTGCACCCTGAGGTGAACCTACAATGTTGACGGCGTAGGATCGTGCCGACCCGGCCTGACCCACGGAACTGCTCCCGGCGTAGGCTGTGTAGAGGCCCGAACCCGTCTGCAGGAAACTGTCCGAATGCGCGTTGGACAGGGCGACGTTGTCTCCTATGGACGATGTGAATGTCATGCCATCGAGGCTGCCCTTGAGCACGTAGACCGTGATGATGCTGCCTGAGCGGAAGAAGCCCTGGATCTGTCCGCCACCGTTGACCGAGAAAAAGGGGAAGTTGCCTGTCACTGTGGTGTCGCCGCCGGATGACTGGAACCCGCCGAGGCTGGACAGACTGCGGGCAATGACGAGATTGCGGCCGAAATTTGCAGCCATTGCTCCGGAATAGTTCACGTCGAAGTATTGCGTGGTCGATTCCGTCACCGGATGGCCGCTCGCGTTGATCTGGGCCTGTGCATTGTTCAGATCTCCGGCCAGATTGTTCCATGGGCCTACGCACCCGATCCCCTGTGCGCTGACCTGGTGCGGATTGTTGAAGTTGTTGACGTGTCCAACCATGACCGCGTTGTTATTGTTGTAATACGCGAGCAGGCTCGAGAGCGCGTTGCTGACGGCTGAGTCGATCGCGGCACTCGCCATCCCGCTGATCGCGCCAATGCTATCCGCGTGCGGATTCGAAAGGTTTGCCGCATGTGCTGATACCGCGCTGGCCAGTGACTGCAACTGGGCGGCCGGCCAGGTTCCCAGTTGCGCCGGAGTCAGTTCGTGAGGATTTGCGGTGTTGCCGATATGGGTATTGAGCGTCGCGAGTGCGGCAGTCGCCCCGGACGTCACCGCATTGGCCGCTGCACTGATCGCTGCCGAGATGTCCGCGGCACTTAGTGTGCCAAGTTCGGCCGGCGTTGTCTGGTGTGGGTTACTGGTGTTGTTGATGTGCGCATTCATCGCGCTCACGTTCGATGCCAGCACGGCATTCACACCAGCCTGGGCAACGCTGATCTGGTTGTTCGCCTGCGCCACCGAATACATGTCAACCTGAACAAGCGTGGTCTGGTGCGGGTTGCCGTAGTCGGTAACGTGGTTCTCCAGCGTCTGATCGACATCGGCGTCGGCCGCAATGCGTGCAGCTGTCTCCACCGCAATGGCTGCATCCTGCTGGGGCTGGGTCAGCGCCTCAACCTGGGCCGGCGTAAGTTCGTGCGGATTGCCGCGATCGGCTTCGTGCGCGCTGAGCAGGTCGAGCTGGCCGTTGACTGCCTGCGTTTGCGTACTGTCCGCGCCGTCCGCATATGCTTTAACCTCGTCCTGCGAAATGGGATCGCCCATCAGCGCCAGCTGCTGAAGACGGTCGATCGCATGGACGACATACTCGAAGGTGATCAGCCCTTCCTGCCCCGCGTCATGCAGCGCCTGTGAGGGCGGCAGATTTACGACATCGTCGATAACCGACGGCCAGAGAGTCGGACGGGTATCCGGTTCGTAAGTCTGGATTGCGTTGGCGATCGCGCTCTGGGGCGTCGCGTACTGTGCGCCAAGCGCCTGGTAATCGAGCCCGATCGCTGACGACACGTCCGGGTCCGTGATCACGATGATCGAAACAATCTCTGTCGCGGCCCGTGAACCACTGGCCGCTCCATACTTCGCAGTCGCCAGATCCATGATCCCGGACAGGAAATACTGGGCGACGTTGAGCGGCTGACCGGTCGCCATGTCCCGCACGATGAGACTCGAGGCGTAAAATCCGCCATAGTCTGTTGCAATGGCCCGGATACCGGCGGATCCGATGGTGTAGTGTTCGTCGGTGATGTGATTCGATGGAGCGAGGCCTGTTGCGTCCAGTGGCAAAGTCATGACGTCCGACATGAAAAGTACTCCTGAACGTCGAGGTCAATGGTAAGAAAGGTTGTTGATGGCACCCTGCAACGCGGCCTGCCATTGCGCGTAGGTCCAGCCGCCGAGCATGGCGGGCGTAGTCCCATGCGGATTGTTGAAGTTGCCGGTGTGGCCGTTGATGGTGTTAGCCTGCGGCGTGAGGTACGAGTTGTTTCCGGGGTTGACCAGGTTGTTCGTGATGTTGCTGCTGATCTGGGCTGCGGTAAGCGTGCCTACCTGCGCCGCCGTCAACTGGTGCGGGTTGGCTGTGTTGCCGATATGGTTCGAGGCCTGGGTGTTGACCGTGCTGATGCTGCCGCTGTCCCAGCCGCTTATCTGGGAGAGCGTGGTCTGGTGCGGATTGCTGTAGTTGGTGATGTGACTGTTGAGTCCATCTTCAACCGACGTGAGCTGACTGGCCGCCGGCTGCATTGCCGTCGAGATCACGCTGTTGATCTGCGTGGTCGTGAGACCGTCGATCTGGGTGAGCGTCACTTCGTGTGGGTTGTTGGTATCGGCAGCGTGCCTGGCCATCGTGGCTGCGTCCTGCGCGAGCGTCGCGTCAAGGGCCGCCACAATCACGCCCAGGTTTGCATCCGCTTCCTCTGTTGTGTAGCCACCGACGAGCGCTGCGGTATCCACGTGAGGATTGGACCTGTTGGCCACATGCGTTGCGATGTTGCCAAGCAGCGTGCTGTCGCCCACCTCACGCGCGTTGCTCTGGTTCGCGATCAGTGCCGTAACCTGCGCGGCGGAATACATGTTGAGTTGCGCAAGCGTCGTCTGATGAGGGTTGCCGTAGTTCGTGATATGCGCCGAAAGCTGCTGCGCGAGATTGTCGATATCCCCGTTCCTCAGGCTGACCTGCTGGTCGACGAAGCTCAGCACCGCGTCATACGAGGCGGATTCGGCAAGACTCACAATCCCCATCAGCATCTCGATTGCGGTGACAATGTAGTCCCAGTCATACGTGTCGCCGATCGCATGCAGATGCGGCACGGGCGCATAGGTATCGGGCCGGTTCGTGATGTTCTGGAAAGCGACGCCGCGCGTGTCGTCGGAAAGCGCTGTAATTGCGTCGGCAATTGCCGCAAGCGGCTGGCTGTAGTCGCCGCCCAGCGCCTGATAGGTGATGAGTACGTTCGGGCTCACGCCCGGATCGGTGATCACGATCACGGCATCGACTTCGTGACCGGTGAGCCGCGACGCGTGTTCGTGCAGGAACTGGAAGCGGTACTGCAGCGGCAACAGGGTCTGCTGCGTGAAGGCGTCCACCACCTGCACAGAAGCCGCAAAAAAGAGGCCCTGCAGGGGGGCGATCACACGTACCGGCATGGTCCCGATCGCATGGGGCTCGCCGGTCACGAAATTCCTGCGTCTTTGGCCCGACAGGTCGAGCTCGTAGCGATAGAGGTTGGGTATCATCGACGCCGCCTTTTCCTGCGAAATACTTGGGGCCAGGGCGCGTGTTGGCGCTGAAACTCAGGGCAGCGCCGCGATGGCGTAGGCAGCCGTACCGCCTGGCCCCTGCAACTGGTTGATTGCGTTCTGCAAGGCACCGGCCGAATAGCCGCCCGCGCCGGTATTGGCGAGCGTGTCCTGATGCGGATTGCTGTAGTTGCCTGTATGCGCCGAGATGTAGCCGTTCAGGGAATTCACATCGGCAACGATCTGGTTAAGGGCCGCGGCAATGTTGTTGTTGATGGTCGCGGACGCGTATGTACCGAGCTGCGCTACTGTCACCTGATGCGGATTGCTCAGGTTATTGACGTGCGAGGTGAGCGGATTGACGATGCTGTTCTGGATCGTCGTATAGGTCCACGTGCCAACGTTGGCCGCGCTATCCTGATGCGGATTGCTGGTGTTCGTGACGTGGTTGTTGACGGCTGTCGCAAGGCCTGCGGCCTGGGAGGCCGGCGCCGTGGCACCCGCAGTCGCCGCACTCGTGATCTGGCCGCTCGTGAGCGTGCCGATGTTCGCTGCGGTGTCCTGGTGCGGATTGCCGAAGTTGGCAAAGTGCGCGTTCTGCACGGCCTCCGTTGCCGTGATCGACTGCGTGAGCGCAGCCTGCATGGCTGCCATAGCCGAGTCCGACTGCGCTGTCGAATATCCACCGATCTGGTTAGCCGTCACCTTGTGCGGATTACTGTGATCGGCGATATGGGCTTCGAGTGCAGCCTCGATTACCGCGTCGGCGGCCTGCTGGTTGCCGGTCTCAATGGCAATCGCCGCAGTGGTTTCCTGCGTCGTATAGCCACCGATCAGGTGCGCGGTATCCTGATGCGGATTGCCGAAATCAGTTTCGTGCGCGTTCAGCGCCGCAAGCGCGCCCGCGATTGAGTCCAGCACTTCGTTCACGCAGCTCTGCGCATAGGCCATCAGCTCACCCTGCGCCCCACCCTGGCCCTGCAGGAGCGACGCACTGAGCCTCTGAAGCGCGACGACAATGTATTCAGTGCCGTAGATGTCTTCGGGAATATGAGGATGGTGTGGTGTCGGCGGATAGGCTGCCGGTTTGGCCGTCACGCCCGACCAGCTCACAGGACCATTGTTGATATGCAGGTTGTCGATTGCGATCTGCAGCGCACCGAGCGAGACGTTGTTCACGCCGCCCAATGCCTGGTAGGTCACGCGCACCGTTTCGCTCACCGTCAGGTCGGTGATCAGCACAACCTCGTCGATTTCGCTGCCGCACCGCATGGATGCGGCAATGTCCATCTGCATCGGGTAGTACTGCACGCCAGGCGTCAATGCCATGCCCGTGGCGTCGTCGATCACGATCAGCGAATCGCTGAAGTACAGGCCATAGTTGAGGGGAAACGCGCGGATGGCACGCAGGCCGATGACCTGGATCTCATCTTCGATGAGATTGCTCCTCGCGTGCCCGCCCGGATCGAAGGGCAGCGACACAGGGAGCGAAACCGGTGGAGTGGACATGAACCCTCCCACGTATCTGACCCGGTACGGAGTCAGCTCTCCCACGAACGCTGGCCACAAAGCCTGGTGCCATAGGGAGAGGCAGTTTGTGGGCCGTAGGCTCCGGGGCGAAATTAAGCCGTAGCGCTGAGCGAACTGGAGAAGGTTTCAAATGCGAAGTACAGCTGGCTCACGAGGTTTGCCATCTCTGAGAGGGTCGCAAACTCGTCTGCTGTCCAGTACGTGATGCCCGCCGGCTCAACGCCAACCTGAACGACATTGCCGGAAAGCTGCGTCGTGTTTTCGGACAGCGAGGTCACGGACATCTGGTTGGTTTCACCTGGTGTCTTCATCCAGGCGGTGAGCACGGGTGCGCCCGGTGTCGTGGTGCTGTCAACGGTGAAGCCGAACGACACCGTGGTTATGTTGACGCCGTTCAGGCTCACCACGCTCAGCAGTGCATTGTTCGGTTGACCACTCGCCCTGACCGAAATACGCACCAGCCAGACTCCACTGCCGGTGTCGGTGGTCGCATCGCCTCCAGTGACAATCCATTGCACATCCGGAAACACGGTCTGCGTTTGCTCCGGGCCGGGCATCGCGACCTGCCCCAGTGGCGTCCAGACATTGGCGGCGCTGTTGGTGTTGGCGGCTATGGTTTCCTGCGCGGCAACGACCGCGCTGACGGCACTCACGGCGGTCTGGATCAGGGTGTTCGACGACATGCCGTTGAGCTCGGCGGCGTTCGCTGCCGTCCCCTGGAGAACCGCAGCCGCGAGCTGCGTCTGCGTCAGGCCGTAGACAAGCGTGCTGTTGGCCGCTGTCCCCGAGAGAATGCTGGTCGTGAGCTCAGCGACCGACATGCCACCAAGCTGGTTGGCGTTTGCCGCAGTGCCAGCGAGAATCGCCGCCGTCAGCGCCGGCTGCGTGAGCCCATACGCGAGATTCGAATTGGCGACCGTCGCGTTGCTGATGTAGGTCTGCCAGTCCTCGGGCGACATGCCGCCAAACATCGTTGCATCGCTCGCCGCGCCGCTCGCGACGTAGTTGAGCAGATCCTGCGGTGTCATGCCCCCGACCGTGCTCGCATTCGATGCGGTGCCCGCGAGGATCGAGGCCGAGAGCTCGCTGAGCGTCATCCCGTAGGCCAGCGTGCTGTCCGCCGCGGTTGCCGTGAGCGGCAGATAACCCTGCAGGAGGTTATTGACGTCGCCCGCTGTGACCGCGCCTACCTGCGCCGCAGTCACCTGGTGAGGGTTGTTGTAGTTCGTGATGTGGCTGTTCAGCTGCCCCATGGCGCCTGTCTGCGCAATGGCGGCCGCCGTCGCCGCGGGGGTCATGTAAAGCTCATCGCTGGTGCCTGCGATCGCATCAGCCGCGCTCGCGGTCGACAGATTGCGCACATTGCCAAGCCCCACCTGAGCTGCGCTCACCTGGTGCGGATTGGTAAAGTCGAGCAGGTGCTGGTTGATCGTGATGCCAACCGTCCCGTTGATCGCCGCCGCGGTGGTAAGCGGCGTCATGTAAAGTGCGTTCGAGCTTCCGGCCACCCCGTCGGCTGCTGCGGCCACGCCGTAATTCCTGACATTGCCCAGCCCGACCTGGGCCGCCGTTACCTGATGGGGATTGCTGGTGTTGCTGACGTGAATCTGGAACGGACCCAGCACCTGCGTCTGGATCGCGGCCGCGGTCGTCGCCGGCGTCATGTAGAGGGTGGTCGACGTGCCCGCCGCAGCATCGCTATTGGCTGCCACCGCATAGTTCTGGACGTTGCCGAGACCCACCTGTGCGGCAGTCACCACGTGTGGATTGTCGTGATCAGCAATGTGCGCGGCCAGACCCGCCCCGCCCGTCTGCTGCAACGTGTCCTGGATGCCGGCGAGCGCAGCGACCACCGCGTCCATGCCCACCATATCGTACACATCCCAGGTGTGGGCTTCCGGCGGGAAGGCATAGGGTGTACCGCTGATTTCTTCCCACGACGTGACCCGCGCATTGTTCATGCTGCCGGCCAGCATCTCGGCGATCGACGCCGCATCCAGCACCCAGATCCCGCCGATGGTCTGGTACCGAAGCTGCACCACTCCGGAGAGCGCGGTATTGATAAAGCTGATGGAGCCATACACCCGCATGGCACAGGAGCGGCTCGCGGAGATGAACCAGTGCGTGCAGAAGTAGTCCGTACCCTCACGCAGCGTCGAGATCTGTCCGCTCGTATCCTTGAACAGGACCTGGAGTGTGTCGGCAAAATAAGGAGCGGCCGCCGGGATGATCAGGTGCTGATCGCGAAAGTTCTGCGCAACCAGCACCTGCTGCTCTCCGGTGACCAGGTTCGAGGCGAGTGAGCCTGTCGGATCGAACGGGTACGAAGGCGTAGTGGACATGCTGTTCGCACTCCCGAAAACGCGTCGCTGATCGTATGGCCGGTATGGCTGAGCGAAGCGAAGGACCATACGATTCGTATGGATGCGTTTTCGCGGGAGACGACGATGTACACGCTGGTATCTGCGTTCGGCAAGTCCCTGACCGAAGGGCAGGAATGGAGCGCCATCGACCTTTCAGGCATGACGTTTTCGACCATCATCCAGAATTACTCGAGCGTCTATGCCGTGCTCGCGAACCCCTTTCTCGATCACCCGGTGAGCCTGAGCCTCGCCAGTATCCTTGGCAGCGTCACCAGCCAGCAGCAGACCTTTGGCGACTATCTCGCGGCACTCGGGGACGCGGCGCTTCCCACCTCAGACAGCATCCCGACGCTGGCCACCGCGTATGCCCGCTATCAGGACGCATTTCAGGCTGGCTACTCAATTGACCCGATCAGCCCCCGGGCATCGCTCTCGAGCCCGCTGCCTACTTCCGACAAGACCGATCTTTTTCTCACCCGGGCACGCACGGACTACGGGGCTTTCTACGGAAGCTGCATGGTGAGTGTGAATGGCTTTTTTCACCTGATCGACAGCGACCGGCAGACTGGCGTATGGGTGATCGACGGCATGAAATCCGTGATACACGCCAAAAAAAATAAGGTGGGCATTGTGGATTTTCAGGATCTGGGCACACTGACCCAGATCCCGATCACACAGGACATGATCTACAAACAGGTCGATACGCAGAATCTGGGCAACCACGCCTACCTGAACGTTGGCCAGGACCTGACGGGTTACACCGTGATGGTGGTGATAGGCGGATATCTGCACGTGCTCGATCCGAGGACCGTCACGCTGGTGGGCACCGACTCGATCATGATCGACTTCAACAACCTGCAGCTCTTCGAGCGCTATCACGAATCGAAGCGCTTCATCAATCTTTCATCCCTGCCGCTGACGGTCTGGCCAGACAACCCTCATGCCTTTACGGTCAGCGAGATGATTTCCGATGCCTTCGTCGAGGCCCTGCTCACACTCAGCCAGTCTTTTATCGTTCTGGTGGACAACACCGAGTTGTGGACGGAACTCGCGGGCGTGGAAACGCCGCGCTGGCCCAACGCCTATATCAGCTACGTCGAGCCCGTCTGGCCACTTATCACGAGCACGGGAAAAATAGCGGAATACTGGCCTGTCCCGGAGGACAGGCAGTGGTCGCTAAGGGTCGAGGACAACCTGAGGAACAACTTCATCTACCGGACAGTTGACGCGAAGAAGGAAACAGGGCTCACCTTCAACCGCAATCCCATGCACGCGGTAGATCTGAGCCCTGCATATTTCCTGCAGATCGGTTGCGATATTGACTTTGCTGGTGGATGATCCTGGCGTCAGTGCCGATAGTCCTCCCGATCACAATCGGGGCGCCGGAATACTATCGACCTGCCGAGCAGACAGTCATACGCATAGGGAAAGTCTCCGTTCTCCCGCGTAAATATGCCCACTTCCTTCAGCCTGTCCACCATCGTCAGGCCAAGCCCCAGCGCAGCATCGAAGAACCGCATCATGGCATCATCGGCAATGTCGACGTTAAAGGTTGAAGAGACGGCATCCATCACAGCGTTATCGATCTCGTCCTCGGCGCATTCCTTGTTCGAAAGATAGCATGCCAGCCAGCTCAGCATCTCGTGAGGGTTCGTATCGAACACGGTAGCAAGATCCAGGACTTCTCGCTCGTATTCGCGGATCGCGGGTCCCAGATCCACGATCACTGTATCTGGACAACGCAACGCGCTGTTTGCTGCAAGCATGTCTTACGCCTCCTGAAGTGCCTTGAGCTCGGCCTTGCGGGCCATGTCTCTTTCCTCGCATGCGGTTCTGAGTCTGTCGTAGACCTCGGGGTGCCGGTCGATCTCACCCACGTTGCAGAGGAACGCCATCTGATGAACGATGAACCGGATAGCGGGGTCGTCACGGACCCGCTGGGTATCGAGGTTTTCGCCGCGACACTGGTTGATAGCGCGCACCAGCGCACGCGCCACACCGCCCAGGTTGCAGGCACCTTCCTGAATATTGAGTGCATCACCATGCCGGTTCAATGCGGCCTGGTTCATATTGTCGAGGTTCATTGTTTTGCGAAATTAGCCCGCCGGAAGCGGGCGTTGATCGTTGACGTATCAGGCTTGCAGGACCGGACTGGCAGGTAAATGCTCCAGCCACGTTTCGAAGCGTTGCCAGAGGGCAGGCCTGCGCCTGATGTTGGTGGTGAGTTCCTCGCGGGTCAGGCCGTCCCTGACGAGTTCCAGAAACAGGAGATTCACTTCACCGGTGTGACGAACGGCACCGTAGTAGAGTGCAGCCTGGGATACCGTGACAGTTTTGATCTGCTGATTTACTGATGGTTGATTCACTGGTTCACGCCTCGCAGTTTTCGGCGTATGGGTGAGCGACGCAGGCGTAGCAGTCATCCATCGTTACCGTCTGCGCCTGCTCGTAAAGCTCTTTTGCTGCGTCGACAAAGTGCTCTGCTTCTTCTCCCTGCAAAAAGACGCTTTCGCCGATTGTGACCGTCGGCATGCTCTCATCGACCTCGATCGTGACATCGCGTAAGCGCCATGCGGCGACGCGGATGATTTCATCAAGGCGTGGGGTCTTGCGGCTCACATGGCAGCTGATCCGGCGCCTGGCCACGGTGCGGCTGCTGCAGACGGCGATGGTCTCGCCAGGTCCTTCCGTGTCCCGTAGCACGGCCTGAATCTGCTCCACACCATCGACCCGCACACACTCGATCGGATGGCCGCGATACGTTTCACGCCAGACAGGTTCGTTTGGCATCGACAATGTCCCTGGACGGCTCGACCACCGTCACCTCAAAGATTTCCGGCCATTGCACGACCGGCACACTCGAGCTGGCCAGAAAGAATGCGCCGGAGATGTTCTGCACACACAACCGGTACTTCCCGCCGTATCCATCGCCGCGTATGCCGACGATCGTTTCATATCCCATCCGGGGCGTCGGGTACATGCCGCAAAGCTTTCTCGCGCTGCCTGCTGAAATCTGCCGCATGTATCTCTCGCCATAGCTCCAGTGGGCGCCATAAACTGGAAGCCCGGTTTGCCTGATGTTGATCATCTGTTGCCCTCCCCGGCGGCAGGATTGCTTCGCGCCGCAATGTTCAGCCGCAGGAATGCAGCGCTGGTCGCTGTCTGGATGCAACGTGGATCGTGAGCGACCACGCTCCGGCCGGCCCGGTTGATCCGGTAACGTACCGGTTGGTCGTTATAGATCCAGGCCATCTGGCCTCTGAGCTTTGCAATGACGACTTTCCTCCCTATTTCCTTGCTGAAGGCCGGATGATGGACGGCCGCGATCGTGCATCGCGAGTTCTCGAAAAGCCTGTTGCCGTCGATGTCGAATACAGGCTCGTCATGCTTGTCGTCGCCCATTGTCATGATTGTTGTTCAGCCTTGGCGCGGATGCCGGGTGAAACGCAGAAGTAGAGTCGCCGACGGTACGGATATGACTCGATGGTCCAGCGACGCCACTCAGCGCGGATCCGGTCACTGATGCGACGACCCGATTCGCCCAGCTCGCGGCGATCCCAGAAACCCACACCATGCCCCGCGCAGGTGAGGTAGAGGTCGTGGCCGAACGCAGCCGCGGGCGAGCCCGCATCGGGATGTGAACCGTATCCTTCGGCAGACATCACCTGCGCGCACTCAGCCGGATAGGTTCCAGCGAATTCCTGCACGAAAGCACGGGCAATTGCATCGCTTTCTGGAGCACTGTGGATCTGCCTGCCTTCCGGGCCATCTGCCCAGATGGCCGCAAATACGAAGTGCCGTGCAGCGGTCTCGATTTCCTGTGCGTTCATGTTTTTTCCCACTGGGCGTCATCAGTTGTTGAGCGCATCAGGTCGCCCTCCCGCTCATGGCGTGGATGTTTCGCGAACCAACGCTGGGATGGGTGTTCTGAAGGATTCGCTGGACTCGCCAGCGACTTGTGGAGTTCGGCATGTCCTGTAGCAACTTCTCATACTGGGCGATGCGTTCGTCGGTGAAGAGTCCGACGAGCGCGCCGGATTGCTGGAGCCGGACCAGCGCTTTTGCGCCCGCGCGCCGAAGCACGAATTCGGCCAGCATCGGAACGCAGTCACGATGCAGCATGATGCTGCCCACACTCGGCTTGCCGTCCACCAAACTGTTCCACGGCCCGGTGAGTACCGTGTCGACGGGTAGCGACAGAAAATCCATTATTGCCAGACGCCCTTCTTCATTGACGTCGCAGAGCAGACGCATCATGTAGGTACAGGCTTCGCCCGTGAGCGCCTTGATGCCGAACTGTTCGAGGTGCTCCCATCTGTCTATCGTTATCGATTCTGTTGTAGTACTAACCATTTATCACTTTTTCCTGGTGAAATTGATTCAGAAATTCGTTACATCAAGCCGAAGGTCTCGTGCAGGCATCGGGCGAGAAATGCCTGGACCTCGTCATTCAGTTCGAGAGGAGCGAACCTGGCGTACTCCGAACCGTCGTAGGCGTGGATGCCGATTCGGACATCCCCAATCGACAAGCCTTCGAAGAGGATCGCCCGTCCAGATGCCGGCTGGTTGATCATGAATTGCACGGCCTTCGTGGCGTGGTCCGTATAGAAGCCACTCGGCCATACCTTGAGATCCGCCTGTCTCGCCAGACGCACGTCCTGCTCGTACCGCTTCAGACCGAAGGCCCCGTTGCCAATCGAACCCCGGCCGCCCTCCATCGTCTGCGCGTCAAACCATCCGCGTAAAAACTCCACATTTGTTCCGTGCCTGACCGGTGTGGGAGCCTGTGCTGCTGGCGTAGGCGATACCGGCGACACACAGGTTTCGTCAAGATCGGCCTGCTCCACCCGATCAACAAGATGCAGCAGGTGCGTCTGGCCATTGCTGATCAATTTGTCCTTCAGCACCTCCTTTGCGGTTGCAAGCGCCTCGGCCTTCGTTGGCACTCCAGTTGTCCGTGACTGTCCGACGCCGTTCACGGTGCGCGACAGCGTCCTGGTGACACTCTCCTGGACCCGTGGCTGCCCTGGCTCACCCGCCTGCACCACCGTCGCCCCCTTCGCCTGATCTTCAGTCAATCCCTCCCTTTGTAGCCTCAGCGTCAGTTGCAGGAGCTCGCGTTGCGCGCATGTATGGTGCTGGCCAACCGACACCAGCGCCTCGACGATTTCCTCGCGGGTCATTTGACGTCCTCAGGTCATGGTGACGTGCGTGTTGTAGACTTTGGGTACGACGATGTTGCGCGCGTCCAGCACGCACGTCTGAACGTTGCTGAACGCGCCGTAGGTCGCGGCGTAATGGGAAATCAGGAACAGCTGGCTGAAGGGCCGCGTTTCCATGATGTGCTTGATGGCGTTGATCGCGTTGCTGCGATGCTCCGCGTCGAAGGTTGCGCTCCATTCGTCGAGCAGAAGCGGACCGTCGTCGAGATGAAGGTATTTCAGGCCGACGATCCGGAAGGCCAGATCGACAATCTCCAGCATCCCGGTGCTGCCATCGCTCACGTCATCCCTGGGATCGTCCTCGTCCGCGCCCACCCTCAGTGGAAAGCGGTAGTCGAGGCCTGCACCCTTTTCCGCCTTCTCCGTGGTCGTGCCGCAGGCAATGACCTCGAGTGGATAGACCCAGACCCGGCTGATGAACTGGTTCATCTGGCGGATAAAGGTACGGATGAAGCCGAGCAGCCCTTCCGCAATCAGACCATCGGTCGGTGAGAGTTCCCGCATTGCGGCAGCAAGCGCTTCTTCCTCCAGGGTGCGCTGCGCGATGGTCCGCTCGAGGTTTGCGGCGATCGCCTTCTGCTGGTTGAGATTCGCAAGGATTTCCTCCTTGCGCGCGAGAGTACTCTGGACATGGCGGATACATTGGTGAATGCTCGCGCGCCAGAGCATCTCGACCTGCTCGTGGGTCAGCTTTTCGAACTCGCTGCATGCGAGCTCGATGCGCGCGGCCAGCGCGATCGCTTCGGCAAGCTTTCGACGATACTGCGCGAATTCGTCAAGGGAGCTACGGGCGCCAGCCAGTGCCCGGGTGAGCCCCTCAATGTTGCGCTCCGACTCGCGCAGCTTCTGCGATGTTTCGCCAAGCGTTGCGTCCCCCAGGCGCTCCGATTGTGCGACCAGCTTTTTCACCTCTGCGATCTCGGCATCCTGTGCGGCTGCCTTGACCTCCAGTTCGAGATCCTTGCCGAGCAGCGCGAGCGTACCGACGATCTTCGCCGGCGCAACCTTCAGGGCGTTCGATTCCCGCAGGTGGTCCCAGAATGGATCGAGCGCGCCCGCCATACGCATGATCTGGACGATCTCGCGATAGAGATCGCCATAAGCCTGGATTGCCACGACAGACTCTTCCGCCTTCGTCACCTGTTTTTCAAGGCGGCCGAGCGCTTCGGCGCCCGCTGCAATTTCCTTTTCGAGCTCGCGAAGCGTGTCCTCACCCACACCCTGTACAAATACATGCCGGCACTTCGGGCAGGTAACACTGCCATGCGCGCGGTGCTGCTCGGCATGCTGCTTCTTCGCCCGAAGCTGCTCCAGCGATCGGTTGCGCCTCGTCGTGGCTTCCCTGAGCTTCTGAAGCCGTTCGCGATCTTCCTTTAGACGGGTAGCGCTGAAGAGTCCTTCCTCGTTGGCGGGAAGCGCTACAAGCTTTTCCGTGAGGGTTTCCACGATCGACTGGAACGACTGCATCGCCGCCGCGGGATCGAGCCCCTCAATACAGAGGCGCCGTTCGCCAAGCAGCCGCTCGCGAACCTTCTGGAACTGTGCGATACGCGCACGCAGCGTATTCAGGTCGTCGGTGCCGCGGCGCCTGAGAATGCCGTATGCTTCCTTGAGCTTTTCGTGCTCGCGAACGCACTGCGTGAGCACGGCCTCCTGCCCCGTGATCCTGCTACGGATCGTTTCGATGTGCCGATCGACATCTTCCGCTTTTTCGAAGGTGAGCTTTTTCGGGGGCTTGCCCTCTTCATCCGGTGGGTCGACAGGCGCATGGACACGCATCGCAAGCAGTCTGCGGCTCATGGCATGAAGCTCGCGCTCACGCTCGCAGCGCTCGGCATCGATTTCGTCAACTGGTCTCTCGACCGGCGCACGCAGCTCGATCAGTCCCGTGAGCTCCGCATGCAGCCCCTTGACCTCGGCGTCGAGCTTTGCCTGTTCCTCCTGTGTGATGATCTTCGCCTGCTCGAGCACGAGTTGCCGGCGGTCGAGCTTGAGCGCGCCGGACACGTTGCGCCACTCATCTTTCAGACGGTTGTAGACCGTGATCGCGTAGTCGTAGTTGACATCCGAAAGCCGGGTGAACCATTCGCGCCGGCGCGTCGGTCCCATGGACGTGAACCGTTCGGCTCCGCGCGCGAATTCGTGGGTCTCAGGTGTGACGCCAAACGCCTGCCTCACCAGTTCCTTCTGGACAGTGGCGGTACCACCCGGGTTCAGGTTCTCGCCACCATCCTTGTAGAAGCTGTGAGGCAACCTCAGCGAAAAGTCGCTCTTCAGCACATAGTGATGACCGCGATCCACGACGTGGATCTCCTTGCTCCCGTCTTTCGTGTAGTCGGCCGCGTTGGCCGGTAGTGGTGTGAGTTCCTCCAGCAGGGAAGATTTGCCCGAACCATTGGTGCCGAGGATCAGCTGGATCGCTTCGGTCGGCCGGATCGTGAAGCTCTGGATCTGGTTCAGGGCAAAACGTTTATAGCCCTTCAGGATCAACGCCGGGTAGTGCATCGTGATCTGCCTGTGCGTTCGCCATCAGGCGCATGGCATAGTGGGTACAACCTTCGCTGGCATCGACTTTCCCTCTGGCGCCGAATCCGCGTGCCATCACAAGCGCCTGTGTGGCGGAAAAGCGGCCCGCCGCACACAGCGAGAATGCCCGGGCATGCGCCTCAGGTTGAGTGTGAACAAGCGCCTGACTCATCTGGCCGTTTCCATGGATCGTAGTCCTGCATGGTCCGTGTCCCGCTTGAATGCCCGAAGGTAGACGCGCACGGCGTCCAGATCGGGGAACTCATTGGCGTTCCACTGCTTCACGATCCGCTCAATCATGTCGCGCTCGATTGCAGTGATGTCGGCCATCTGCGCTGTTACCAGATGACAGTGCAGTGGTGTATGCCGGGTATCGTGATGGGCACCAAAGGTCCGGTATGCCTTGACCCGTCCGTCACGGGAGACGGATGTCACACGCCCCAGTGCCCAGAATGTACGCGACTGGTATCCGTCCTTGACGTGGACTGACGACGCGGTCCCTTGCGTCACCACCACGTCGCCGCGCTTTGCCTTGATGCTGTCTTTGCTCATGGCCTTGAACCCTGTACGCCGGACTTCTCCTTGAGGAAACTACGCACATAGGCATTCAGCAGATTGAAGTCCTCGAACTCATTGGCCTTCTCATCCTTCGCCAGTCGCGCAGCCATATCGCTTTCGATCGCCTGCATGTTGATACGATCAAGCCCGATACCGAAGCTGTCTCGCGCCGAGTCCCTTCGCACGAAATGCTCGCCGAAGCGTCGGTATCCGGTCACGGAACCATCCTCACCAACCATCGTTACGCGCCCCAGTGTCCAGAAGCCCCCCGTGATTTCGGTTTCGTCGTCGCGAGTGACAGCCTCAAGGAAACAGGTTGCAAAAAGGCTGCCGCGAGTCGCCCGCTTGTTCACTCTTTTTGTTTCTTCACTCATGCATCAGACTCCATTCTTTTTTCTTCGGCCATGAACGGCTTGACGTATTCCAGAACATGTTGAAGGGTCGGGAATTCGTTCGCATCTTCCTCCAGCCGTACCTTTGCGTTCATGTCGTGCTCGATAGCCGGAAGGTTGATGGTTGACACCGGCGCCACGATGTACTGGTCGGGCACGTTCCGGTTCACGTGATGGGCACCGCATTGCCGGTAGGCGCTCATCTGCCCATCAGGTGCTACGGCAGTCACGCGCGCAAGTGACCAGTAGCTGCGCATCATCCTGACTTCATCGTCCTCCGCGATGACCTCCAGGTGGTTCAGCACAACCATGTCGCCCCGGCGCACATCGATTTTTTTCGTTTCATCTTTTTCCATCATTTGTATTCCGTGATTTATTGTCTGATTACTTCACTGAATTGCTCCTTTTCAGAAGATGAACGTTTTCAGTATTAATTGCGTTTTTGTTTTCAAACGAAATGCACGGGGATATCATGGCCAGTCCATCTCCCTCCCATCTGCAACCCGTTTCGATCGGCATCGTCGCCGAGAACAAGCTGCCCTCAAGCAACGTGATCGAAGTCACCCCCATTGAGAAACTGCCGTTCGTCGACGGTGAGTTGACCCAGAGCGGCACAACGCTCTCGAGCTCGGGAACCGACGCCAACGGCGCGGCGTACAGCACCCAGGTAGCCTCATCGAATACCATCAAGGCCGAGTGGCTACGGGAAGGAGAATCGAACCGGATCAGTGCGCCAGACGTCAGACGCGGCGCGCGTGTGAAGCTGTACCAGTTTGCGGATTCAGACCGCTACTACTGGACAGTGTGTGGGGATGATTCGAACCTGCGTAAGCTCGAAACCGTCACGCATGCGTGGAGTGGCACGCGGGACGAATCGGCGCAACCCGATGAGTCGAACAGTTATTTTTTTCAGGTGTCGACGCACAACGGGCTGATCACGCTTACGACCTCAAAGGCCAATGGAGAGCCATACGCGTATGGCATCCAGCTCAATACGAAGGAGGGGTATCTGCGTATCCAGGACGATATCGGAAACTATCTCGTCCTCGATTCAACGCAAAACCAGTTTGAAATCGGCAACGGCGACCAGTCGATCCTGCAGATGATGCAGACGAAGCTCAGCATCATGACGCAGGATGAGATTGATATCAAAACGACGCGCCTCAATATCCAGGCCGACACCACACACACCGGCAACATCACGGAGAATGGCGCGTTGCAGCTCAATGGTGACATGACGACGGCGCCGGGGGCGCAAGGCGGTGGCACCGGTCAGGTCAGCATCTCGGCAAACGTGAACGTCAAGGGCAATGCGCAGATCACGGGGAATACGACGACGCAGAAGCTTACGTCACTCGAGGACATCGACGCACCTAACGTTGGGTGAACAACGCACGTCAGTGAGCCATGCACGGGCTCACCGAGGCACCGCCCAGCCAGGGTTCCCCCCGGCCAGACGAAACACCGGCGCTAACCTACCCGCGCTTAATGAGGCGCAGAATGAACAGCAGGATTACGGCACCGATGACGGCCGTAATGATCGAGCCGATCCAGCCGCTGCCCAGCGAGATACCGAGAAGCCCGGAGAGCCATCCGCCAATGAACGCGCCGACAATACCGACGATGATATCGACGATGAGGCCGAATCCACCACCCTTGACCAGTACCCCCGCGAGCCATCCCGCGATCGCACCGACAACCAGCCATGCAATGAAACCCATACACCCTCCTTTGGTTTGTGACGAGGTCGGAAACAGTAACAGGGATAGCGTTACAGACAGCGGCGGAAATGTTAATCCTGGTCAGATGCCCTGGCGGATTTCCGGGAATTGATCAGGTTGCCCGCGACAACGTCCCCAACGGTTCGAAAGAGTGAATGTGATCGCGAATGCTGGAGAGCGCATGGACGTCAACGGCGTTTCCCAGCCAGCGCGTGCACTGATCGATCGCGTAATCGACACGGGCAGCATTCTGCTCCCGTAAAGTCTCACCAATAAATTGTGGTGTGACCATGCGGTCCTTGTCACCCGCATCGTAGTCGATCATGACCAGATACCCGGGTTTTTCCACAAGGTGGTGCAACCGGTCGACTGTCGCGTCAAGTTCGCTGTCGAAAGAACCCCAGAATTCCAGAGACAGATTAAGCCTGTCTGGGTCCTCCTGATGTTCAATGGTACCCTGGGTGAGTTCATGACTGAAGTCCAGTTCACAGTCCTCCAGCAGCGGCGCAAGGGCTGTCTCGATCGCATCGTCGGTTGTTCCCTTCTTCAGGAAAAGGGAACCTTGAAGACAGCATTGATGTGCAGACATTGTGTAGTCCTTTGTAAATAGCAGAGAATTAGCCTGGCCGGCTTCTGCGGTCAGGCGATGAAACCGGTTTAACTGCTGAACCAGTTGATCTGGGTGCTGGTGAGAGCGAGCGTTGAAGATCCGAATGTCGCAGCGTTCGGCTGGCTGCCAACCGGATCATTCGGTGGCGCGGCGGACGTCGCGGCATTCGACGTGGGCTGGATGGCTGTCGTGCTCGTGGCCGCGCTCACGCCGGCGGCCGTCCCAGCGAGCGAGGGATCGACCGGCGCGGCGGTGTTGCGCAACGCAGGGTCAATGTAGGTCGTCGGGTACATGCTCTTGAGCAGGGAATCGACGCTCGTGACCCGGCTCGCTGCAGCGAGCCCGTAGAGCTGCGCGTTGGGGTCCGTGGTGCTAGCGACGCCGGCCGCCAGTGTGCTGTTGAAATCGCTGGTGCCGCCGATGATTGATGACAGATCAAGAGCGTCTTCACTTGCGCCTGCTCCCGCACGGGTACAGACATTCCACGATGGCGCAGCCGTATCGAACACCGATGTCATCTGCAAGTAGGTCGACGAATCCAGCGCAGGCGTTGCCTGGATGACGCTCCCTGAGCCCGTGCGGTTGTAGGTCTGCGCGAACTGGGAAATCACACCTGGATTCACCGCGGCAATGCCTGCAGGGCCCGCGATTGCCGCGAGACTCTGCAGGCTGGCAAGATCGCCAGTGCGCACGAGCGCGGGCAGCGTCTGTTTGACGACCGCCGACAGTACGACAGGGTTCGATATCTGGCTCACCAGTGGCTGGAAGACGCCACCGACCCCCAGACTCGCGCACTGGTTGATCACCCCCGCGACCACACCGCCGAGCGCCTGGTTATCGATCATCATGAACGACGATGACCCTGAAAACGTGTTGATCAGCCTGCCCAGACTCTGGATATCGCCAATCGCACCGTTCGAGATGCTGCTCACTACGCCACCCACACTCGTCTGGACGCTTCCCACCACCTGCGCGGAGGATCCAATGCTCGCCTGCACAGAAGGAGAAAGTGCAGAAAAGGCACTGTTGATCGTGCCCCCGCCCGTCACGGCCTGGACGAGTGTGTTCGAGGCGGTGAGCAGGCGGGCGATGGTGTTCTGCGGGTTCATGAGGAGCTGCCCGTTGGCAACCCCTTGCACGAGTGGCAATACCTTCGCAGCCGCGGCGCCCGCACGCAGCATGCCGATCAGGTTGACGTTGTACTTCGCGGCGAGGCTCTGAATCGAATTGACGATCCCGCCCGCCGTGCCGCTATAGACATCGACGGTGGCGAGACTGTCTGCCGGGCCGGTGAGAAAGCCCGGAGCGGCAAGTGTCCCGGATGACATGCCCTACTCCTTGCAGTGTTCGTGAACACGCGCCGGCAGAAAAGCGACGACCGGCGCCGGCGACCAGGTCCGGCCTTCCTTGAGGCAGCAGCGGATTTCCTCCATACCTGCGCACAGCCATCGCGAGATGCGCCCGTGGATCTGGATCTGCTCCGGCCCGTACAGATAGTAGTACGTGAACGGGAGCGTCGAGCTCATCATCGCCTCGCGGATATCGCTGTTCTGGACGATGCGGTGATAGTTGGCCTCGTTGATGATCTGGCTGAAGTTCTCCCGCCAGATCATCTTCTTTCCTTTCGCGTACGATCTTGCGCCGTTGCCGCAGAGCGTGCGAAGCGCGTCATCGGGCGTCTCGCATTTGATGTAATGCCAGAAGCCTTCCATCGACCGGAAAGGGCCGTAGACCGGATGCACGAATGGCGTGACGCTGTAATGCGCCAGCTTTCTGCCGAGTTCAGTCTGAGCCGCCGTCGAGATGTTGATGTGGGTGATGCCGTCCTCGCTGGGGCTCATCCCGGTTTCGCTGGCGTTCACAGCCGCGAAAAGGTCCTGAATTGTCATAGTCATGATGCACCCTTCAGATTCTCTGGAGTCTCTGCGCATGGTCGCCGCGAGCGCGCCGTACCACCCGAAGGCATCTTGCCGTCCCGTTCATCGCGCACGTCCTCAGCGCTCTCCCGTGTCTGCTCCGCCGGTTCCGGAGCGCGCCCGAATTCGACCGTCGTGCCGTGTATCGAGGTGCGGCCGCTGAAATAGCGGCACTTCACCGAGAACTCCGCTTTATTGACCTGCAGAAACTGCAGGCCCTTCAGAAATACCTTGAAGGTCATCCCCTTGCCCCGGCGGGCAACGTAGCCACCAAGGAGTTCATTGAACCGCTCGAGCCCGACATCAAGATCGACCAGAATCTGGCGGTAGAAGTCGGCGAGAATATCGTTGGGATCCGCTACATCAGCGCGTGACAGATCGATCCTTGTCTTGTGGAGCGAAGTAGCGCCGGTGTCGTAATAACACTTGACGTAGAAGTCGATCTCCACGACCTTCAGAAAGCGCATCCCCTTGAGATAGACGCTGAAGGTCATGCCGGGACGTTTGAGCTCCTTGGTGAGGTTGCCGCGCGCGACCGTGAGGTCCTTTGTATTCTGGGCAATGCCATTTGCGGGATCCCTCACGTAATCACTCAGAAAATCGCTGAACCGTCCCGGGCCAACATCGAGTTCGATGAGCTGCTTGCGATAGAGGTTGGCGAGCACGCCGTTCGGTCCGGCAGTGCGCCGGACTGCGTTGTCGCCAGATCTGGGGATATGACCGAACTGTTGAATAGCCATGTCCTGTCCTTGTAAAGTGCCTGTGGGATTGCCTGTGAAGCTGCGTGTTAAAAAGCCTGTGTACAAAGCGTGCTATGGTCAGTCATTGATCGACAGGGCCACGCTTACCGCCCGATCTGGTGACTCATGTCGATCAGCACGATCATGAGTCGCCTCAGGTTGACGAATATCCGCGTAAGCATGCGCAAGTTGTATTGATGGACGCCGGTTTCCGCGCCATCGCTTTCACGCATGAGGGTGCATAACATCAGCACCTCGCTTCTGAAGCGGGCGAGGTGCTCGGGCACATTGATGTAAAACCCTTCTTTCGATTCGAAGAAGCGGTCGAGCGTCGTCGCGCTGCCCTCAAGCAGTGCCCATTGCGTTGAGAGCGGTACCCCGCTTGCGAGCCTTGAATTGATGGTCCGCAGTTCAGTGCAGTACTGCACGATCGTTCCGTAGAAGGGCTGGATGCCAAAACCAAACGAATCGGACAGACGGAAGTTCTGAAACCTGGCCGGCTCCAGACACTCGGTTAGCGCCTGAAGCGTTGCGCGCCCGGCTTGGTGCGCCGACAGCGCGCGCTCCTGCCTGATGAGTCTTGTCATGCGCCGTCCTGCGCGCTTGTCGCGACACCAGTGCCTGAGTTGAATTCGCCACGACTGCATGACAGACCTCGTGCGACGGCATGACGGCGCGCAACCGTCCATTAGTATGATATGTCGCTCAAACCGGATTCACAGGGGATGGAAATGTCCAGCACCATTTCACCGTCAAAACGCGATGACGCTTCTCGGCACAAGGCACGCGAGGCCCCAGTGGTTGAAGTGCCCGATGACGATGACGGGGTACTTGACTACACATTGCGGCAGCGCCAGACCATCATCGTCACAATGGCCGGCGCGAAGGGAGAAAATCTGACCGACCTCTCTGCGCGCGAGCTCGACGTGATGCTGGCCGCACTCGATGGCATGGATCGCGTGGCGCTTGGCAGGAAACGGCTCAGATCGGAAAACATGGCGCTCGCGCGGCAGGCAGAAGCGGCCGCCATCATCGCGAGAGTGCTTGGCGCACCGGGAATCGCACAGGCTGGCCAGCAGGTATTGCTGCGGACGGGCACTTCCGGCAACCCCGCGCCGTTTGTCCCGGCCACTGCGATGCTTCCGGCGCATGTGCCGGAACCTGTGCTCGTGCCCGGCGAGGCCGACGTGGAAGCCGCGCAGATGAATGTCGATACGTTCATGGCGGGTTTCCGGTCTTTGGCATAACAGGGCGACACGCCTGCACCGGACAGAGTGGCCGGTGCAGGCGTTTATGCCGCCGACGGAGCTAACGTTGCGCCAGCAGGATCAGCGATACTGAAGTACTTCACGTCAATCAGCTCGAGCCCAACGAAACCCGACGTCAGCATCGTCATCGCGGCGAACGGGTGTGCGCCGTCGCGTATGAGCTCCTGCAACGTATTCGCGTCAGGTCTTCCATTGAAGTAGATGGCGGGCGCGATCACGTTGATATCCGCAAGAGAGGTCCTGCGAAAAGCCTCGGCATGCATGTCGAGCCACGCTTCATACTCATACATGAAGAGCAGGTCAAAATTGGACTTCACGAATAGCGGTGTGAGCTGCGTGGGTGCGTGACACACCATCTCCACAGGCGCAAGCCCCCCGCTCCAGCATGTGACGGCATCCTGCAACGCCACGAGCGTCGACGCATCGAGCCTGTAAGGCCAGGTGTTCACGAGAATGCACACGCCATCCAGATACGGGCGCATGCTAACGACCTGCGTCAGCGAGCGCATGAAATCGGCCAGCAGCATGGTCAGGGTCGTGATCGTCGAGCGTTTGAGCGTCTCGATGTCCCGTGCGCGGTAAAGCCTGCGAAAGACCTCCGTATCCACGCCATCGAAAACATCTTCCTCACGCTGGTGATAGTTTCCTGCCAGCGCCCGCGCGGCCAGAGCATCATCGATGCGCGCGATTGTCCCAAGACGCGTATCGAGCAGGCAGTCCAGCGCAATGAGGGCGCGGGCGACATTGGTTCGATCTGTCATGGCGAAAAAAATGGGAACGCTATGGGCCCGCCTGGCTGATGGTGCCACCGGTGCCGGTACCGGCAGATCCAACGCTACCACCATCGCCACGCGCGGCTCTGGAGCCACGCCTGTTGCGAGGTGGCATTACGAACAGATGGATGAGCAGCAGCACGCTCAACCATTTGTTCTGCAGCAGTAGATCCCCGGCGAGTTCCGGGTCCGGAAGCGATTCGTGAATTTCCTCGGGAGTGGCAACGAGACTCTGGCGCTGGGTTGCATGTGGTTGAGGTGCCGGTCGCGATGAATGGAGAAAGCCCGAACTCTGGAAGAGATGGGGCGTATCAGCCGCTACCGCAAATGCAAGCGACTCGGCGAGATTCGCGTAGCGCTCGGGCGATGCCCCCCAGCGCGAGAAAAAGACAAAGACGATCATGAGGATGAAGTCGCACACATCCGGGTCCACAAAGACCAGATCGACCGCATGGTCGAGTCCTCTCGCACTTGCGAGCAGATAGGGCTTCTCCGCGAGGATGAGTGACATCAGAAAATCCGTAAGCCTGTCGCGCATCTCCTCGTTGGGCCCCGTGATGTTGTTCAGGGCGAACTCCACACTCTCGGTAAAGATCATGGCAGTGTCGCGCCACTCGTCGGTCGTGAGAGACATGGTCAGTTTTCCTTTACAGCCCCTCCGCATCCAGATGCATCGACAACAGCATGACGCGCAGCGCCTGGGTCGACTTCACGCCTCCACGAAAGGGTTCGATCGCTTTTTGCGAAGCGCCGCCCGTGCGGGCGAAACTCTCGTTCATGGCGTTGAAGCCCTGCGTGTCACCGCCGCGAAGGGTAATCAGTTCATGCAGACACTTGTCCAGATGGAAGGCCGCGAGCACCTGGGTCTCAGGAAAAGAAAGTTTGCTCGCTTCAGATTTGCCCGAAGGCTGGCCGGTCAGATCGTCGACACTCCGGTTGTCTTCCGGAATCGAGATCTTCTTCACCAGCAACTGCGCCTGGCGGCACAGCGTCAGATCGCATATCAGGTAACGTACTGGCGAAAGATACGGGGGCGTGTCGTTATCGTTGTCGATCCAGATGCGCTCGAAAAAATTATGTCCAAGCTCATCGGCGATCGCCAGGTTGTTGGCGATCGTCACTTTCTCCTTTGAAAGATTGGGGGCAACGATGGCAAGCCGGATCTCGTGTCGCTCCAGCCTGCCCATGAACGCGTGAAATGCTGCATCATCCATGCCGGCAAACAGGTCCCGGTAGATCTTCGTGTTGCTGTCGGACCCCGGAATGAGCCTGCCGATATACTCAAGAAGGAACTTCTCTGTCTCCTTTCTTTTTCCGGTTGGCCTGTCCATGTCGGTTCTCCGGATCGCGATTGATGAGAATGATGCTGGGCTCCATATCGCAGTTTCTTGCCTCCTCGATCATGTTGGCCGTGCCTGGCGAGACGCCGTCCCAGAAGCACACGGCACGGGTGCCTACGCGTGCCATCTCGCGGTTACGCTGATGGCCTGCGCGGGCGTTATAAAGCCGCCCCGTCACGGCGCTTCTCTTGATGTACGAATTGGGCGCGCCCAGATCCTCCCAGTCCGCGGGAAACTCTGTCCACGCCCGCCCGTGCTCGCGGCACCAGCGGATGATCATCTGGTCGGCGCCGCTCGGTGCCTTGCCGGAGATGAAGATCACGGACGCACGACGACGCAGCGTCCGGGCAATCCAGCCCTCGAGCAGTTCCGTAAATCTGGGGTAGTCGTTGAACGTTCGCGTGCCCGCCACGATCACTGCTTCATCGAAGAACGGGATGGCAGCGTGGCTCAATGCGGTATGTCCGAGCATGAGCGGCGCCGATGCCGGCGATTGGGTCACGTGTGGTCTCTGGGTCGCCAGATTCAAAGCGCCCCGGGTAGCTGATGCTCCAGGATAAACGGCAGTACGCCGCTTTCGAACAGTTTTTTCCAATCCTCGGTGCTCCCTTCCTTGTCCACCAGACAGTAACGCACGTCGATGGTGTTGATGCTTTCACGTTGATTGAGTTTCGCGAAAATAAGCCGCCATGCGCGGTTGATCGCGAAGCGCTGGTAGCTGGGGTCATCCAGTGTCTCGACGCCTGTCTGAAGAAACCGGGTCCACCCCGACGGATCCGGGTGGTGATTTTCGGCAAGCAGCCCGGTAACAAAAGCGACAAGCGATCCGGGCGTCGCCTGCTGGGCGGACCCGTCGGGAAAATCCGTCATGGTGAAGGCCCCACAGATAAGTTATATATATTCCAGCGCGTTTGCGTTACATGCGCCCCGCCATCCGCGTTCAGGCGTTCACGGCGAGCGCCTGCATATCGCGTGCGTGATACTGATCGATGCATGTCTGGTAGTCAGACTTGATGGTCGTGTGGTCCGCTTCGAGCCAGTACGGCTCGTAATGCTTCGGATCGTCGACGGGCAACGTCATGCGAAGCAGATCCATGGTCGACAGATAGGGCAGCTCCCGCGCCTCGCCACTTTCGTGCGTCCACCATCCCCGCGTGGCGAGCAGCGCATGCCAGTCGTAGCCCTGCGCCTTCACGTTCTCGTAAAGTGCTTTAGGAGTCAGGCGAAATTTCTCCGGCTGGGCGTGCCACAGATAACTCATCTGGCACATCTCGGAAGTGATGGTGAGCGCGCGCCGCAAAAGCGGGTCAGCGTCGATCTTCGCGCGCACGGTGGTGCGCTGCAGCTTCGTCTCCGGATACAGCGCAAGTGCGTAGCTTGTATTGCTGCCTTCGAGCCCATATCGTTCGTTCTCGCGGATATGGTGAAACTCTGTCAGCGAGGGCAGCACGCCGTCGGCCTGCGACACGATCAGCGTGACCGGCATGCCGGAAGGTCCAGCCTTGCCGCGCAGGTTGCGGATCTGTACAACGTTCAGGTCTGTATCGTGAGCGAGATCATCGTTGCTGTCGCGCGGATACTCGGGCCCCTTGGTGCCCTGGTTGAAAAGCGGGGCCGCGTTGAACGCATGCCAGCAGTTGTGCGTGAGGAACGTGAACTTCGCGGGCACGCCCTTGATCTTGTCGCCATTCCTCAGGTACCGCAACGCCGCGGCGGCGGAATTCATACCTGGCGGGCCGCCCTGCAGGTCGATCACCTTGCCGATATGGGCGGTCATCAGAAGATAGTCGTACACCGAGGTATGGATGCGGGGCACTTCCATGAGAATGCGGTTCTTCACGCGTCCCTGCTGCATGTCAATGGTATTGCCCTTCGCTTCACCCAGTTCGATGTCGTCCTGCATGTCGATGATGTTGCTCGTCTCGAACTCGCTGAACGAATCGATTTCGGTGAACGTTGGGATCAGCATCTGGAACGCTCCCGAGCGCTCCCGGTTCCAGTATGGCGTGTTGACGATGATGTCGCGGCGCTTGCCCTTTGCCTCAAGCTCGTCCTTGTGAACGCGGTACCATTCGTCGCCCACGTAGACCGTCTTGTCGGTAATGATCCAGCGACGATTGCGCAGGATATCCTCGTGGTGAAAATCCCCTATGTTGCCGGCGACCTTCGTCTGGTGCTCTTCGTGGATATTGGTTTCCGTATCGTAGGTCTTCGCTGTGGAGTGCATCATGCGCGCCATGGCTGTGAGCATCATGAAGCGCTCGATGGTCGACTTGAAGTTGTTGCCGATACCCACGATCCCCGTGATAAACCCGAGTCCTCCGTTGAGGATGGATTCGCCCCGACGCCCCTGGATATAGTGCCCGGTCGGAATGTCCAGACAGGCGCCAAGGTTGATCATCAGCTTGACGTTGGGTGCCGGAGTCATCCTGGAGCGAAGATCAATGTCTTGAGCCATTTCATCTCCCGCTGAAGGAAGAGAACTGTTCAGTAATACTTACAGACGATGACCCGGACCCGGTGAAATTTTATGGCCGCCTGCCCGGCTGCTGACCCTGTCGCCCCTGTCCGGGTGACCTCACCGAGGGAAACCCGTCATGACGACACTGCTCGAAAACCAGCACAAGGTGGTCGCGCTCGAAGCGTTTGCCGTTGGGAATATCACTGGCCTGCTGCATCGCGTCTTCCCCGCTATCCGCAAGGGCTTCGAGGATCTGGCCAGCCTCGTCTCCGCCGACGAGCGGCCAGTCGCTTTCAGCGCAGACCAGAAGAAGTTTCTTGAACTGCTCGCCGGCCACAACTACGTGACGGCTTCTCCGCTGCCGGCCCGGTTGCCGCAGGGACTGAATGTGCCGTATCTGGTTTATGCTGAAGCACTCTCGCAGGCTGTCGTACACGCAGCGCAGATCCTCGACGAGCTTTCGCGCTATACGCTCTTTCTCGGCAGGCTCGTGACGAACCATGATTTCCAGTACAGCGCTGACTACAATCCGGTCTACTACGGGCAGCTGCAACGCCAGCGAGACGACGCCAACGAGAAACTCGGCAAGTGCTTCCAGATGGGTTCGACGAAGACGGATCGTACCTATGCGGATGTCGTTTCGCGCAACGCGGACTGGAAGGCGGTGTTCGAGGTCACCAACCGGCTGGCCGCCGATATCAACGGGGTCGACCGCACCGTGATTGCGAAGAAGATTGCAGAGTCTGTGCACCTGCTTGACGTCATCGAGAAGAAGATCGCGCGCCAGGAGCTCGAGGGCGTCTCACCGGAGATTGTCGCGGAGCTCTCGGAGGGCGCGTACCAGATGGCCTCGCAACTCGAGATGTACAGCACCGTCTGGTACAAGGTGCAGAACTTCGTGACAGCCGTGAATTACAGCACCGAAGTCGTGATCCGGGCATTCAGTGGCGCGGAGCAGGCGAGCCGGTAGCGAACCAACGGATGAATTTTTGTTAAAGAACGTCATGACCCGGTATCGCAAAATTGATGCCTGTTATCCTCGCGGGTTTCCTGTTCTTGACGTGCTGACTTCTCTTGCCTTGGGATCTGCTGGACTGGCTAACGCTCCGGTTGCGCTGCGAGATGACCAGCCGTGATTTCCGGCCCTGGAGGCCACGGCATCCATGCGGCTCATTTCTCCTGGTAGTACGGCAAGACTTGCCTCGAAAGCCGGCGTAGTTATCCTCGTCGCCGCAGCCACTACGGCCTCGCCCGCCTGGGCTCATCACCGCCCGCACAGTGCGCATCGTGAACCAGCGCGCAAGCGCGTTGCGCTGCACGCACGTCCGCAGCCCAAGCCGCGCTTTGTGCACGCCCCCGGAGAGGAGCCAACGCCTCTCGTTGTACAGGACACCGGTTCAACTGTAGAGACCGCCACTGAGCCGCAGTCTGAACTGGCTGGCGAGTCCACCGCAGCGCTCGAGCGGGTGCAGGAGAAAGCCATGAGCCTCGTCGGCGTACGGTATCGCCTGGGCGGCAGCTCTCCATCGAGCGGCTTCGATTGCAGTGGATTTGTGCAATACGTGATGCGCCATGCGGCCGGGCTGCGGCTTGGCCGTACAGCCGAGAGTCAGGCGACAGAAGGACAGCAGGTCGAGCGTAGTGATCTGAAACTTGGCGATCTTGTTTTCTTTCATACCTACGGACGGCGAATCTCCCATGTGGGCCTGTATCTCGGTCACGGCGAGTTCGTGCACGCGCCGTCTTCCGGCGGCCATGTGCGCGTGGAAAAGCTGGACGATCCGTACTGGCAGGTTCACTACGTCAAGGCAGAGCGTCTGAGCGATGCCCAAGTGACACAGGACTAGCTGTAAAGAATTGACCCAGTATCTGGCAGAAGACTCACGAGGTACCGACGCCTTCCTCTTCCTCACTCAACCATAACGTCACACGAAGGTGCTCTAATGGATGTACAGCAACTTGTTTCTGAATTTCTGGCTTCGGAGCATGGCAGCCAGGCTACCCAGGCGCTCTCGGCCCAAGGCATCGGTGCTGACGATGCACAACAGATTCTGGGCCAGGCGGCCGCGACCGCGCACGCGCACGGTGAAGAAGGCGGTGGCCTGATGGGCGAACATGCCGGCCGGAGTTTTTTCTCAGCCTTCGCAGCGGGCCTGGTCCGGGGAGACGGATTTATGAAATCGATGATGGATGGCGGCCAGGGCGTTCTGGCCGGACGGGTCGCTGAGTCGCTGGCCGACAGAATGGGCATTGACCCTTCCATCGCGTCCACCTTGTCGGCAGCCGCTACGCCATACCTCGTGGCATTCCTGAAAGAAAAGTTTGGCTGAAGTCATTGCGCACGTACCCTTCCGACCCGTGAAGATCAAGGTATCACCCTCAGGTTCGAGTACGTGCCGGCGCTGATGCAGATATCGTCTCCCGCCTGAACCACCGTCGCATACCGGAAAGCCCGCTCCGATTCGGGCCACGTGACGAGGGTGATCTTCGGGCTGGCTTTCTCCAGTCGCTTGAGCGAATTGCGGTTGAGCAGATCGATACCGAGCGTCAGCGTCACGGGAATCGTCCCTGTAACAGGCGCTGCCCCGTTCTCGCCGCCTACGGCGTAGTTCGCCATAACGTTCAACGCGGCAAAGCCCACGCCGAATTCTGGCCGCAGCTCTGTCACCGTAGCGGCCTCCCCTTTCCTGCCGGCGGGCTTTTCCTTCTTCTCGTAGAGGTTCTCCGTGAGATCGGTCGTCGTGATGGCCGCATCGCGCGTCTCGTACTGACGCAGGCGTTCGATGAGCCCCGACACGGCCGTAATGGCGCGCATCGCAATGCGCGGCGGCCGGCACTCGCGCGAGAGCGGTTTGTGCGTGTGCCCCCCGGGCTCCTCGTCCAGGCAGTTCAGGTCAAGCCGCCATGCGCTCGGCCGCAGCAACGCCGCGGTACCCCACGCGACAAGTTCACGGTGCGTCGTCGCGCTGTAAAGCTGATCCAGTCGCACAATGACGATAGCGTCGAATCCCCCAGCCAGTTCCGTCGTGTAGTTGCGCACGAGCTCAATCGCCGTGTCCGGCATCGCCAGTCTCACCACCGTATGCGCACCATCGCTCATGCGCTTGCCGAGCAGTTCGTCTTCCTTGCCGTGATCCCCGAGATAGTAGACGCCCGGCTGCTGGTACTGTGCCACGGTATTGAAGTAGAGACACCGGTTCGCGAGCATCGGATGACGGCCGGTATCGTACTTCCAGTACCCCTGCGCGGCGCTTGAACTGACCTCGTTCCGGGAGATGCCCTGTGCCGAGAGCGCGACGCCGATGGTGGCCAGCTTGTCGGCGAGCACGTTGCCCAGATGATGGCTGTGACTTTTGACCCACGCAAATTTAACGTCCACGGCGTGCTCGACCAGACGCGCACGCGCGGCCGCCAGTTCCTTCCAGAGCACGACATTGGGCACACTCTCGCCGCCGCGCTTGACCCAGCCATTCCTTTCCCAGGTGTCGATCCAGCTCTCCATACCACGACGTACGTATTCGCTGTCGACCCTGACCATGACGCGCTCGACCTCGAAGTCCTGCGCGTATTGCAGGGCCCTGACGGCAGCCACCAGTTCTCCGATGTTGTTGGTCAGCTTCTTCTCGCCCGTCGAGAGCATGGACCCATAACCATCAACGTAGTGAACGGGTGTGACTTCCGCGAGGCCGGCACGTTTTGCTGCATCGTATTTTTCGACATAGCCCTTGCGTGTCAGCAGCCAGCGACCGTTGCCGCTGCCTTTGGCCGGTTTCGCGTCGGTATAAAGATAGCCGTGAAAGCCCCAGCCAGTCGGGCCGGGATTGGGATTGCTCCCGGCGTCCGTATACAGCACGAGACCCATCGCAACTTTCGCTATGCCTTCGTCGCGCCCCTCCCCTGTGGCCCTTCCTGCCGGCGCGGCCTCGGGCGTGTCAACCGCGCTTGCATTCTTCTCCGCTTCGTCCGCTGCTTCTTCCGCTTCGAGCGTCGACACCTCTGCGGCATCCTCGTCCTCTGGAACCATCGCAGCTCCCTATCCGGTCATGACTACACCATGCCCGGCCCCGGTAACGTTTTACGGGCCGGTGTGGCCAGCCGGACCCGGATCGCCATGACAGCGCTGCCGGTAGTCCCGATACGCGCCGTCGAACGTATTGCGCAGACGCAGGATGTAGCGATGCAGCTCGACGATGTGCCTTTCAGCAATCGCGAGTGCAGCGGTGGTGTCGCCCGGCCGTAGGGCGTCGAGCTCCTTCAGGGGTGCGCCGGGCACTTCAGGCAGTGCGGGCATCACAAAGCCCGGACAGACGACGGGGGATATTGACGCAGAGTCCGGTGACGTATGCGTACGCGCAAGGCGTTGCGATTTGCGCATGGCAGACGGACGCGCAGCAGCGCGCGGCCCGGACGCGTCAGATGAGGACGCGATCGGCGAAATGAGGACAACCATCGCTGTCGGAACCGGACTGGTGGCGGGGGCCGGAGTGGCTGTGGGGGCGGTAGCGGAAACAGAAGCGGCAGCAGGTGTGGGCTGACTGGCTGTCTCGATGGTGATACATCCAGCCAGCAGCATAAGCGAGCCAACTATCGCGAGTGCCATACCGGAGGAAAACGGTGCGTGCTCAAGCATGGACGGGCCTCTTGCCAGGTCAGTTTTCAGGTGTCCAGTCGGTGAGTGCCGCGCGCAGTTGCGCGCGCGGGTCTACAGCGCCCGAGCCCGTGCCAGAACCCGTCGGTTCGGCGAGTGTGCGACCGGTCGCATTGCCGGCAGGCAGCTCCCCCGTATGGTCCTGCCCCTGGAGCTTCTCGAGTTCCGCATGTTCCTTCTGGTATTTCGTTTCGAGGTCCTGATAAGTGCGCTGAAGTCTCACGTAGCTCAGGAGGATCGACACGAACCGTGCATCCACGCCGACACTGATCGCGCTGAAAACGAGGCTGGCCATCACGACGATGCTGAAGACCGCGCGTCGGCGGTTGACCCGCAGAACCTTCATGAAGGATTCGTCGTTGAGGACCATCTCCCGCACGATCGACCAGGCCGAAGTGAAGAGCTTCGTCACGGACTCGATAAAGGGCATGCCGCACCTCGAATTTTATGGTCCCTGGAATACGGGGACGCTGGATACCCTGGATGCTCCTCTCACGACAATCTGGCGGGGGTGCGAACGCGATGTATCTGCTCAAAGGTTTCATCAACAATTCGAAACTCGCAAGCGCCGCCGCCGCGGGCACGCTTGCCGTGATCGGCGCACTCTCGGAGCAGTCGAGCACCTACGCCATCACGAAATCCATGTTCTTTCAGGAGTCGAGCCCCGACCTTTTCTTCGTGAGCTTTACGAGTGCGGATGACACGGGCGCCGTGCCGGCGCCCGCCGGCATTGCGACACAGGTCCTGAATTTTGCAGCGTGGGTGTATGCGCAGACCCAGGCAATTCCGAACCCTGGAGAGATTGCCGCGCAGACGCTGCTCAACGGCCTGCTCAGCGCATTTCAGACCGAGGCGCAGAATTTCACGTGTGGAAACATGGTGACCGATGGCACGTACTGGGTGCCGGAGTGGCTTGAATGGGAGAACATCACCGATCCGCTCTATGGATCTCTCACGACCGGCACCACATGCCTCATCCGCATCTGGTTCACCGACAGCGCGTTCGCCGCGCAATACGATGACTACACGATCCTGATCGTTCCGCCCATCCAGAACCTCGACGACTTCTTCACGACCTCGTCGAACGTGGCGGCGCTGATCGCAGCACAGAGCTATACCGACACCATTGCGCTGGTGAACGCTGCGCGCGGCAACTATCCGGAGACGATGATCGAGGCGCAGAGTTTTAACTACATCGATCCGAACAACGCGCAGAACATCATCCCGACCAACTGGACAATCCTGATCTACGGGCTCGCTGGCAACAACATCGATTCGATCGCCAATGCGATCATCGACTTCATTCTCGCGAACAGCACGCACGATCAGGCAGACTGGGAAGCGATCCTGCCGGATATCTTCCGGCGTACCGAGTTCACGCTCGTGCCGATGTGGGACCAGTTTGCAATTCCGGACCGCAGCCAGCAACGCGGCATCTATTCACCCGTCGCCAATCTCACGCGTGCCAATGCCATGATCAGCCAGGTCGCGAGCTATGGTGCGAGTCATATCAATTCCAACGCCTGCGTGCAGACCGTGCCGTACAAATCGGTGGCACTCGTGAGCTGCGGCTCGCCCAACAACAGGAACAACGCGTTCCAGATCGTCGACGTCTTCCCCGATATCCTGCCGGTGCCCTCACAGAGCGTGGATTTCAACCGTATGGCGGTGGCCACCCAGAACTTCCTGCTGCTCGTGGTGAGCATGCTCAAGAGTGCGGAGACGCTGACGCAGTTTGCGAGCGTACCGGCCGGCATGACCAAGCTCATGCGTAACAACATCCTGTATCTGGTGACGAGCTACGAGAACATCAGCTATCTGATGGCCACCCAGTCGAATTTCCCCCTGTCCGGTGTGCCGGCCCCTGAGCAACCGGCTGGGACCGGCTCTTCGACTTCCTGATCGGGTGCGCGATGACGACACCCCTGAATCCGAACATAGGCGCATCGGGTCTGTGGTCGCTGGTCGCGCCCTTCGACCAGTTGCTGCTGCCCGATGTGGCCTACAGCTGCGTGGCAGTTCGCCTGCTCGCCGATATCATCGCCTCGGGCGGCGACCCGTTCACGCTTTATTACGAGCCGCAAAATCTTGCGCAGACCGACTATCAGAATGATGTCGCCGCGGGTGCGACGATCGTGTCTTTGCAGGCCACGGGTGGCAACTGGCTTCATGTGCCCAGCACGTATATCAGCCAGATGCCCAACGCGAACAACATCCCGTACCGGGGAATCGTGCTGGGCGTGAATCTGGGGGCGCTACCCGATTCGCTCGACCTCACCTATCTGAAATCGCAGGTGAGCGCCGTGGTACAGGACACGATTGGCGTTCTTCCTGCCGCAGTCACATCGCTTGCCGTGACACCAAAGACGCTCATCAGCCCTGCGGAAGACACGTCGATCACCGCGAGCCGCCAGGCACTGATGGCAGCCAATGGCACGCCTACCGCGCAACTCATCGCGGCGCGCGCGCAGATCGCCACGCTGCAACAGCAGATCGCGGCGCTCTCGCAGTTCATCCAGGGGTTGATCGATGACGGCACAATTCCCGGTGCCAGCATTCCGGGACCCGGCGATGGTGGAGATGGCACCGAAGTCGTGCCGGGGGTGACCGCGACCTTTGACCCTGAATTGCTGCCCGACGGCATGGATCTCGCGAACAGCAGCATGACAGTGATCGCGACGCTCAACGAGTGGCTGACCGCGCGCACGACCTACGGGCAGGTGTCAGGCTACTTCTATGCCGAGGCGACCTACGATCGTCTGACTGGTGCAACGGGGTTCGGACTGGTGAACCAGTTTGGCGCGCCGGTGGGAGAACTCGGCGCAGACGCGAACAGCATCATGGCGTTCACCAACGTGGCCAAAGCCACGAGCGGCGTCTATTACCTGGGCGGCCTCGTCTCCTCGATCGGTGCGCAACCCCCATCGCAGGGCATGACGCTCGGGATGGCGGTCAATCTTGTCGACAGGCTCGTGTGGTTCTACAACCCGGTCACACAGCAATGGAACGGCGGCACGCTGACGAACCAGAACCCCGTTGGCAATCTTGGCGGCGTATCCATCGATAGCATCTGTGTGCACAGCGGGCAGGCCGCCCAGGTGTTTCCTGCGGCCTCGACCTGGCAGGTCGCCGATCAGGTGACGTTCAATCCCGGCACCAGTGCGTTCGTGAACGCCGTGCCGGACGGCTACATGCCGTGGAACACCCAGGCTGGCTCAGTCTCGACGGATTGATGGACAGGCTGCGGCTGCGGCTGCGGAATCGTCACTGAACGAAGGCTGCATCCTCAACCTCACCGTCCTTATCGTATCGCAGTGCAAGGCTCACGTCACCGTTGCCATGCGTGAGCTGCTGCGTGCTTTGATCAAGCTTCTGCATGAGCCCGGCAAAATTCGACGTCTGAACACTCGCCTCTGCCCCCAGTTCATTCGCCAACCGATAAATTTCCGTCCTCCGGTAATCGACCAGCTCGGTCTTCTCGGTGCGGGACTTCTCTAGCAGCTGATTGGCTTTCCCAATCACCGCGTTGCGGAACGCATCCACCAGGTTGAGCCACTCCTCGAGTTCGGGGCGCATGCGCGTATATTTGCGCCCTGTCGGATCAAGGTACGTGACGATCATGTTCGACACAGCAGCCAGCTGCAACAACAGTCCATAACGTACAAGCAGCGGCTGAATATTGCGCACCAGCTCGCGAAGCTCCTTGTGCGTGTTAGTCGTGCCGAATGTGTCCTTGTCCGTCAGGTTCCTGATGCGCCGGGTCAAATCAACGAGGTCCCCCTGAACCTTGTTGCGCCAGGCGAATCCCTGATGATTGATGCTCTCGATCACATGGGACTTTTCGCTCGAGACTTCGATGGGTCGATGTCCATCCTTCATGTGCTGCGCGATTTCGCTCAGGTACGCGATGGCGCCAGAAATGTTGGCCTGGTCTGCAGCCTCAAGTCGCTCGATCAGCTCGGAAATACCGCTTTTGATTTTGCCGAGACTGCGCTCGATATCCGCAAGATGGGCCTGGGCCACCGCGATGCTCACGAGCTGGAATGCCCCGACTGCGAGTTGACGGGCAGAACCCGCCTGCACAATCCGCCCCTTGCCCGCGACCTGTCCGGTCACGTCGACAGCGTCGGCCAGAACCTCTCCCGACTTTGTCTTCATGAGCGTATAGGTTCCATCCTTGAGTCCCTGCGCGATTTCCGGTTTGAAGACCAGGCGTATGGTCTTGCCGGGGATACTCGCCCCCGCTTTCAGGAAATCGGAAGCAAGATGCCCCAGTCTGTCGATCTCCTCACTCGACGAATCGAGCCGTCGCGCAGTAAACGGTATACCGGATATCTGCTCAACGTTCATCACGACAACGCCCTCGGAATCAACGAGCTCGACGTCGTGAAACGCCTCCTGCACGGGCGGCGCAGGAACCGGATCGGCTTCAGCCGGAACCACCTCGACGGGAGCTGCGGCAACGGTGCGAGCATCACTACGTTGAGGAGCCCGCCGCTGGCCAGCCTTGTAGGCGAGAAAAACAGCGACGAGAGCGATCAGCACGATCGCGACGATTACAGTTGTCACAGCAACATCCCCGAAGATTTCTTGTGATCCGGTCTTGTCTGCCTGGTCCGGTTCGCAGGAGGTCCTTGTTTAAACGAGTCCACAGTTTGCCAGAAGATGACTCAGCCAGTCACAAACGATCCACCCCGCATATGGGTGTGCGCGTTTGTCGCGAGCGTCAGATTTTCGTATCGATTCCCTTGAAGAATCCCGAAATCAGACGCGCGGGCATGATGTCCCCCGCGAAGCTCGCCCAATGCGCAGGCGACATCCATGATCGCCACTGCGCCATCTGCATGGTGAGATTGAGCTTCAGTCGCCGGAACACATAAATCTGGTCGGCGAGACCCAACCCGCCCAGTACCGCCATGTAGTCGGTGAAGGGGTTATCGCCGTCAAAGATGTTGTCGAGCGACGTCGCCACATTCGACACCGTATCGACGACTGTCCCGAGCGCCGCGCCCGCCACCGACATGGCCGTCGCTGCCGGAAGTGCCGCCGCAGCGGCGCCTGCTCCGCCCGCCACCGCGCCCACTGGCCCCGCCACTGCGCCCCCGCCGACTGCCCCAGCCACAGCTGCCGCGCCTTCCGTGACCGCAAATCCGAGACTCGCGCCCGTCTGTGCCGCCGCCGTACTCAGGCCCTGGCTGATGGGCAGATACACCAGCGATGAGAGGTCCGCGACCGTGAACGTCACGTCAATGCCCAGTGCCCTGCCCTCACTATTGAAGCCGAGGTTGCCTGTGCCGCGCGTCACCGACAGACTGTCGATGATACCGAGCCGGATCTGGCAGCGGCCGCGGTCATACAGCTCACAGATAAATGGCGCCGTGTAGGACTGACGACCCGTGGCGAGCGGCAGCGCGCCGGCGATCAGCATCGCGAGCGGAATATAGAGATTGATGAGCTGCGAAACCGGATTGCCATAGGGGCTCACCAGGTTCACCGTATAGCTCGTTCTGGCGAGCGTTGCGGATGCCGACTGCCAGTGGCGTGGAATATCAACAAAGGCTGAGCCTCCGAGCGCGGCCAGCCCCGAGAGCCCCATGCCGCCCGCGATGCCCGCGGCGAAATCCATTGCGTCGTTGACCGCAGTGCCGACGAGTCCGAGCACCCCGCCGCTTGCGAGATTGCCACCCGCTGCATCGAAGCGCGTGGTCCGAGCCTGACTCGACATGCTGTTGATCTTGTTCGCGATCTCGGAATCCGCAGTCTGATTCTGGAACGAGTCGGTCACCGAGCCCGTTGCGTTCACGCGGAAGCTGACGAAGGAACCGCCGTCATTGAGCTCCGCATTCAGGAAATCGAAGAAGCCGGCGTTATCGCTCTGGGACTGCGAGAAATTCTCGGTAACCGAGTCGAGCGTCGCGTTATCCTGCGTCTGGGTGACGGTTGACGACGCGCCCGATGTATCGGTGCTGGTTGTGCCGGTGGAGTCTGCTGGCGCGCTTGTGCCTGCCGCACTATCGTCCCCTCCGCCGGATGGCTTCACCTGCGCATTGGCGACGGTGCCGAACCACTGCGAGATGTAGTCGCTGAACGAGCGTGCGCCTGTATCGGTCAGCTTGTTGCCTGGACTGAAGATGCCCTGAATGACCGAGGACAGGTTCTGGCTCGTCAGCGCCCCGGTATCCATGGCGGCCTGATACATCGCGGTCTGCTTCGCCTCAAGGCGCCTTGCACGCGTGGACATCTTGTACACATCGATACCGCCACCATCGAAGAAGATGTCCGGCCACGCCGCCTGCATTTGTGCAATGGCTGCTGCATCAAACTGGTACTGGTCACCAAGCCCCGGAATGTTCGTCACGTCGGCGCCCACCACCGCCTCACCCGCGCGAGGAATCACGCCGAGATTCACTGCGATCTGGTTGACGATGGTCTGCACAATCTGCCAGTAGACCGGCATCGTGCGCTTGAGGTAATAGAACTTCGATGAGGGCTTGTTCATCAGGAAATTCAGCCCAACGCCTGCCAGATGAAACGCGAGCAGTCTCCAGCTCATCAGCGACACGACGAAGCCGGCCGCTTTCCCCAATGTGTAAAAGAAGGTCGTGCCGCGTCCGGTTCTCGCGAGCACGCCAGCCCCACTGTTGTAGAAGGACGTAAAGAACTGTGTGAGCGAGTTGAACTGCGGGACACCAAAGCTCATGTGAATGACCTGGGCGTGATCGTCGATCGCCTCGCTGTAATAGATGCCAAGGCCGTTGCTGCCATTCAGGCGCGAAGGCGCTTTCGGGTCGGCGTAGCGTGTGAACTGTGGCGGCGGATTGATGGCGATGTTGCCGCCCGGGCGTGTGTCGACATACTTGAGTGCAGCACTCGTAAAAAAGCGGTTTGAGGCATCGGCGCTGCCGGTCGCGAAATACGATGAAGGCACGAGAAACGATTGCCTCACCCAGCTCACATCGCTGCCCTGAATATCGAGCGTGTTCAGGTTGGTAATCATGTCGTAGTCCTGAATGATGGAAAGTCTCCGCGCGGCATGGAGATGCGCGGAGACTTTCCGGGGCTTGCTGCCTGGGTTACGCCATCTTGACCATCGAGACCGGGGGCGTGGGCATCGTGCGCGCCGCGCCGCGCGCAAATGACTGGGCCGTCCCGGTGCTGCGGGGAGCGGTGCCGGCGCCCTGAGCTGTCGACGCGGTTGAGGTCTGGGTTACGGCCTGCTGTACCAGGGCGTACAGGGCCTTCATGACATCGAGCGTTTGCTCGTGGACCTTGAGCGAAGCCTCCAGCGTCTGCCCAACGCCGCCGAGCGCGTCCATATGCTCGTCGTGCCGGGCCTGCTGGACCGCCATGATGGACTTCGATCCCTGGTCGATCGGCTGGACCGATTGCGGCCCGAATCCAAACGATGCGAACGGCGATGTGCCAGCGGCAGGCAACGGCTGCAGTTGGGGCAGTTTTCCGGCGAGGCTTCCCACGACATTGCCTGCTGCGCGTTCGAGTCCGGCTGCCGGGCCTGTCGTCGCCAGCCCTGTTTTCATCAGCGTGGCATCAACCAGCGCCGTCGCTGCGCCCGTTGCAGGCGGACGTTGCCCAACCGGTACCGGCGCGCCTGACGAAGCCGCCGGAGGCGGTGTTGCCGGCGCCGCTGGCGATCCTGCCGCGGATCTGGTGGTGGGGGCAGCGACGGGCGTGGCCGCCGCACCCGCCGGCATGGTCGCCCCTGCGCCCACCCCACTCGTGCCAGCCGTCGCCGGCGTGATGGCCGCCGCGGCTGTCGTGGCACCGGCTGCGCCCGCTGCACCACCGACTGGCTTTGCAGGCGCCGTCAGAGCCTGACCGTTAGTTGCACCGACGCCAGACGAGCCACCTGCCGGGGGCGCGCCCGGCGTCTTGCCAGCGTCAGCGCCCGTTTTGACCGGGGACGACGCGACATCTGTCGCACCGCTCGTCACCCCCGTCTGTTTGAGTCCGAGCTGCACGCGGCGGCCAATCTCGGCATAGACCTGGGCGACCGTGCGATGCGAGCCGTCCTTGTTGAAGAAGATGGACCGGTTGGCCGCTGCGGGTCCTGGCATCAACGCGACGGCATCGGTCCCGGGATCGGCCTTGAGCAGTTGCCGCGCGCCCCCCGCACCGAGAAAGTGCGCAAGATAAACGTCGGTCGGCGTGAGATTCGACTTCACGCCCCTGAGCGCCGCCACGTTCTCCTTGATGAACTCAGCGCCCATCAGCGCGCTTGCGCGCGGATCGGTTTGCGGTGTATTGGGCGGGATGTCGTACTTCGGACCATACTTCCTCAGCATGGTCTGCCAGGTGCTGTTGATGAACTGGAAGAGGCCCGAGGCGCTGCTCGTGCCCGCCTTCGCAGCCGGGTTGAACGCCGATTCGATCGCCCCGATTGCGGCCAGCAGGATCGGATCGACGCCCACCATCGACGCGGCCTTGCCGATCAGGTCCTTCACCGCGCTCCAGCCCTTGCCAATCGGCAGTGGCAACTGGCCGATCTTTCCGCCCAGCGCCTGAAGGCCTGTCCTGATCGCCCCACCTGCCGCGCCAGCGACGCCCGTGACGGCTTCCTTCACACCTGACACTGCCTTGCCAGTTGCGGTGACTACAGCGCCGCCTGCCTGCTTGGCAGCCTCCCAGGTCTGTTTTGCAGCGCTCTCAACGCCGGAGGCCACCTTGCCAGCGATGTCCTTCGCACCACCCCACATCCCCGCGATCAGGCTTCCCGCCGTTCCCATTCCCGCTTCGACCTTGTCGGTGAGCAGGTCCGTCCAGCCCTTGCCCTGATCTTTCGCCGGCGTAGATGCGGTCCCCGATGCCGCGCCCTGTGCCTTCTTCGCATCTTCAGACTTGCCTTTCGCGATTGCAGCGGCCGCCACCACACCGGCCTTCTTCAGCCCCGCTTTCGCACCGGCGGTGGTATCCCCCGGCATCCTGTCGATTTCCGCCTGCGCGGCGGCGACATACGTGCTCACCTCCTTCGGACCGGCATCGAGTGTGAGACTGCGATGCAGTGTCAGTATCGAGCCATGGAACGGCGAACGCATTTCGCTGTACGGACCATTGGGCCACGAAACAGCCTTCAGGAACTGTTGCCGGTCGTCCTTCTTCGTGAGCTTGTCGTCGACCTCGGCCAGCTCGAGATTTCTGCCCATCGATTTGAGGGCCGTCAGGTGCGTACAGAACACCGGTTTGAAGCGTCGCAGATACCAGGTCGCGAAATTAACGACCTCGCCGCGGTTTGCCGGATCAATATCGAAGGGGGCCACCACCTCGCGGAAATTGATCGACTTGCCGCTCACGTCGGCCTGAAGCCCTCCCTTTCCAGGGCGGTACCAGACGCCTTTCATGAGCGTCGCCTCGAGCGTGAGCACTGCCTTCACGCTGTCGTGATCGTCCGGCAGGAAACCATACTGCGCGATGCGCAGGCGCGTGAGTGGACCCGGCTTTTTCTCCAGCAGCCTTTTGATGCCGCGATACGCGAGATACCCCGCACCCGCAAGCGCCGCCGCGCCGAGCACCACCGGCAGCGACAGGAAACCGCCGACGGCTGCCAGCCCGCCGCCGATCAGCTCGCCCGCAGCTGCCACTCCGGTGGCAAGTCCCCCGGCAACACCTCCAGCAATGCCTGCGAGGGAGCCACCAAGCGCGCCCGCGCCGGCGGTCCCGGCAGCGAGTGCTTCAGCACCCGTTGCGCCAGCGGCAAGGGCTTCTGCGCCCCCCGCCGCACTGGCAACGCCCGCTGTACCTTCGGTCAGTGCCGCGCGACCAAGCAGCCGGCCAACACCCCTGCCCAGCAGTTTCTTCCCGCCGCCAGCGAGCGCTTTCACGCCGCGACCGGCCCACTTCGCGCCACGCAGCAGCTTGCCGCCACCCCAACGACCAAGCTTGCGTTCGATCCAGTCTTCAGCGGCCGTTTTCAGGCCACCGCCCGTTTCCCCGTCGCCGTCGCCGTCGTCTCCGCCCTCCTTGCCTTTACCCTTGCCCAGCCTCCTGAGCTTGCCGAGCAGCCCGCTCAAACCCGCAAGAATCCCGCGGGTCGGTGTGCCCTCCCTGTCCGCATCAACCGCCTTTTCTTTTTCGGCGAGTCCTTTCCTGCGTTCAAGGTCTTCCCATGAATTCCGGATAACGCCGGTACCCTCCTCATCGCCAACGACCCGCTTCTTCGGCTTGCGCAGACGCTCGAGCAGGATGTCGCGGATTTCAGTCAGGCGCTCCGTGATGGTCTTCGAGCCAGCGAACATGATGCCGTCCGGCCCCAGCCACTTGTTGAACCATTCGCCCAGACCCCGGAACGGCGAGAGCGCCAGATCCTTGAGCGCGCCCGCGCCCTTTCTCACCGCGCCGAGCAACCCCTTGACCGGTGCCATGACGAGCGAGGCGAGCTTCATGAGCGGCGTGCGGATGGGCCGGCCTTGCGCGTCAACAATGCCTTTGGCCAGGTCCTCCTTCCTGAGCACGACCTGAGGATTATTCCGGTCGCTATGGTCGACCACAGGACCATCGATCATGCCGGGACGCAGGATCACCCTGTCTTCGTGAAGCTGCGAACGATAGGCGCCTGCGCGCATCATGATCGCAAGCAGACGCGGTTCGCGCTCGCCCTTCACGTAGATATCGACGGGCGCATCGAGCAGTTCCATGCCGCGGCGGGCGAGCATCACGCCGGTCTTCGCCGCTCTCATGGCGAGCGAGACAACATCGCTCCTCAGTGTCTCCGCGGCGCGCCCAAGGAATTTCGCGCCAGCACCCAGTGCCGAAATGAGCTTGCCCTTAGCCCGCCCTGCTTTCGAATACGCCCTTGCAATATCCAACGCCCGCAGGACGACGTTGCCGTTGTCCGAGGCATCGATCACATCGCCCTTGATATCCTTGTACGAGCGGATGATGACGCCGGTCTCGCGGTCGCGGTAGTCGCCATTACGCATCTTGCGCGCGAACAGCACGGGCTCGATGGATTCCGGCAGATAGATGTCCCTGAACCCCTCAGCGTACGCCAGCCCCTTGCGGCCTTTCACGCCCGCCCAGCCCAGCATCTTCGTGCCGATCCCCGGCTCCTGCCACCATTTCCAGCCCGCCTGCGCCGCCTGCTTCGCTGCGCCCCAACCGGCGCGCGCACCGCTCTTTGTCGCCTCGACGCCCGCGCTGGCGATGTCCCGCACGGTCCAGTCGGTAAAACGTTTGGGCCGGCGCCCACGCCCCATGCGCTCGCGCAACCGTGCGAGCCGTTCTGCTGCACCGCCGGCTGCTCGTCCAGCGGCACGCCCCGCAGCGCGGCCGGCACCCGCAATTCCCTCACCCAAACCTTCGAAATCCGGCATCGCTGGAACAACGAGAAGCCCTTCCTCGATCTGCTTCTGGATCGCGAGCAGCGTTTCATGGATCTTCGCGGCGAGAGGTTTGCTGCTGTGATCCCGGATTGCGTCAATCACAGGCCCAAACGCATGGTCGGCCGGCGTGAAGCGATGTCCGAACGAAGTATCCGTGTGCGCTCGCAGCGGCCTGCCCCACTTCTGCTGGAGGAAAAGATCGACGTCGGCCGCAGCGGTGCCGTGTCGTTCGACCACGCCAGGCATGTCGCTGCGTTCACCTGGCACTGCCTGGTTTTCATCGTAGGTCACCGGTTGCCGGATTCCCGCCACACCCGCATCGGGTGCACCGGGCGGCACCACGCGATGCGCACCGCCCGTGAAGGGATGACGCCTGCGCCGCGGCTTCACGGATGACTTTGCGCGACGCGGTGCGCGCATGAACATCTGGATGGGTCGGGGCGTGCGCCGACGTGCCGCCATGATTCCGGCACCGCCCACCGGTCCCGTCGGCCGAAGACCACCTGCCGCATGCCCGCCCTCCGGCGTATAGTCTTCCGAGAGGTAGTAATCGATCAGGCGGTTCTGGTCGATGTAGCCGTTTTTGACGATCCCCGCTTCTTCGGCAAACTCGAGCATGCCGGCATTGATCAGTGACTGGACCATCTCGCGTGGATCGGCAATGCCACCGCCCAGACCTGCAAAGCGGGCATGAAACTCCTTCTGCCGCTCCTCCCGATCCTGTGCCCCGTAGTTCTGGAAGAGCTGCGCGAAGGTTCCCGCATGCTTCGATTCCTCGCCCGCATAGCTCCACAGGTCACTGTAGCGTTTGAGTGACCCGGTACGGTTCGCGAAGTTGTCGCGCACAAGACGGCGGATCAACATCTGCCGCTGCTCCGCGGTGAGCTTCACGCCACCCGTTTTCTCGAGATCATCGATGAGCGAGCCTGCGTGCTCCTGGACGTACTCACGGTCACGCGGCTTCACGATCGATTCGAATGAACGCCTGAAGGTCTGCGAGCGTTCACGGAAGCGGTTGCCGGTCCAGTCGAACGACGTGAGCTCGACCTTCGTGTCGCCCGTGCGCAGGATCTGCAGCTCGCGATAGATGCGCGCGAGAAAGCCCGGGATGATTTCGGTGATCGACTTCCGGACGAGATGCGTGAAAGGCGCGGGCTCCTGCAGGTTACGCAGGTTGTCGACCTGCACGCCCGTCTGCACGGCTCCCGCACGGATGATCTGGTTCTTGAGCCACTGCACCGCCGAGCCGACCACCGGTGTATCGTCGAGTCGATCCGAATACGCGAATTCCGTCAGGTGCTGGGGCACGCTCTGCGCCAGATGGCCCGCCGTATGACCGTGGCGCTCGAGGAAATTGCCAGCGCGCGTGCCCTTGAGCGAGCGGCCGATACGTGAGCCGAGCATCGAAGCGAGGCCGTGTGACGCCAGACCGCCGGCCATGTCGCCAGCCATCTCCGCACCGGAGGGCCCCATGCCTTCCATTCCCGACATGTTTGCGCCCATGTCGGCCATGCCAAGACCCATCTGTGCGCTGCCCACGAGATTGCGCAGCGACGAGGTGAGCGACGATTTGATCTGGCCGGTGAGTGAGCGCAGGAAGTTGCTGCGCTGGCCGAGAAACCAGCTGCCCGCGTTGCCCATGAAGCGGTTTCTGAGCAGCGTCGGCCAGTCCTCGCGCATTTTGACTTTCAGCAGATCGGGTAGCGCCGTGTTCTTCTGGATGTTCTCCAGCAGCTCGCGCGTGGCCACACCCTGCTTCTTCTGCTCCATGAGTGCATCCATCGCCACGAAATAGTGGCGCATCTGCACTTCGAGGGATTTACGCTGGTAGTTGACTGTGACGCGATCCTGATAATCAGCCAGCCGCTGCAGCGACAGGCGGATCGAATTCAGTGCGCCAAGCTGGCTGTTCGTGCGATCGGTGTCGATCTGCCGGTGAATATCGGCTTGGGCCTTGTCTTCCGCACGCTGCTGCGCCTGCGTCTGGGCCTGGTAGCTGAAGATGTCGCCAAGCGTTGCCTGCAGACTGGCGTGACGGGCCGCCTCAGCAGAAAGGCCCGTGGTGCCCGTGTCGGCTGATTCTGCCCATGCCTTGAGACGATCCTGCACGCTCTTCGGCAGGAACTTGCCACCGGCAGGCAGCAGCTTGCCCACCGTCCGCTTCAGATCGTTCTGCAGCGGTTTGATTTCGCGTACCGAAGCATTGTATAGATCCCGGATCGATGAGGTCGCTTCGTCAGCGCGATCCAGCGCATGGCCATAGCCGCTGGGCAACGCCTGGCGCAATGTCCGGTTGATAAACGACTTGCTGCGCACGCCCTGCCAGACACCCTGCGCACCGCCCTTGATGAACTCCTTCGCGTGCTTCGTGACCGGCTTGCGGTCATCCTTTTTTGCCTTCTCGCCAAAACCGAATTCGGGAATATCCAGATCTGCGTCGAAGCCGAAATCGTCATCGGCTTTGAATGACTTTTTCCTGAACATGATCGTTCCACGTTAAATCAGAACTGAGCCGTAACCCTCGGCTCCTCATAGTTTTTCCCGGCTTCTCCGGCCTTCACGGAGGATGTCAATGCCCGAGCGCCTCGCCATTCCCTTCAACATCCGGCTGCTCAACCTGACCCCGGCGCGGCTGCAGAACATCCGCCCCGTCACTTCACTCGAGTTCTTCGACGGCAACAGCCAGAACTTCCATCCGGAAGGGCTTTTCTCGACGCTGATCTTTGGCAAGGTTGGCGACGACAAACGCTCGCTGCGCTTTTCGTATATCGATATCCGGGTGCCGGTCTTTCACCCGGTCGTCTACCGCGCACTCACGAGCCTCAAGCAGCTCTACCGCGACATCATCTCGGGCGTCCAGTACGCACTCTGGAATGAGCAGACGAAGGAGTTCGAGCGCAGCGATGCGCTCAACGGCCAGACAGGTTTCCAGTTCTTTGTATCGCACTGGACGCAGATCGACTTCGGTGAAACAAAAAGCGACGAGCGCCAGGCCAAGGTCCAGATGATCAGGAAGTACCAGGACGTGGCGCTGACCTCGAAAATCGTTGTCATGCCAGCCGGCATGCGAGATCTCGAATTCACCGATGACGGCCGCATTCGCGAGGATGAGATCAACACACTGTACCGCTCGATCATCGCGCGTTCGAACAGCGTCAACGAGGTGACGGCCAGGCGCAATCCCGAGCTCATCAACACCGTGCGCTACAGCCTGCAGGGTGCGTTCAACCAGCTCTACGAGCTGATCGAGAGCATGGTCGAAGGCAAGCACAAGCTGCTGCTCGGCAAGTGGGCGAGCCGCCGCGTCTTTGACGGTACGCGCAATGTCGTCAGTGCCATGGACGCCTCACATGACTGGCTCGGCGCGCCCGGCACCACTGGCCTGAACGATCACGTTGCAGGCCTCTATCAGGTGCTCAAGGCCGCGCGTCCGCTTGCGGTCTATCACATCCGCACCGGGTTTCTCCCGTCGGTGTTTCCGGGCCCGAACGTGCCCGCGCGCCTGGTCGATAAGAAGACACTCGAAACTGAGCCCGTGCAGCTCAAGCCCGAGTACTACGATCGCTGGGCCACCATCGAAGGTGTCGAGAAACTGCTCACGCTGTTTGGCGAGGAAAGCCTGCGCCATCGCGTGATCGAGATCGATGGCCGCTATCTGGGTCTCATTTACAAAGGACCCGACATGACCTTCCGGCTCATGAACAGTATTGACGAGCTGCCCGGCGGTCTTGATCACCAGTATGTCTTTCCGCTCACATTCTGCGAACTGCTCTACTGCTCGACCTACCGACACATGGACAAGGTGGCCGCATTCGTCACGCGCTATCCGATCACGGGACTCGGCTCGACCGTGCCGGGCAAGATCCACATGCGCACCACCATCCGCAACGAAGTGCGGCGTGAACTCGGAGCCGACTGGACGCCCCTCGGTGACGACTACGTCGCTTATGAGTTTCCCATCCGTGACGGCGAATTCATCAACAGCATCGTGGTGGCACCAGCACTGCTAAGTGGACTCACGATGGATTTCGACGGCGACACCGCTTCGCTCAATCTCGCCTACACGGACGATTCCATTGCAGAAGTCGACGCATTCCTCAGGACCCGCAAGGCCTATATCGGACCGGACGGCAAACCCCTGAAGAGTTGTGCGGTCTCCACCGTCAATCTCGTCCTGCACAACATGACGGGCACGGTGTGACCAGAACGGTGATCAATCCGGTGATCGATGCGCTCATCACCGGGCCGCCCCATCCGGCTCATTCCCTGCACGGAGCACGCAATGTCCGTCCTGTTCGAGACGTGGTACCGGCAGTTCGGCGTACGCCGCAGCAACCAGCTGGTCCAGCCGCCGTTGCCGGGCATGGACCGGCTCATTCTTCCGCGCCGCAGCCTCTTTCATTTTCCCGGCAACGGCCCGCTCGATGACGGCCCGGGCGCCACCCAGCTGGAATTTCGCGGCATCACCCGGCCCATCCTCGTACATCACGTCATCAAACAGTCGGTGAACCTGGGCAATCCCCGCCCGCTGCCAACACCGGTCACCACGCTCGCCTCGCACTTTTTCCAGAAAAAGCGTCGCTACAAAAAGCTCGTCAACTTTGCAACGGCCACACGCGACGACAACACGCTGTGCGTCTTCAACTATGCGTTCCTGTGGCGCACGTACCGGTATCCGCGTTCGATCTACGCCGGCACGTACCAGTGGCACAACATCCACGAAACCATGTGGATGCAGGTCACCGAAGTCGCCAACCGCTCCAACCGCAACCAGTTCATCCCGGTCACGCTCCCCGCGATCCTGCCGTGCCTCACCGACCTGAAGCTCGGTGAGATGGGCCAGCTCAGCCATCAGCCCAGCCAGCGGCTGGTGAAGCGCTTTGCCTCCCATGAATCGCTCATGATCCTCGAGCTCTGGAAGTGGCTCGGAGAGAACCGCAGATCCTCGATGCTCTCGCACGTGCCAGAGGACAAGCTCGGCCGCGTGAACCTGATCCTTGAAGAAAGCGGCCGCTGGTTCGCGGTGAATCTCGGCACGCTCAACGGATGGCGGGTGGCCACAAAGGAAGAACAGGAAGCGAACCCGGACGCAAACCGGCATGGGTTCGAGCCCAACCGTCTGCAGCGGTATTTCCTGCGCATGCTCATGACACTCATGGAGGTGCGCACCGCAGCCGCGCCCGAGGTCAGTGCACAGAGTGGCGCTGGCGAAGAGCCATCTTCGGCAACACCTGACACACCGACAAACGTCATCGACGAGGTTCACGATGACGAACACGAGAATGAGGACGTCACCCGAACGGTTCAGCAACCTGCCCCTTCGCTGCCCCCCGGCCCGGTATTCCATGCCACCCATCCGGGACAGGATGAAGAGGATCTGGAAGAGGACGAACGCGAAGAGGATAACGAACGCGTTGCACGGGTCGCCTCGCGCATCGTTGCGGACCAGCAGGAACCCGACGAGCGCGGCGTGGATATTCACCCCGACACGGAACTCGAACGGCAGATCGAAGCGGACCTGCAGCAGCTCGAGCATATCGCCAGCCTGACGTTTGCGGAAGATGAGACAAATGGCAGGCAAGACGCCGAACCGGTCGAAGGCGCCACGCCAGCTGGTCAGACGCAGCCGGTGATACCTGTCACCGCCGCGGAGCCGGTATCACCGGAAACCGCCGTCATGAAGATCGCCGACCGCCTGGCCGCCCAGGGAATGATGAGCGCCGGCGAGCACCGGCGCTATCAGGCGCTCTCACAAGCCTACAAAAAGATCGTCGCGCCGGATGGCCGGACCACGCTCGGCGCCTTCGTCCAGATTTCGCCTGACGACGTACAGATCGCGCAGTCGCCCGCGATCAACGACATCCCTACCGTGCTCGACAAGACGATGCTCAAATCGTCGCTGCTTTCATTCGACCCGAAGTACATCCGCAATGTGATGCAGAAGGATGTCGCGGGCATGGTCCTGAACCTGCAGCAGGCGGGCCTGTGCGTGACGGGGTATGACGTCGAGGATGTCGACGACGTGATGGGTGCATACCGGATCCACACCGCCCGCGTGGTGCCGATCGAAGGCGCCGCCTCGACCCTTCGTTTCCGGCTGCCCGTCGTCAACGAGGATGGCACCTTCACGAGCAACGGCGTGAAGTACCGGATGCGCAAGCAGAAGGGTGACCTGCCCATCCGCAAGATCGCACCGGGGCGCGTGGCGCTCACGAGCTACTACGGCAAGGTGTTTGTCTCCCGTTCGACCAAACGGGTCAACGATTGCGGTACGTGGCTCACCAATTCCATCATGGCTGCCGGACTCGATCCGCAGGCGGGGCTCGTCACGCAGATGCACACGGCGCCGGTGTTCGACAACCTCGTCGTCTGCCCTCGCCTCTACAGCACGCTCGCCATGTCGTTCAGAAGCTTCCAGCTCGGCGGCTTCGAGTGGAACTTCGATCATTCGCGGCGCGAAGCACTCTATGGCGCCGATACACTCACGCGCTACGAGCGCGATGGTGCCATCGTCTGCGGGCAATCACTCACCGACCCGAAAGCTCTGGCCGTCATGGACCGGCACGGCGGACTCTTTGAGATCCGCGACGGCAAGCCGGCCGCGCTTGCCGGCTTCGACGCGATGCTGCAGCTGGACGCCGCGAAGGCACCCGTTGATTTCGCCGAGGTGATGGTGCTCGGGCGCAGCATCCCGCTCGGTATCGTGCTCGGTTACGAGATGGGGCTCACGCGCCTCATGGAGCTGCTGCGGGTCGCGCCCAGGCGCGTTCCTGCCGGCCAGCGCGTGAACCTCCAGCCCGATGAATATTCGCTGGTGTTTGCCGATGAGACGCTTGCCTTTCCGAAGCCGAACGCCTTCGCCTCGATGGTGCTCGCGGGCTTCAATGAATACCACCGCAGCATCCGCACCTACAACGTCCACGAGTTCGACCGGCGCGGCGTCTATCTGAACGTGCTCGAAACGGGCGGCCAGTCGCAACGCTATCTGCGCGAGATCGACCTGCAGTACCAGCTCTTCGTCGACCCGATCACGCGCGAGCTGCTCGTGGACATGAAGGAGCCGGTGGACTATCAGGGACTGCTGCTGCGCGCCTGCTCGATGCTCCTCGACGATCATCACCCGGACGAGCTCGATGCCAGCATGATGCGTATCAAGGGTTATGAACGCATGGCCGGCGCCGTCTACTCGGAGATCGTACGCGCCATTCGCGTGCATCACGGCCGACCGGGCAGGAACCGCCTGCCCATAGACCTCAATCCGTTCCAGGTCTGGAAGAACATCACGCAGGATCCCGCCAAGGTCCAGATCAAGGAGATCAACCCTATCGAAAACCTGAAGGAGATTGAAGCTGTCACCTATGCGGGTGTCGGCGGCCGTGGCTCGCGCAGCATGGTCAAGCATACCCGCGCCTATCACCACAACGACATGGGCACGATCTCGGAGGCAACCGTCGATTCGAGCGACGTTGGCATCAATACCTACACGAGCGCCGATCCTCAATTCACCTCACTGCGCGGCATTTCGCGCCGCTATGAGGTCGGGAAAACCGGGGCCACCGCACTCTTTTCCACTTCCGCGCTGATGGCACCAGCGGCCGATCGCGACGATCCCAAGCGCGTGAACTTCATCTCCATCCAGTCCAGCCACAAGATCGCCTGCCGCGGCTATCACCAGCCGGGGCTTCGCACCGGATACGAGCAGGTAATCGCGCATCGCGTCGGGGACATGTTCGCCGTGACTGCGAAGAAACCCGGCAAGGTTGTCTCGGTAAATGCTGACGGCATGCGGATCCAGTACGAAGACGGCGAAGTCCAGGGCATCGAACTCGGGCGCCGGTTTGGCAATGCCGCCGGGCTCGTCATCCCTCACCAGATCGCCACGCCCATGCGCGCGGGACAGACGTTCGGGCCCGGCGCCGTGATCGCCTACAACGAGGGATTCTTCGAACCGGACATCCTGAACCCCGCCAACGTCGTCATGAAAACCGGGGTGTCGGTCAAAACCGTCTTCATGGAATGCCCGATGACGCTGGAGGATTCATCGGCGATCTCGAAGGAAACCGCGGCGCTCCTGATGACGCGGCAAACCAAGGTGCGCACCATTGTCGTCAATTTCGACCAGGAGGTACACAAGCTCCTGAAGGTTGGCGACGAGGTCGGGGCTGACGCAATTTTATGCGTCATTGAGGACGCCGTGACCGCGGGCAACCGCCTCTTCGACGAGGCGTCGCTCGACACGCTGCGCGTGCTGAGCGCCCAGACGCCACAGGCCAGGATCCGCGGCGTGATCGAACGCATCGAGATGTTCTATCACGGCGAAATCGAGGACATGTCGCCGACGCTCGCGAAAATCGCGACGACAAGCGACGCGCAGCTGGTCCGGCGTGCCCGCGCCAGCGGCACAAAGGCCTTCACGGGAAGCGTGGACGAAGCGTTTCGCGTGGACGGCAATCCGCTCCAGCTCGATACCGCTGCCATCCAGATCTACATCACAGCCGACGTGCCGGCGGGCGTGGGCGACAAGGGCGTGTTTGGCAACCAGCTCAAGACCGTGTTCGGTGAGGTGATGGAGCGCGACATGGTCACGGAATCGGGCGTGAAGATCGGTGCCGTGTTTGGCGCCAAGTCCGTGGCCGATCGGATCGTTTCCTCGCCCGAGCTCATTGGCACCACGTCCACATTGCTCGAAGTCATCGCAACCGCCGCGGTCAGGCTCTACAAATCGTGATGCGCAGGAGGGACCCACCATGAAATCGCGGGAATCGGAAAAAACGCTTGTCACGCTGGCCAACGCCACGACGCTCGTGCGCTGCATCGTGCAGGGTGTGGTGGGCAATGACCTGGCCGACACGTTTGCCGGCGCGCCGCTCACCAACGACGTCATCGACCAGCTGGCCCAGGCGCGGTTCCAGCAGGCGGTGCAGCAATACCTGTAGCGGGAGGCGTTTTACCATGCTCAGCGAAAGAACCCTGCTCGCCTCCATTGCGCTCACCGAGCGGCTTGATGCGGCTGGCTTTGCACTCCACCCGGCCGCGGGTACGCCGCTCGACGCAATGTGTGCAGCGACCCACTTCGACACGGGTATTGCGCAAGTGCCCGATGGCAACTTCGGGACCCTGGCTAACCAGCTTGCCACTCGAACGGCACTGGTCGACCCGCTCATGGACTGCTCCGAGCACGACGCGGTGCTCGATTCGATTGCGGACACGGCGATCGAGGCCGTCAAACGCCACGTTGCATTTGCGCGCTCCGTGGTCGCGCCGACCATCCAGAACCTGTATGAGCGCGTCCACAGTTCCATCGAAGGCCTGAGCGTGTCTTCGCTGCTGGGTCTGGAGGTGGAAGTCTGGCGCGAACCCAAACCGGTGCTGAACACCGCATTGCAGAGCGAACTGCACAAGCTCGAAGATGTCGCGCTTGATGACCCGCCCCTGTGGCTGCGCATGCCTGACATCGGCATTGCCGAGCTCATGGAACTGCTGAAGACAGGCAATGGCGGACTGGACGCTGACATTGCCGAGTGGGTCGCCGCCGAGGGCGACGCCTTCTTCATGTGCGTCTGGTGCGACTTCTTCCAGCAGCACATGCCCGAAGATGGCGAGCGCAACCGCACTTTCACGGAACGCGTCACCGATCGCATGACCGGCGTGCCTGTCGCACTTGCTGTCTATCTGCTCGCACGACGCCTGCTCGACGAGAAGCCGCCAGAGGGTGTGGAAATGCCGCTTGCGAACTACCGGGCGCAGCTCGTGGAGTTTCGCAATCAGGCCGGCGGCGCACTCGTTCGCGCGCTCGATCGGATCGGCCGGGCCCTGAAAAACGGCCTGCTGGTGCGCGAGATCGCGGGTAGCAAAACCGTCGTCTATGAGCCCGTATATCGTGAGTATCTGGAAAAGGGTGGCAGCAACGAAATGCTGTTCGCCAACGCGCTCTCGCGGTCTTTCATGATGACGAGCTCCGACCTGCTCGAACAGAAGGAAGCGCTTGCAAGTCGCTGGGCCACTCACAGCGCGCTGATCGCTACTGCGGAATCCAACCAGCGCTACAACAAGACCATCGAACTGCTGGAGCTGCATTTCCGCGCGCAGCTTGATGAGGCGACCGAAGGCGAAGACACCACTGCGGCCAACCGCGACACGGTGCTCAGGCTCTTTCGTGATTGTCTCAAACACATCACGCAGAGCGATCTCAATGACCTGTACGCCGTGTGCCTGAAGCTCGTCTGCCGTGCACGGTTTTACACCACCGACGCCGAGCGCATTCTCACCGGCATGGAGCTCGCGAGGGCACGCAATCCGTCGCTCTCACCCCGCGAAGCCGCGACAGCCAGCATTGTCGATTACATCGCCTGGTGGGTCGCCTCACAAATGCGGCTGGCAAGCTGCTAACGCACATCGGGTACTTCAGGCCAGACCTGCAGGCACGGCGGGGCACAAGCAGGCAAGCCAGCGCTACGGATCGCCCTGCGCATTACCGGTTCGCGCAAACCACGAAATAGCCAATCAGGAACGGCACGAAGAGTAGCGTGCCCACGACAAGTCCCTTGATCTGGGATGCGCGTTCATCATCTCTTTTGCCAACCTCGTTCGCCACAACAGGCTGGTCTGCCACGTGTGTTTCCGCGGCAGGCGCAAACGAGTACAGCGTGTGAACGCGATCAAGCATGCGGGAGTGATCAAGCAGCAGCGCAAGCGGACCCATGGCGGTTCTCCAACAGAGGAATATCGAGACAGAGAACAGAATAAATGCAAGGGCTCATCTTTGAGCCTGGACAAATCTGAAACACATTGCTGCGTGACATTCCGTCGCATTGCCGTCTTCAGATCGTGCCACTACCGGGAGATCACATGGACCCGAAGCATCTGGTGAGAGACCCCAACCGGGTGAAGGGCGCCCTCGCGGAAACGCCAGATGGCAAACTGGTCGCGAAGGCGCCCGTCAAGATCTATATCCCGACGCGCTTTGCCGAACGAGGTCTCGCCGAAGTCGGCATCGAGACGTTTATTTATGGCGTTTATGCCATCACTGTTGAAGACAGCTACTACGGCGTCTCTCTCGTGAACGCCATGATTCGCATCCAGCCGACCTCGATGATGAAAGTGCTCGCGGGAGAGGACGAGTACTTTGAGTTCGAATTCGAGAAAGGTGCGGTTATCGCGCCATCGTTAAATCTCGTCAAGAATGATGCACTCGTCTACCGGATATTCAACGAAATGCTCGCGGGTGCCCATGTGCCGTGGTACATCGGCTATAACGAGATGGCGTGTCTGCTCGACAGCGCCAAATATCACGCCGGTGCCAATGTCGGACGGAACCACGACATCACCGAGCTGCTCGTCTCTGTCATTTCGAGAAACGCTGGCGACCGCCACGAGTTCTATCGAACCGCGGTAAAGAGCCAGCATGATCTTCTCGCCAGTCCCCCCGTCTTCATTCCCCTTCGTTCCATCGAATTCGCTGCGACAAGCGCCCTGAACAAGATCGCAGGCAGCTACTTCAGCCGCGGCGTCGTCAGTGCGCTCATCAGCCCGAGCACGCGGGTTGAACGGCTGAACGACATTCTTGCGCGCTAACCACTCGGGCAGTTTATGTTTCATTGCGGGGCTGCTTCATTACCTCGTGTTACCTCAATATCCGCCATTCGGCTCGACGCACGTGAATACCTCAAGCAGCGCCGACGATTTGCACCCTTGCAGCACACATACGCTTTGCCGACGTTTGCTTACACATCGAAAAGGTTTTTCATCTCGTGACGCCTTACGCTTCATTCACGGCCTGAGTGCCGCGCTGCACGAAACAGAACAACACTTTGCGGGAAACAGAATGAAGAACCTTTTCGCCCTCAACACACGCAACACTCGCCACCCGGTTGTATCGGGACTTGTATCCAGCGTGACGGCCGGCGCAGCATTGATCGCGGCTTGCCTCGCCGCACCGTTGCCCGCATCCGCACAGGTCATGGTTCTCGCCCCGCCGGCGGCACGCTATGAAACCGCACCGCCTCCGCGCGCCGGCTACGCATGGCAAGGTGGCTACTGGGGCTGGCAGCAGGGCCGTTACATGTGGACTCAGGGTCAGTGGATCAGCGCACCCCATGGGCGTCCCCTGCCGCCACCGCCGGCGCCCGTCTCGAATGTCATGAGACTGTCGGCCGATGCCCTGTTCCCGTTTGATCGCGGCAACGTCACCGATATCCTGCCAGGCGGGCGGGCTCAGATCCGCACGATTGCCGCGAAGCTGCGTGCAATGCCGTTTGGACGCATGGAGGTACGTGGCTATACGGATCGCCTCGGCTCGCCCACGTATAACCTTGGGCTGTCCCAGCAGCGCGCCGACGCCGTCAAGATGCTGCTGATCCAGCAGGGTGTACCGGCCGATCGCATCATCGCACGTGGAATGGGACCGCAGGATCCGATCACGCAGTGCTCGATCAATCAGCCTCAGGACAGGCTTGTGGCGTGCCTGCAGCCGGATCGCCGCGTCGAAATCGTCACGTTCGCCCGCACCGCAGAGCGCCCGATGCCGCCGATGGCCGCAAACCCGATGTACCGGCGGTAATCCCACGCGTTTCGTCAGAAGCGCGTGCCGACGCCGCAGCCTGCAGCAAACCCGCCGTTACCGCCCGCGCCACTGCATCCGAAGATGCCGCAACCGCCCAGCAGGGCAGACAGGATGGCGACGGCGACAAGGGCTCGCAGGAGTGTCATAAGTGATCAGTGAGTTGGCGGAAACGGAGGGATTCGAACCCTCGATCCAGGTTTTGGCCCGGATGCTCCCTTAGCAGGGGAGTGCCTTCGACCTCTCGGCCACATTTCCGGTGGAGCGGGTGAAGGCAATCGAACCCTCGTCGTAAGCTTGGAAGGCTTCTGCTCTACCATTGAGCTACACCCGCGAGTGATGCTCGCCTTGGCATCTGTATAGGCGGAAATCCGAAAACCCGGCGCCATTGGCATGACCGGGCTTTTCCCCGTGGCGCGACCCGCTTCAACAGGATCGCAACGCCACGCGGCCCGTCAGCTTATCGGACCGCTCATTCTCCCACAATAGAAAATTGTCAAACCTTGTGCGCGCTTTCGTGCGCGCACACGAATTTCAATTGTCGTGCCAGCTTCCCGGTCAACGGCGAAGCCTGCCTCAGGAAATTCTATGTCCCGAACATGGAATGAGGCCCGGTCATGACCAACTATGTGCGCTTCGGGCTCACGGCGCTGAACGGCATGAACAAGTCGGGCAGCCTCAAGCCCGACGCCAATGGCTACTACCCTGTGGTGCTGGGCGGGTTGAACATGTACAACTCGGTCAACCAGTACTACCCGTACGAACCGGCCCGCGAGATATTCGAAAACTCCAGCCAGTTCATGCGCCGCGTTCAATCCGGCAACCTGCGTGGCGAATACGGCCATCCTAAACGCCTGCCCGGCCAGAACATCGAGGATTATGCACGGCGGATTCTCGATATCGACGTCAACAATGTCTCGCATCACATTGCCGAGATCCGGCTCGATTTCGAAAACTACAGGGATCCGGACGGCCGCGGCATCATCGCAATTCTTGGGCAGGTCAAACCCTCGGGGCCCCAGGGCGTGCACCTGAAAAACTCGCTCGACAACCCGCGCGAGAATGTCTGTTTCTCGATCCGCTCGTTCACGCTCGACGTGCCGGTCGGGCGCACTGTGCGGCGCGAGCTCAAGAACGTCGTGACGTGGGACTACGTCAACGAGCCAGGGCTTTTCATCGCGAGCAAGTTCAATTCGCCAGCACTTGAAGAAATCGACGAAACGATGTTCTCAAAGCTGCAACTCGACCGTGCCGTGGCGACAACCGGCAATCCCGCCATCGGACTGGAGTCAGCGAGGCTGACCCTCAATGAGCTCTACCAGTCGCTTGGATGGCTTGCTGAAACGGCCACTCCATCATGGCTTGCGTGGTGACTATACTCAAGAACGATCAGGGCCGGCAGATATCGCTGCCGGCCCCTATGCCGCCCCGGATTCATTCAAACCAGTTTCGGGCATATATCACTGCCCTGAACTGGAACGCAGTTGATCGACGGGTTCGCCTGTCAAATTCTTACCGCGTTCCAGCCTTCTATGCAGTGAAACCCTTCTTCAACTGGAACCGCGTATGGCCAAACTCAACGTAAGCGAACGGGACCGATCCGTACTGATCTTCAGGGCACAGAAGTATCGGCTCAACATCCTGCAGTCACAGCTGAAACAGGCGCGCATGATTGAGGTGGCGCGCAAAGACATCGTGGTGGGCAATCGCAGTGACAATCCCATCGACAACGCCATACAGGTGCGCTTCTCCCGCAACGGCGGCGAAGATGCCAACCAGGAGATCGCGTTTTTCTGCGTCGACGGGAAATACATCGTGCTGCTCGGCCAGGAAAAGTGCGCGAGCCTCGTAGCCAAAGACGTGCCAGTCATTTACGGACGCCTGATCTCTGCCCATGCCCTCAAGCAGGCGCGCGTCGACGTCGCCATGACGGACGAGCCCGCTCGAGAAAGCGTACCCATCGAAGTACCCGCGAATCTATCCCCACGCGCCCCCGCGCGCGAGCGCGAACTGCCGCGTGCCGCACGGCGCCCCACTCGCAAGAACCGGGCCCGTCGCGCCAACGCTTTGGCACGCCAGAGCGCCAGCGCACCGCGTCCTTCAACTGGAGGGTAGCCGCACAAAAGCCACTGCCCTCCACCCGCATTCACGACGCCGAGGACCCATCAGGGTGCCGGCACAACTTCCCGATCTAACAGGATACCGAACGATGAGCACAAGCACCGTAATCGCTGAAGAGACCCTTTCAGCTGCAGTCCGCAAAGACCTCTCGGTCGACGACAAGGGCAACGTAAAAGGTCCTGACGACCTTTACGAGCGGCATCTTCCCGAAGGGCTCACGATGGAGATGGTCAACCGCGCAAGCGAGCACCGCAAGCGCTTTGGTGTCGCTGCGTACGAAGCTTTCGCCGAGGTCTCCGAAGACGCGCTGAAGCAGAACAAGGATCTTGATCGCACCTCGATGCGACTCACCACGAACGGCGACGACCTGCTCAGCGCGCAGTACCAGCGCTCGGTCAAACGAGCCGTGAAGGGTGAAAAAGGCAAGGTCAGCAGCGAAACCGTCTATGGTGTCCTTTCGCACAAGTACACCGTGCAGGCCGGATTCAGCGAAGACTACGCCTCCGTCGAGGAGCGCTACGCGAAGCAGGGCAAAAAACTCTTCGCAAGTTGATCTTTCCTGTCCCGGGCGCGGTGCGGTTTCATACCCAGCAGCGCCCTTTCACCCGTTCCAGTCAGGTGTCTCACCATCATGAGCGATGAGCCAGAAGAAACCTCCCTGACCAGCATCTGCCTCGTTCTCCTGCGCGAAGTCCGCATGGAACAAGGCTACCGTCAGGCCTACCTCGCCAGTTGGGTCGGCAGAACAACGGGTACGTGGACGAAAATCGAAGCTGGCACGAATCCGCTCCAGCTCGATGTCCTCTTCCACATCTGTACATGCATGCGGATCACACCGTCCCATGTGCTCGCCACAGCAGAACGCTACGCCGTCATTCTCAGTCAACACGGCTGGTCAATCCTGACGTCGCATCTGCCTTCGAAAAAGGACAGTCTTCTACGTCTGGCCCAGCAGTACTGGACACTACCTGCGAGGTCGCGCGGATTGGCACCCCGACGTGGGTCCGTGCTGGACGGTCCGCTGTATGGCGGCAATCCGCACGAAGTCCCTCTGCCTGCCGTTTTCCAGTTCGCTCTTGATCCTGCGTATCGTGCTGCAACTCTTGACGGCGCCGCTGTTGCGCACCTCGACCCCGCTGGCCACATGCAGTTGCCCGGCAGACCACCGATGCAAGCCAGCGTAGCGTAACGATCTCCAGTTCGCTCCTTCCCGTGTTCGCACGGGTTGACGGGATGGGCAACCCCCATCCCGTCGTTTTTCCAGCTTCTCTCTTTTTCCGCTCATGCCCCAGCATACTGTCATCGTGCTTGTCGCGGTCGCAGTCCTTCTCTGGTGTCTCATCGGCACCGTGCTGTTGAACCGCATCCCCCTGCTTTCGGACCCACGTCTGCACACCAGCATTCACCATCGCTCCGCAATCAGCTCGCTTCTGGTTGTGATTGTTCTCATCACGTTCTGGCCGGCAGGGAAATCAATCAGCGCGTGGCTCACGAGCCGGGCCCGCAATTAGGCCGCCGGCATCGCGTCAGCCCGCCCTTTCCGTATCAGCTCAGTCAGGAATCACGCCATGTCCCTACCCGACAGAAAAGAGGTGGATCAGCTCTTCCTCGCGCATAGCACCTTCATTGTCCCGCCGGACGTCAGCGGTTCATACGCAGTCATGTCTGCCGAGCAGTTTCACGCAGCGCTCGCGCAGCTCGACTCGTCACTACGAGCGCATCGGTCCGTGACGACGGAACCCGCCGGTGTCATGAAACTACCGGACGGCAGCGCCTGCGCAATCGTGAGCCTTCCGCTACCGAAGGACCACTGGCTGTATGCGCCTCGCACCTACGCCACGAACCGCACTGATTACGAGCCCGATGAGTTGCCCGAGCCCGTGCTCGAACCGCAATACCGCGACGCGGTTGTGACCGCTGCGCGATATGCCGTGCGCGCCGCAACGATGTGTGGACAGGAGCCCGATTTTGATCCCGACGCGCTCGTGCGCAATGTGGCCTATGCCCTTTGTGGGCCCTACGCGCCGGTCTCGCCTGCCAACGATGACCGATCGCCCTCATCCAGCTGATCACCACGCACCTCAAAGCACGGTGGCCAGCTATCCGATCCTTCACAAGGACCTATGCCAACTCACCTCGTCATAATGGCGTGCTCCGCGACCAAGGCGGCAGAAGCTGCGCCCGCAATCGAGCTCTATCGGGGCGTGATGTATTCGACATTGCGAGCAAACATGCCCGCCCAGCCGCCGGCGATTGTCATCCTGTCGGCGAGATACGGCTTTCTGCTTCCGGCCCAGATCGTCGCTCCCTACGAACAACTGATGACCAATATGCGCGCCGGCGAAATGCTCGCGAACCTCCCAGCATTCGACACGATCGACTGGCCGTCAGGCCTGCGCTCCATCTTCCTTGCCGGAGGGAAGGCCTATCGGCGTGTCATGCACGCGGCGGTTGAACGTCGTATTGGCCTCGGCATGATCGCGGTGACCACGACGATCGCAGCAACGGCAGGCGGGATTGGCCATCAGCGTGCGCAGCTCGGCGCATACCTGAGGTCCATCGCCACCGGCGAGACGTGACATTCCGCGCCCGCCGCGCGCAAGTACGCAACACCATTCAACAAACCTCATTGAAAGACAACGCATGAAAACCATCACGATGCCGGTCATCGCGACCTGCCACATCTCCAAAGAAACCGACCAGATTCTGCAGGACAACGGCGACAGAAATCCGTGGACTATTGCCGCGCCGTATGACGAAGGCGTCTTCATTTACATCCAGTCCGAAGACATGGAGGGCCAGCCCGCGGAGCTCGGCGATATCTTCGCGTGGGCCCGGAGGCACGGGCATGAATGGGTTTGCATTGACGCGGCTGGAGACGTCGTTGATGAGCTTCCATCATACGACTGGGACTGACGGGATAGACGCCCTCCCCGATGGGAGGGCGTCTATCCCCTTTCTTTTTTCTTTGACCCGGAACAGTACAATCAGGACGTCACCGCACTGTTCGCCGCCACGGCTGATCCGATCGACCGCCTGCTCATTACTGTTATCCTGATGGCTTTCTGGCCAGTCGGAAAGATACTCAGCCTTGGCTCACGCGAAACTGTCATTGACAGCCCAACGCACAGGCGCCGGCAACCCACACATGACTGCGACCGACCGCTTCTCGCTTGAAACCCATTCCGGCCCGTACGAATCCTGGCCACTACGAACCCGTCTCCTCATGGATGGTGCGCCAACTCAGCTGACGCTCTCCGGTTTCGTCCTGCTCCACCAGTTCGAAATTCTCGCGGGCTACCTTCTGGTTACTGACTACGATTGCCCGTTTGAAGAAGCCGTGACCTTTACGCTACTGTCGAAAGACCTGCAGCACATCTTAGGCGAACGCACACTGGGAGCGATGTATAGTTCCTTTTTACTCGACGGCATCACGTGGAGCGATGAGCGAAACTTCAGCGCGACATTTGCCGGTATCCACGGAAGATGGGATTTCAGCATTCGGGACTGGTCCATCCCGGTTATCTTTCCGCGCCTGAAAGTGAGCCACGTCGCAACAGAGGAAGCGCGCGCTTAGGGCCGAGTTCGAGACCGGGACAATGCGGCCTGACAATGCATTGACGGCATAATGGCCTCCCCTGGCGGGAGGCCACTCATATCCCTCCTTTTTTACCATCAGCACTACGTTCACGACGTGACCGCACTGCTCGGCGGCGTATTCACGGCAGCCAGCGCGGCGGCCGCAAGCGCTGCCGTCACGTCCTGACCTGTCGGCAATACCGAGGTCGGGCTCACCTGGTTCGCGGCGATCTGCGCGATCTCGTTCTGGTACCCGGTCGTGGTCGCCGCCACGTCTGCATTGATCGCGTTGATAAACGCGTTTTCCGTGTACGGATTGGCGTTCACGATGCTGATCGCCGAAAGCACCTGCTGCGCGAACGCATCCACGCCCAGACTCCACTGCGCGATACCTGAGTAGGTGATGTCGACGGTCAGGTTTTCGAGCGCACTGGCCTGATCGCGCGAGCCCAGGATATCACCCGTACCGGTCGGGTACATGTTGGTCACCAGCCACGACTTCACGACTCTCGTGTGCGTCGGATCCGGCTCGATAAATAGCATTGTCGCCGAGTACATGTCCGCCAGCATGTCCGGCGGTGGACTCATTCCGGTGATGGCCGAGAGCGTCGCGACATTCGCGAACTTCGTGTCCGGGTCCATCATCAGGTTGGTGATCCACCCCTGATGGAACATCGACACAGGCATGCCATACTTCTCGTTCCACGAGAACTGCGGCTGCGAACGCTCTCGCTTCACATCGGTGAAATCCTGCTGCATGTTCCCGCCGCCACCAACCGGGGTCTCCGCCATTTCCACGGTAAGATGGGCGTTCAGCCCCGTGATGCGCAGCGCGTGCAGTTCCACCAGTGCGCGCAGCGTTCCGATCCACACATCGGGATTGGGCAGATAGCTGAAGCCCAGTGGCGCTTCCACGAGAATGCAGATCAGGTTGCGCCGCACGTACTGCTGGTTGCTGACCCACTGCACGTAGTTCGGCACGAACCCCATCTGGCCACCATAGCGGGGGTCGAGCATCGGGTTGTTATGCCCTTGGGCGAATCCGAACTGGTTCTGGAGTATGGCGTTTGCAACGCGGCCCATGACCGTATCTCCATTTACTTTGCATTGCTAATCGTCAAGGTGACTCACTGGAAATCGGGAGACACGCCGTATTCAGGTTGTCGCGCTCGACGTCTGGTCCAGCCGGACGGACTGGATCACGATGGTGGCAACCGTCTTCATGCCGGCCGCGGCGATCTGCAGGATCGTGGTCCAGCTGTAGCCACGCTGCGCATCGGCACCCGTGATCGTGGTGGTGGGCGTGATCGTGAAGCGGTTATCGAAGATGTTCGCCACGCGCGTCGTGATGAAGTTGTTCACGTTCTTGATGAGTTGCGCGTTGGTCATTGAAGACACGCCACAGAACTGCCGGCGCGCCAGGTCGCCGATCTTCTCGAGCGTGCAGATCGCACTCACCGTAAAGAAACTGTTGAGCACCGACGTGTCGTTGTCGTAGATGGTTTTCAGCGCCGGGAAGTACGCCTGCCGGCGCGCGCACGCCTCCACCCCCACCATGCCGTTGGCCCAGTCCTGGTTGCGTGCGGTTGCGCTCCAGAAGGTCACGTTGATGTTCGAGAACAGGTTGATCTGCGAGCCCGGCTGCATGTCGAAGGCGTAGCCTGATTTCCACTTGCCATTGCTTGCACCCATGTAGGCGGCCGCCTTCGACGCCAGCTCGATCGTCAGTGGCAGCGGGCCGGTGTAGAGCGAGCCCGTCAACGTGCCAGAGCCCGGCACCACCATGCCGCGTGCGCAGGGCGTGCCGAAGTAGTCCGACTCCGGGTACTGCTGCAGGAACGCCTTGAGTGCCACCGCCATTGACGATTCCTCAGAGGCCGTCAGAGGTGGCGAGAGTGTCGAGAAGGTCGACAGCGTGATGAAGGTGTCGGGACGTTGCGAAATGAACTGCGCGAGCGCCTTCTTGGTGTCGATGGGGAAGCCCGAATCCCAGAAATGGGAATACGGGTACATCACGAGTTCCTGGATCGGATCGGCCGCATCGGCAAAGCGCGCCGCATCCTCCGCCACCAGCGCCGCGAAGCTCGCGTCATCCATCGAGCCATCGCTGCCGCCACTTGCCCACAGCGTGCTTGCCTGCCCCAGGTAGGCCGCGTCCGGATCCGTCGTATTGAACTGGAAGGTCGAGTATGGCGCGCCTCTGGAGGACACACCGCTCACGAAGTTGAATAGCCACTGCTCTCCATCCTCGCCGGTGAAATCGGAGAATGGATTGATTGCCGCGTCCTCGGCGGCGTAGAACATGCCAATGAGCGTGGCCAGATTGTCATCGTAGACGTGCAGGCTGCCAAAGGGGCCGTAGACGTCGGCTGTGCCCGCCGGGTTGTTCAGATCCTGCCACGCATTCAGGAAGATGTCCTGAATCGATATCTGCGCGTCGAGCGCCGTGTCGATCGTAGCCGGCTTGAACGTGACATCGAGATACGTCGAGCCGTTGGTCATGCGCGTCACGGTGCCCGTGCTCGAGGCCGAGGCGCGCGTGACACACGACACCCGGAACGGATAGACCAGGTCGTCCTCGATGAAGTTTGCGTTCGCTGGCGTCGATGAGTTCGCCGTGGGCGCCCACAGACGCAGTCCGTTGTTATTGCCGTACGCACCAAAACTCGGCACCAGCAGATCGAGCACCGGATAGCGCTGCGAGGTATCCGATCCGGAGGACTGGTCGCCCGCCAGAATCTGCACCTCACCGTAGTCACTCGTCCCATCGGGGTTGTAGGTCACAGTCGACACCACCCACTTGACGATGTAGCCCGGCAGCGTCGAGTTTGCGCCCGTCACCGGTACGGGTGCGCCACTCTCGTCGGTTGTGAATGAGCCGTCCGTATTGCGCTCGTACTGCGTGATCGGCGCAGGCATCACGTCGAGACAAAGGCGCAGTGATGCAGGCGGATTCGCGTCTGCCGGCTGCAGCCGCTTCACCATGATCGCGTTGCCCTGCGCGTTCACCGTATTGGCAAGCACAGTCGCGTGATTGGCCCAGGCCTTGCGCAGATCGAACGAATCGGCGCCATACATGTTGGTCAGATCGACGCCCGAAACGACCTCTTCCGTGACGGGGCCCATCTGGGCGTAGAGATAGATGTAGGGAAGGTGCTGGGGAATCTGCTCCGGGACGGGCGTCACCTGCTGCGTACTGAGGTCATCAGTGCGCTGGAAGATGGTCATCGGAGCGCCATTGACAATCATGGCCGTTGTCATGGTTGCGATCCTGAAAGGAAATGCTATGGCCTGGGGGTAATCTGGAATGGCGATGCGGCGCATCATATAAATTCGTCCGCTTCGCAATCCTCAATAACCTTCGACCACGTCATCACGAACTTTCAGGACGAGGCGGCGGAGAATGAAACGCTATGCGACGGCGTACGAGACCACGCAATGCAGTGGCTATGTGCTGGACAAACTTGAAACATCGCTGAAAGCGGCATACCTTGCGGGAGCGCTTATGCCTGCCAGTGAGGCGGCGACGGTACTCGAGGTACAAGGCGGTCAGCCACTTGCAGATGCGATACCCGAATTTGCCCACCCGTTTCTCGTCGCGCACGCGCACGGCGGCACTCACGACGAAGGTGGGACCATCGTGTTCGACGCTCGCCCATTCGGCGCCTTTGACCGCCTGCGCGGGCAATTCGTCGTCCGCAACGAGATCGAATATGGCCTGCAGTTGCGACGCGCCCAGCTCAATGACATCTGGGTCAATGACGATCCGGCGTTGCTGCGGGATGCGTCACCGGTGGCAATGAGTTTCTTCGCGAGCTGGATCAGCGAGAACGTAGCCCGCCGCTTCGCGCTTGACCCGCGCGAGCAGCTGAATCTGGCGATCCTCAGCGCCATTCACTATCTCTCGCTGTTTGCCGATGAGGACAGCCTCGATACCCACGCGCGCCTGAAAATCGCAATGCAGGTCTCCCGCGGCCTACGCTGTCCGGCCGAGGATGTAATGACGCTGCTCGAGAAACAGCAGCATGCGGGCGCCGGCATTGTCGGTCTATGCGCGGATGCGGCTGACGCGACAGGCAGCGTGAGATTGCGCGAGCTCAGCCCCGGCATTCTCATCAGCATCATCAAGGGAACGTGGTGGGGCATCAATGCAGCCGAAATGCTCGCTGTCGCGCTTGAACATCCACCGACATGGCTCGCGCTGCTGGCCGCCGCGCACGTCGAGCGCACCTACCGCAACTCCGGCCTCGCGCGCATGGTAGAGCGCCAGGCGCATAAGGAACCGAACCAGCTCTTCCTGCGCGCGGTACTCAATCTCGCTCACCTGTCGGATCGTCGCGCTCATTGACCCGCCTGCGCCCGCCTCCCCCTTCACTTCTCCGTCTTTCCACCCGGGTTTGGCCATGTACGACTATCTCGTCGATAACGCGCTGCGCAACGTCTGGTGTGCGCCCACGCAGGACCGCCAGGCAATCCTGCAGCCCGCGCGCCTCACCCCGGATGGCGGAGTGACCAATAGCGTGCAGATCGACTGGTCTGAATACCAGCTGCCGGCAAGCAACGCACCATTCCACGTCTACCAGATCGGACAGATCAGTCCGTGGCTGCTCGGCCTGCTGGCGTGGGCCATCACCTGGACACCGTTCTCACTGGCGATGAACCGGTTGAACCTGATCGTCGACCTGTATGTGAACTCCGGCATCCAGCTACCGCGCTTCCAGTCGTATTTCATGATCACACGCGACCGCAACATCGTGATCGCGGTGCGGTTCCAGCCCACTATCAGCATCAATCTCGATCGCGAGCCACTGTGTCTGCGGCTCTACAGCAACGCCTTCTTCCAGAGCCCACGTGCCACCTCCGGCGACACAAAATACGTGATCCAGACGGGCGGGCTGGTACCAAAGCTCAAGAGCGACATCCTGCCCGTCCAGAACACCGTCACGGCACTTCAGGCACTTCCGGGCGTCGTGTACTGCTTCGTCAACGGCTTCAAGGTCGACGCCATCAATGTCGTCACAGCGCAGCCCGGCGATGTGGTCGAGTACGTCTATGACAGTTCCATCTACCGGATCGCCGACTTCACGCTGTCCGGCCTGCCGGTATTCAACAGCACGCTCGACAGCAAGTACAAGTACCTGCTTCATTACGATGGACGCGCCCGACATACCATCGACTTCGAGGACGACATCGATGTGTGGGTAATCTATACGCTACCCACGAGTCTCACACAGGGCGTCTTCTACCACCACAACGAAGCGGATGCGATCCGCAACGTTACGCACCGCGACTACGCGTTGCCTACGGCCTACGTGGCGGGCTACCTCGCGGCGCGCGGAAACTGGGAGTCAGAAGCAAACGTCACGATCCGGCTGCACATCCGTCGGGCCGGACTCGAGCGCCCGCTCGTCTACGAGGCCAACCGCATTTTCGAGCTTTACAAGCTCAGCGATGCCCAGATCGTGAGCGCATTGGCGGGCGTGAACGCCACGCTTGAAAACTGGCAGGCGGCCACGCTGGAAGCGTCGCCCTACACCCGGATCATGGGCGCATACGGTGGTGTCGCGGCGAGTTCAGGTGGTGCCAATACCTTCGACCGCCAGACGGTCGAGGATGCGTACGGCTATAACGCCACGGGCCGGCTCGTGGGCATGAGCCCGCTGATCCCCGTGCTGGAATCAGGCCAGTTGCTCGTTAGCCTCCCCTACAACCTCCAGAGCAACGTCACGGCGTGGGAATACGACAGCAACGGCACGCTGCTTGGCTACTACGGCCACGCGAGCGGTGGCGTGTATGTCTGCGAGAACAGCAACTGTGTGCTCGTCGAGGTGATCTATGGCGGCGCCGCCCAGATGCCCGACGATACCTACGGGCAGGCCACCCAGTTGATCGATACGCGTCTGGACTACCGCATGTACACGTGCGATATCGCGTCTCTCACCGGCAAGCCGCTCTTCAACTGGCGCGACGTCACCGGCAGCAGCCAGTATGCGATCCAGGACGGCATCCTCACGTGGCTGATCGACACCACCAAAGCCTATACATGTGTGCGAAGCAACCGCACGATGCTCGCCTACACGCTGTACATCCAGCCAAAGGAAGGCATCCTGCCGATTGAGATCCAGCAGCAGGGCATCCTCAACTACGTGCTGCAGCTCTTCGCGATGCAGATCCCGATGGGCCAGCTCGACGTGTTCGTGAACGGCCGCTCCATGATCCAGGGCCTGGACTATGTGATGCAGTTTCCCACGATCATGATCAACAACGTCTCGGCGCTGTCGTTTCCGCAGGACAGGCAGCAGCAGATCACGATCCGCTGGACCGGATTCTGCAGGAACGATCTGTCGATCCCGTCCCATCGCGATACGGGCTGGGTGCAGTACGGGCTGCTCTCGAACAACAACCGCTACAACATCCGCGACGACGACGTTACCCGCATCGCGGTGGGCGGTGGCGTGTTCCCGAAGTCCGCACTAAAATTCGCCGAAGACGACGCCAACATCCTCTCGCCGCTGCCCGTCAACGGGCTGCCGTATCAGGTGCAGAAGGTGGTGGTGCCGATGCTGGGGGTCACCAACGAGGATACCCAGACCTACTTCGACAAGGCTCTCGCGATCGACCGGGCCGTCGAAGACTACATGACGCTCTACTATCCGCTGCCGGCTCCCGGTGCAGCAAGCGGCCCGGACGTCATCAACGCGCTCTACCCGCTTTTCAGCCCCTTCTGCTGCAAGATCATCTACGACCTCGTGCTCGGCATCATCGACGAGACACCCCTGCAATCGTTCTACAACGACGACTTCGTGCGTGGAGTCTGCCAACCCTATGAGTATCTGCTGGCGTTCGACCCGACCCAGCCAGCCACCGCGCAGGATCCGCGGTTCGTGAGGATCCAGCCGCACAACCTGACCGTGACCATTGCGCTCGACATCTATGCGTACAACTTCGTGAACAACGTGATCCGCATCTATCTGAACAACCTGGTGCTGCTCAACAACTACGTATCGATTGCCGATCTGGCGGGTAGCAGCGCGATCGGCAGTTGATCGATGCCGGAGGTCGCATGTCCGACTTCGGAAGTTCAGTCGAGCTGCCGGTCGGCACCGACGGCGGCGTACCCATCAAGAGCCCCGACAACAGCCTGTGGGAGATCTGGGCCTACCAGAATCTCTGGCTCGGCGCCGCGGGCACGAACAAGTACATACCGAAGATCAACGACTACGTCTGCGACTACACGATCAACCAGTGGTGGAGAGTCGCGCTGGTCGATCCCGTCACCTACGTGCCGACGCTCGTGCCGCTCACCACCACACCCAATGCGGCGATGACCGAGGGGGACCTGCTTCAGGGCGTGGGGCTTGGCACGCTTGCCGACACGTTTCGCGTCTATCTCGACACCAGCGTCATTCCGTTCATCCTCGCCGTGGACGGCAGGCTCTGGTATCCGGGGCCCGATGTCGCGTCAGTCAAGCTTTTCACGGGCGCGGATTTCACCACCAACGAGAACTGCATCAGCGGCTACTACGACCAGTCGGGCAAACTGGTTTCCCAGGCGATTCCCCTCGCACCCGTGTCGGTCGAGTTCCCCGATGGCTCCATGGGTACGGTCTCAGGCGTGCCGGTCTGTTACACGAACGTGCGTCTGGCTGACGCCACGCCGGTCACCGCGGTCGCCTACTCCTCGACCGGTGCAGTCGTATCCATCCGGCAGCTCCTGATCCAGAACACCGGTTGCATCCGTCTGGCCGACTCCGGCGTGAAGTATGTCGTGGGGATCGAACTCAGGACACCGTTCCTCTCAAGCTCGGACCCGACGCTCATCCAGTTCCCGATCAATGTGATTCTCGCGAACCTGAACCTGATGGGCATTGTGCGTTACAGCGACGGTTCGAGCGCCATGCTGCCAGTGGACAACACGAAGTTCCAGATACTCGGCTTCAATGCCTTTGTCTCGACAATCGTCGGACAGTCCTTCAACGTCGTGCTCAAGTACAACCTCTCGCCCGACGAGGCGGTCTTCAACGCGAATTCGGTCGAACAGCAGGGGTTCATCACCCGGGCCTACCGGATGACGTCCATCAACTCCGCCGGTGCGTACGCTCTCAAGCTCTTCGCTTTCCCCGTCTGGCGCGACAGTGTCACGGGCTACCGGCTCGACTGGTTTCTCTACAACCTCGATCGCAGCACCTGGTGGAATGTCACGAGCCTGGTGCAGTTCTCGCCAGCTTTTCCGGCCTTCCAGCCGCTGCAGTACGGCGTGCAGCAGGACATCAACGCACAGGTGCAGCTGAGCAAGGTCGACCTGAGCTTCACGAACTATCTTTTCAGTGCCACGCTGGCGATCACGCTGCTTGGACCCGGCATGCAGGACTCGCCCTGGCAGATCCAGTTCGAGCCTGGGCAGATGCCCCCCTACGGTCCCGGCAATGTCGCAGCTGTCAACGAGGTCCAGGCCAACCAGTACACGATCAATATCGCCAGCGGCTATAAAAAGCAGGGCGACTGGCTACAGGCGCTCTATTACAACACCCTGCCGCTGACCGATCCGGCCACCGAGGCGAAGTTGCCGGTGCCGAGCCACTTCGCGATCCAGATGCCCGATGGCAGCGAGCCGATCGTCTGCCCGATCTCGCAGTGGGCGGCGACGTTCAGCACGAGCGTGACGATTCCCGACGACAGCACGCTCTACGTAACGTTCTTCCTGCGCACCACGACCAACGACCTGCAGCTCTCGATCTGCGGCCTGCCGGTGCGCTATCCGGGTACGTAGCGGGATAACTGCTCGAGGCACCGGGCCAGTATCTGACCAGCGCCGGGACCGCCTGAGCGATACAGGCGGTCCCGGCGCTTCTGACGGGAGGGCGTCAACGTGATCCTCTTCCTCGATGATTTCAGCCTGTATCCGCGCGCCATCATCGACACCGAAACCACCAACGAGAGCTTCGTGAGGCTCGCGGCGATCTACCGCAAGATGGGGATACGTAACCACGCGTTTCTCCTCGCGCTGCTCAATCCTGATCTGCAAGGCGTGGACCCATTTTCTCCCGATCTCACGCTCGATCAGATGGCGGCGATCGCCGTCGAGTGCAAGACCAATCCCTTCTATTTTTTCCGCGAGGTATGCCGCATACCCATGAGCGGCAGCACCGAAGCCGTCCCGTTTCAGGCCAGCCGCGGCAACATCGCGCTCATCTGGTGCTTCTTCAATCACCTGATGATCTTCCTCGTGATGATCCGGCAGACCGGTAAGTCGGTGGCGGCCGATACGCTCATGGTGCTGTTGCTCAACTTCATCTGCGTGAACACCGAAATCAACCTGCTCACGAAAGATGAAATCCTGCGGCGCACCAACGTGGACCGCATCAAGAAGATCATTGATGAGTTGCCACCCTACCTGCAGCAGCGCACCCGGCAGGACACGCACAACGGCGAGGAAATCAGCGTCAATCGCCTTGGCAACAAGTACAAGACGCACGTCCCGCAGGCGTCCGAGAAAGGCGCCTACAAGGTGGGACGAGGCCTCACCACGCCGGTCATCCAGATCGACGAAGGACCGTTCCAGCCGAATGTGAGCATTGCCGTACCGTCCGCACTCGCCGCGCGCAATGCAGCAGTCGACGCGGCCCGCGCGAATGGTTCGCCTTATGGCGTCATTTTCACCAACACCGCGGGCAAGATCGACGACCGCGACGGCGCCTTCATCTATCGCATGCAGGGCAGCGCCGCACCGTGGAACGAGAAATTCTTCGACGCTGCAGACGCCCAGGAGCTCGAGCAGCTGGTGCGCAAGTCCTCCCACGGCGAGAAAACCCCCGACGGCAGCCGGCGCAGTGTCTATCGCGTGAACATCACGTTCGGCCACCGACAGCTCGGCAAGACCGACGAATGGCTACGGGAAAAGATCGAGGAAGCTGCGGTCAGCGGAGACGACGCGAATCGGGACTTCTTCAATATGTGGACCTCCGGCACGCAGACGCATCCCCTGCGACGCGAAGTCCTCGAGCGGATTGTGGAATGCCGGCAGGATCCAAAGTTCACCGAGATCAGCAAGGAAGGCTATATCACGCGCTGGTATGTGGAAGAGCACGCGATCGAGGCAAGAATGCGTGCCGGGCGCTTCGTCATCGGACTGGACCCGTCAAACGCCTCCGGTGGTGACGACATCTCGCTCGTCGCGCTCGATATCGACACACTTGAGGTCGTCGCCGCGGGCACCTATAACGAAACCAACATCCTGCTTTTCTGCAGCTGGGTAGCGCAGTGGCTGATCCGCTGGGACACCACGACGCTGGTCATTGAGAACCGCAGTCTCGGGCAGGCCCTGATCGACTACCTGCTCTACATGCTGCCAGGACACGCCATCGATCCGTTCCGGCGGCTCTTCAACCGGATCGTCCAGGAGTACGACGAGCTGCCGGCCCGCTTTCACGAGATCCAGGTACCGATGGGACGACGCCCCACCGACATCTACACGCGATACAAGAAGGCGTTTGGCTTCACGACATCGGGCGGTGCTGGTATCTATTCGAGAAGCGAGCTCTATTCGGCCTCGCTCCAGCTTGCCGCCAAACGCGCGGGTGCGCTCAGCTACGATCCGGTGCTGATCGAACAGATCGCCCATCTGACCACACGCAATGGCCGCATCGATCACGAAGAAGGCTTGCATGACGACATGGTGATCGGCTGGCTGCTGGCCCACTGGCTCGTCACTCGCGGCAAGATGCTGGCGTTCTACGGGATCGACGACCGGCGCATTGGCTCAGCACTGCACGTGGGCTCGCGCGAGAGCGTCATTGATCATGCGATACGCCGCGAGCAGCAGGCGATCCAGGAGGAGATCCGGCGCCTGTACGACGAACTCTCCCGCGAACCCAACGAATGGGTAGCCGCGCGCATTGAACATCAGATGCGCCTGCTCGACCGCCGCGTAGTCCTGCAGGAAGGTGAAATCTTCAGCATGGACACCTTGATCAACCAGGCAAAGGACAGGAAGCGGGAACGAAGACTGCAGCGTCGCACGGCGACGCCTCCTGCGGACCCAAGCCCCCCACCCCAGGGATTCTTCAGCGACATTCCGCCGGGCGTCACACCGGGCACCCCCGTGCGCACACTCAAACGTGGTGGCTGGTAATTCGAGATAGCCGAATCGCATGAAACTGCGCTCACTATTCGCAATACACATTGCGCCCTGACAATTGTTGAAGATTCAAGGGCACCAGGTCGTTGAATCTTCAACACTCAGCCGCTATAAAGTGAGATGGCCCTTAAAAGGTCGCAATCACGGCTCATCTCAATATAGCAGTCCTCCCCTTCGGGCCGTGCCTTCCTCAAAATCCAGGGAGCTCTACGCCTATGGCGGACTTGCTGAACGCATTGCAATCGATACCTGGCCGGCAGGCGTACTTTCTCGAAGTGCCCGGTACGGCAGCTGCCGCGGCGTTGTCCGTGGTGTCGTTCGATGCGACCGAAACGATGGGCTCGCCCATTGAGGTGAGCATCGAACTCACCCATCCCCTGCAGCTCGCACGCGCGGACTTCCTGAACCGCGACGCCACATTCTCGATCGTGCCCGACGACGGTGTGCCGAAGAAGTTTTCGGGATACATCGAGCGCTTCTCGACGATCAAGACCACGAAGGACTTCACCCGGTACCGTCTGGTCCTGAAGTCACATTTCGGGCGCCTGCAGGCGGTTACCAACACGCAGGTTTTCCAGCACCTCACCACCCCGCAGATCATCCGGCAGATCCTGAGCTCACACGGTATCAGGGATCACCAGATGTCCTTCCGGCTGCGCGGCAAATACCCCAAGCATCTGTGGCGTTTCCAGCACCAGATGACAGATTTTTCCTATGTGCACATGCTCATGGAAAAGGCTGGCATTTACTGCTTCGTCGTCGAGACCGAATACGGTGACCAGATTGTTTTTGGTGACGACATCGACCACTACATCTACGACCCCCGTCTCATCGTCCCCTATCGCGAAGCAGCCGGCCTTGAAGCCGGTGGTAGTGAGGCGATAACGTCGATCAGAACACATAGCGTGACGGTGCCGCAGTCCATCGTCGTCGCTGACTACAACCCGGATCAGGCGTGGGAGCGTTTTCGAGATGAGGCCAACCTCGCCCCGCAGGACGAAACCACCTACGGCCAGACCTACATCTACGGCACCAACCACCTCGATCAGGACGGCGCCAAGTGGGAAGCACAGCTGCGACATGAGGCGGCCCTCGCCCGCCAGGTGATCTACGAGGGTGAGAGCAATGTGCTAGCGCTTCAGTGTGCTCGTGTACTCGAAACAGACATCGCGCTACCCGACGCCCCGAAGGGCCAGGTGGTCATCGAAGTCAAGCACAGTGGCGCGCGCGACAAGGGCTATTCGAACACGTACAGGGCGATTCCTGCGGACCGGCGCTTCCGGCTCCAGCTCGAGCCTTCGAATTGGGCAAAAATCCCGGGGACGCTTTCGGCACGAATTTGCAGTCCCGATAAATATTCCTTTGGCTACCTCAATTCCGTTGGCTACTACGTCGTCAGACTCGATGCCGATTTTGGTACCTGGTCGAAGGGTGGCGAGAGCGTGCCGTTGCGTCTCGCAAAACCCTTCGCCGGCAAACTGCAGACCGGCATGCACTTCGTCGCGCTGGATAACGACGAGGCAAAGATCTCCTTCAGGGATGGGGACCCGGACAAGCCAGAAATCAGCGGCTTCCACCACCATAGCCAGGCCCGCGATCTGGTGACGAATGACCGCCGCTGGCTGTCCCGCAACATGATCCGTACGCAGAAGAACAACAAGCTGCGTATGGAGGACTGGAACGGACAGGAAGGCATCAAGCTTAGCACGGACCACTCGGGCAAGTCACAGCTCAATCTCGGCTACCTCGTCAATGGCAAGCTTGAATACCGCGGCGAGGGGCATGAGCTCCGCACATCGGGATGGGGGGTACTGCGCGCCGGCAAGGGCGTGATGGTGACCAGCTATGACCGCCCAGGCGCCACTGGCGCACAGCGCGACATGCAGGAGACGATGGCGCAACTGGACAGCGCGCTGGAGCTCGCCAAAGCGCTCGCGGCATCCGCCACCAGCGCCAAGGCGGAACCTGCCGACACCAACGCGCAGCAGCAGGTGAAGGATGATCTGGATAACCTGAAGAAGCCAGGCTTGCTGATGAGCACGCCAGCCTCCGCTGCATTGGTAGCGGCCGGTGGCATCCAGTTCTCGGCGGAAGACAACATCACTGGCGTAGCCGGCAGGAATGCTGACTTCAGTGTCATGAAACGCTTTACCGCCGCGGTCGGCGAGAAGATTTCGCTGTTCGCGCAGAAGTTCGGCATCAAGATCTTCGCAGCCAAAGGCCCCGTTGATTTCCAGGCACAGGGCGGGCCGATGTCGCTTACCGCGGCCAAGGACGTCAACGTCGGCAGCGTCAATGGCAAGGTCAATCTCGCGGCGGCCAAGGAAATCATCCTCGAATGCGGAGGTGCGTTCGTCCAGATCAAGGACGGCAGCATCACGCTCGGCGGTCCGGGCGATCTGTTCTTCAAAACGATCACCGTACAGAAGAAAAGCAAAGCGTCGCAAACGCCAGCTTTCCCTGTCCTGCCCGATGGCAATATCTACGAGCAGGACTTCAAACTCGTCAATCACGCGGACGGCACCTTACTCCGGAACGCAGCATACAAGATCACGTCCGAAAGCGGCACCCAGTTCGCAGGCGTCGCTTCGGACAACGCAATCACACGTCTTGCTGTGACCAGTCCCGCCGAGAAACTCACGGTCAAACTGAATTCCGAAGATGCCGACACCTATCACCAGCATCTCCGCGATGCGTGGGGCAACCCCGCATCCAACGATTGACCGCGTATTTCTGAAAGCATTCCAGTAACCAAAGGTTCCGAGAATATGGGCAAACGCATTCCACAAGAAGCAGAAGATCCAGCCTACGAAAGTGACCAAACACGGCCTCAGGCAACCACGCCTGTCGCCAATCTTGCGGAGCCGATCTCCAAGGGATACCTCTGCAAAAAGTGCTGCGCCGCACTTAACAAACCGCGTCGAAACCGGTTGAACCACCCGATGTACCAGCGCACCGTGACTCGCTCGATCTGGGAAGACAACGTCGAAAAGCGACAGTATTTTCGCTATAAGGGCGAGGTCGGCTATGACATGACGAAAAAGCCACCGGCTCCGATCATGTCGGCCAAGAAAAAGGAAGAAAACCGCCCCAGCGAGTTTCCGTTAGCTGGAATCTGGCGCATAAAGCGCGAACTCCAAGCGGTGGTCGAAACTGCTGGAGAGGCCGCGGGAGACCTGATAACACGAAACGAGCTCGAAGCGCTTGGCGGTTCGGTATTGCGCATCCCAGACGTCATTGTCCTTCATTGTGATAGTGATCTTCTCAAACAACTCGAATCCCAAACGGCCGATATCAAACGCTTCATTCCAGAACAGAAGAATATTGAGCGGATCGTTGAGGTTAAGTTCTTCGACGATACCCTCTCGGAATATCAAGGTCGCGCGTATAGTCAGATTGCAGGGCCAGCCGAATTCAACCTCCTTGAACCGACGAACCCAGATCCAGATTGCGGTTGCGGATGTCAGAAGGACGAAAAAAAACAGAAGACAGAGCAAAAGCAAACCTCTCGATCGTCTGCTTCTCAGCGTCCGCCAATTCCGTTCATTCCGCCTGTTACACCGCCGCGCGGCGGGAAAGATGAGGACCGTCTTATCGTTGACCCAGTCGCTTCGAGTTCATACGACGGCGAGCAATCATTGAGCGATGTATTACCCCGCACACCAACGAGCAACTTGTCAGGCTCCTCAGTGATACTGCTCGACGTGCTGCTTATACTCGCTGCGGCCGCAGCCCTTTAACTGATCCAGACTCCGAAATGACATCTGACGAACTCGACGACTACGTTTACGACTGCGACCGCACAGCCCCTGACAGCCCTGAAGGAGCTGACTTCCGATACGTGGTGAAACTCGTACTTCGCGCCACGTTATTTTTTCGCGCAGGACACACGCAGGAAATTCGCCAGGGACTGAAGGCCTGCTTCGACGAGTATTTTCTGGCATTCGGCAAGAATCTGCATTGGGGATGGGAACCCCAACCATCCGGAAAGCCGACGCCTCGAATCTTCGATCAAAATCTTATCGATGCTACTCGTAGTGCCTTCGACAACACGAAAGAAGGTAGCAACATTGAACTCGCTTTCATGAGCGGATTTAACCAATACTACGTTGGCGATTATGGAATCAAGTGTCTGACCATGCCAAACTGGGAAGACTCAATGGGTTACGATTCCTATTTCAGCTTCTGGTTGCCTTGTGATACTTATCATGAAGGCCGATGGGATGGTGGCAATTTCCCTGCCCATGAATTCCTGCTTGCGTGCTGCAAACGTCTTAAAGCTTCACAAGGCTACGCTGGATTCGCTCTTGCGCTGCCGCACGAATATGCCAAATGGGAACCCTACGAACTGAAGTTGGCCCAAAAATACTACGGACTGGAGATCGACAAGGCAGCGGCAACATCACTCATGATCGACGAGTGGCGCGGAGTCAAGGACGTCAACTGGTACACCATCCTTGGCGAACCCTATGTTGAAAAATTAGGCGGCAACCACGCCATCCGCGCAAAGCTTGCAGCCCCCAACTTTCAGCTTTACGACTTTGGCGCAGGGATTACCATCCGGGCAGGCGCTGAACCTGAAATGGCTCCAGTAAGCAATGGTCTGCCATCTGCATATGTAGCAGTCAATGACGTCATTCGACCAATCAGGACGACACAAATCCGATCGATGGGTCTTGGCTCAAACGCAGGCGAATTGCGCTTCAATATCCGACTGACTGACCTGTGGATGAGACGGTTTGATGCGCCGGGGATTTGGCCGCCGGCACATCCATAACACGGCCAATCGTGTTCGATTAACAGCGGCAGGCCCCCGTCCCGTATATCGCAACGGTTTGCGACGACGGTGGCCTGACCGCATCGAATGAGGTTTGCGTGACAAGTAATGAACGTACGGCTCACCGCCGTGTACTGCCATTTTTCTGCTCACCGCCGGCATGGGTTCTGATTCGCGTCGATGTGCCGGGACTCTCCATTGTGAGAGAACGCACCGAGCATGGTGGAGCGGTGCTGTGCTTCCTGTCGCTACTCGACGCGATGATCGAGGTCGTCCATGCCGCACGCGTTGGCAGGGAGTTGCGTATCCTTCGCGCATCAGATGTCGATTTCAGTCTGTTCCGGGACCTCGACGGACAAGGACTGCTCGCGAGCCTGCATAGTGCATGGCTCGCATCGGGTCCGAAGATCCTTGCCCGACCATCTGGCGTCTTGGCTAGGTTCACAACGGACCTACATGAATGGGCCGGCGATCCGGTTTTCTTCGAAGTTCAGTCGGACACGCTTGGCTTGTTCAACGACACCTATGAACTGGCAGGTCTTTTCGCCTGGCGCGAGACCAATCAAATCGTACAGCGATGGGACGAGGCACGCCTTCGCGACGCCGCGAAAAGAGCGCTCAATGCGGTTGAGGTGACAGGCGGTCAAGCGGAGGACTGCAACGGCTTGGCCCTGTTCAATCCTGAGTCAATGGAATGGCACTTCGTGCCGCCCAGAGAGCAGGAATCGTGAGCAGCAACACCTTTGTCCAGCCTGGTCGTGGATTCGTCGGCCGGTCCATCAATCGCGTGGTCGCGCTGCACACTGCTTCAGAACGTGCTCCGGTTGATCTTTGCCCGGCTGCCTATCATGCAGCCGGATAGCGTCGTCTCATGTCCCTGAGTAGTGCCGCATGGTCATCGTACGGATTACGATGTAGAGAAGGATCGCTGTGCGTACCGATGCAATCACGCTGTCGTTCCGGTTTCCCGTGGCCTTCTTCACGCACCACTCGGCTTTATCCCTGAGCGAAAAGAGCGCAGGATCGATGCTGCGCGACGAAGTATAGACCCCACGCAGCCTGGCAAGGAGCGTCGGCAGATCCACGTGGTTGCGCACCATGGTGCGCTCTTCAGCAAGATAGTCGAAGCTGTGAATGAGCGTTTCGTCGAGCAGATCGCCGATGCGCTTCGCAGCTGAGTGCTGGTAGCTGTCCGAAATCCATTCGAGTGTCTGCCGGAAGAGGCGTGGCGGTGTCGTGTACATCAGCTTGCAGATCAGCTCGAACAGCTCTTCCTTGATGAACGAGTGCCGGTCGGTGACGATCGAGTGCAGGTACCGCGTGTACGCAATCAGGTTGCGGTTACGATCCTTGAGCACCACGTTACCATCGTAGTCGACGAGCGACGAGCTCGACTGGATGCGCATACCCTGATGATGGACCTGCAGGAACACGTCGTAAATGTTCTTGAGCATGTCGCGGATGCGGCTTTGCGTATCGTTGAGCAGGTAGATCACCTCGAGGTCGTTGTCCATCCGGGAGATGGTCTTGAAATGCAGGCCCTGGGGGGAGATGAGGTCGCGCGTACGCTGCTCCAGCACGGCGTTCCACGTGCCAAACTGCTTGATCGCGAATTTACCGGACAGCAGCGCGTAGGTGGCCTCCGCTGTGGCCCGGTCGGCGGGATAGCGGAAGTGGCGAAAGAGGCGGGAGGTCAGAAACTTGTACTGGAGCACGAGCGCAACGTCCATCATGGTTGTCTGCTTCGCGGCGTCGTTGAGTTTCGGGCTCACGTAAAGCGCGTGCAGCAGCCATGCGCACGAGAGATTCATCGTGTCACTGGAGACCTTGAAGGTGGGATTGACGGTAGGTAGCGCGACGAGCTCCTGGGCAAGCACACCCTCTTCGACTTTCAGGATCTCCTCGAACCACCGGTCACGGTCGTCGTCGGTGAAGCGCACCACCTCCACGCCCGTGAGATTGCCGCCAAAGAACTTGATGTGATCGGGGTTCTTGAAAACAAAGGCGTGACGGTACTGGCTTACCCTGCGGGCGAATGCTGCATCCATCGCGAGGTCGTGGCAAGCCTCGAGGAACACGCCCTCGATGTTTTTCGCCATGGCCAATTCCTGAAATCCGATGAAAAGCCGCTGAGGAGCCGCCGGCAGCGTCCGGGTGCGGCTCTATGCGCGCCGGCGCGCGACCCAGTCCTTTGCAAATGCCTCAAGCGAGGGAAACACCCTCGATCCGTAGGCATGCACCAGTGCCTCGAGCGCCTGTGCGAGTTCGACCACGCGCGGCTCGGGATTGCTGCTGTCGCTGCCGTTGACTGAGGGTTGGGTGGCATCCATGACGACCACGTAGTTATCCGGGCCACTACCATGCTGACCGAGTTCGGCCAGATCCTGACTCACTTCGACAATGTGCTCGGGCTTGACGTCGGTCGCCGAAACGCCATAGACGGTAGTCGCACCAGCGCCTGGCGTCGTGTCGGCGCTGGCGAGTTCCACGTTGTTGATGAGTTGGGCAAGCGCGAGGGCGTCATTAGCCTGCGATTCGAGCGCCTGCGATTCGAGCGCCTGCGACTGGCCGCCCGGTCGACCGCCGGAATCGAGCAGGGCTTTTGACGTTTCCGGTGCGCCATCCTGCGCGCTGCCATGCCCATCCCGGCTGCCCGCGGCAGCGTCAGACTCCGTGGCACCCGGTGAGGCGACCGCAGTTGCCTCATCCGTGGCTTCGCCCGTCGAAGACTCGGGACGCGCATAGACCTCGTTGAGCGCCTGCGAAAAGACTTCCGAGAGCGGCCCCTTGATCTCAATGAGTTCCTTGCTGTCATCCCCGGCAGAGTCCAGTTGCCCTTCGAGCGCTGCCCTGAGCAATGAAGCCATGCTGCCTCCGTGTGTTTTGCCGTCATGGCGTACACAGGATTGGCGCCGGGACGCCGCGCGCTGTCGTCTTTGCGCATTGCGTTTCCGCGCGCACACGCACGCGTATAAAGCGTATATATCGAGTATTTCTATAAAGAGAAGAGATATGAAATATCTCTTCTCTACGCTGTATACGCTCCTTATGTATACGATAAAGCGATTGCGCGGGCGCGCGTGCGGGCGCGCTGATATCCAGCATTGGTAATTTTTTACCAGAAAGAAAACGACGAAAATTCCCCGATCCGCTTATCGCCCCTGAAACGGGGCTAAGCCGATAGCGAGAATACTGCCAGAATCAACGACAACGGGCCCACAAGCGGCTCTCGCGGCCTACGCAATACCGATACAGCCACGACTCCTCCCAGCGGCACACAGGGCGTCCCCTGATCATGGCGGCAAGCGGGCAAGGTCGAGGGGAAAATACCCGCGCCGGCACTCCTGTGCGCATGCCCGTACCCAACTCAACCTGCGCCCCTAGCGCGGTCCACCGATCTGCATGCGCAGCGCCCTCAACCATCGCTCGCCGTCGTTCATGATCGCGATCTTCGCCCACTTCTCCTTCAGGTAATCCTCGTAGTTCTGTTCCGCATCGGCGTAGCTGTCGATGATCTCCTTGATCTTGCCCAGATTCTGGCCCCCCCTCAGTTCACCGATGTCGAGCTGCACCGTGTAGGTGTTGTAGATGTAGGACTTGACCGCGTACTCGACGAGCTTGCAGAACGCGTGATAGCTGCGCAGCTGGATGTTGTTCAGGTTCTCGTCGTTGGCCACGATGCAGCGCAGGTATGAGTTCGAGGGCACCGTCAGCACGTCGCGCACGAGCACGACGTTTTCGCCAATGAGTTCGATTCGCGCGGTTGAGGTGATCGGCACCATGCCCATCGCATCCACCACGGCATTGCCGACCTGCAGCATCGTGTTGGCCTGGTTAAGCGCCGCGATGCCCACCGACGAAATACGCGTTGGATCGGCGAACGACACATTCAGCACCGTCAGAATGCTCCGACCATTGGTTCGTTTCTTCGGAATGCGAAACACGGTGTCAAAGGGCGTCTCCCCGCGCTGGCCACACCCGTCGAGCAGGATCCAGACCTCCGTACCGCCCAGCAGGTTGCAGTCGATCAGCACACGCGGGCGAACCACCAGACTGATGATCTGGTCTTCGATACCTGCGGTCGTGTCCCGCCAGTATTCCTCCCGCCTGAAAAACACCACGTGCAGCACCTCTGGTGGAATCCGGTAACGCACGTCGAACACACTTTTTGCGATGGCGTTCATAAAGGGGCCTCTTTGCCCCTGCCGCGTCCTGTGCGGATGGGCAGCGGCCCGAATCAACTTAAAGAAAAGACGGCGATATATCACCGATGCGGAGTCGATCAGATCTCCACAACATTTCTTTACGGAGGACCACGACATGAACCATGCGATTCAGGAAATGTTTTCCAGTTGTGTGAAGTATTTCGACGCGCTCAGCTATCTGGCCGAACGCAATGCCTCGGTGAGTTTTGCACGGGTCAATCTGGGCGAGTACTCGGTCGTCCACCTGCGCTGCGGAAACGCCACCGTGATTTCGAGCGAGATCATTCGCGTCTTCGACCGGGAGGGTAACCCGGTGGATAAGGTCACGCTGCCCTACACGCAGCAACGTGCCTGGTACAAGCGACTCGTCGTCGAGGAAGGCTTTCCCGCTGCGAACCTGATTGAACTTCTCGATGAACGCAGTCGCGATTATTTCTGGCGGGAGCGGCTGCAGTAGGTCAGGGAGTCGTCACACACAACAGCTACGGGATCATGGATGCTGGTTGGGCAGCATCCATGATCCCGTAGCTATTTTTCTTCGCAATCCGAACTCATACACAAGGACCAATACGCTATGTTTGCCAAGATGCTGATGGGCGCTGCCAAGGAAAACCGCCACGTTGGAGTTCCCCGTTCCATAGTCGAGGGTGAACACATCGAATTCTCGTACGACCTTCATGGACGGCCTTTCATGAAGGTCTGGCGTTTCGGGAGCTGCGAGGAGCTCCCCGTGTTCGGCGACGTCTACCTCATGTCCGGAACCGGCGAGACCATCGATCGTTTCAGCCCGCCGCTGAATTTTGTTGGTCGCGGCGCCGACGGCTGGAAAGACCGCCCCGGCGATTCAAAATCGCCTCCCGACCACACACCGCCGCCGGCGAACCTCCCATCCGTTCCACGGTTGCTTACAGGACTAACCCGTCATGTGTGACTACCCGCGCAAGATCATCGTGCTGCGGCACGCCGAACCTACCATCGAGCCATGGAGCCAGCGTCTGTCATCGATCGGCCGCGAGCGTGCCGCATCGCTCGCCACGTATATTCCCCGAAATTTTGGCAAGCCAGACGTTATCTTCGCACTCGCCCCTACAACCGGCCTGCACCCGCTGCTCACGGTCCTACCATTGTGGCAGGACCTTGATGACGTTCCGCTGGACGTCTCCTGCGACAGCGACGAGATCCGTGTGCTGGCGCGCTATATCGTCAGGCAGGGCGAGCCGATTCCCGGCAGCCGCTTCGCCGGTCGCAATGTACTGATCTGCTGGGATCCGAAGGGGCTGCCGGCGCTCATGATGGCGCTCGGTGCATCGACACAAACTTTCCGCGATCCGTGGCCTGAGAGCGATTTCAACAGCATTTACGTCCTCACTCGCGACAACGAGCGCGTGATCAACACGCGTTACGAAATGATATTCTGAGAAGTCCGTTCCTGCGAGTGGTGTCAACCACGGAAACGGTATAACCCTGTTTCGGATGGAGTAAATAATGACAGACAACGAAGAATTTTACGATGCGGAGATAGGGCCTGCCATTCTCGAGATCATGAACAAGTGCAAGGCGCGGGGAATGTCTTTTGTCGCTCTTGTCGAATACGCTCCCGGCAAGCGAGAACGCTCGACTTTTCTACCGTCCGATGCGGGAATCGAGATGATTATGGCTGAGCTGTGCGCGAGAAACGGGCCGTATCTCGACGCCTACGTTGCGGACGTCAATGCCTATGCGAAGAAGAACCATATTGACACGACTGACAGCTTCATTCTGCAGCGCATGCGTGGCCTCACCTAGCAGTGGGGTAGCGATGATACTCGCAGTTGCGGCGAGATAGCATGTTTTCTACGATACCGGCGTTGCCTCTCGTCGCCCGTTACCTGCTTAAGTTCCGCCTCCAGCACGTGATCGTGCCGCCGTAGGGCGGCACGCCATTCCGACCTTCTTTTGTTCGAGGACCGCTCAATGTTTAGGCAGGCCACGCTCATTCAGGACGTGACCCTCTACCGCGCGAGTCTGGCGCCCACGCTCACCGGACTCGTGATCCAGTATGCCCAGGCGGGCTGCGTCGAAGAGGAGGCTCTGGAATGGATCGTCGCCCATCAGATCGAAGAGTGCTACTGCATGGTGATCGCCAATCACCACCGCAACTATCGCACCTATTCCGAGCTGCACGACAGGCTCAGGCACGCACTGCCCTTCCCGCTCGAGCGTCTCACGCGACACCTCATCAAGGTACCCGACATCTATGGAGACCAGACGCTCACGATGCGGCTCACGCGGCGCGACCTGTTCCTTTACTACCACCTGGAAACCCGACCGGTTCTTCCCGATCATGACCCAACGTATCGAATATCCGGTCATCAGGTCGCTGGTGATCGATCCCATCCCGACCGCCCTGATTATCGAAAGAGTCCTTGGTGACTACCTGATCCCGGCGCCGGCGGGAATCTACACGCTTGGCGGCATTACGCCGGTGATGCTGCCCGAACGAACGTATTACCAGGAAGGTCCGGGCCAGCGCCGGCAGGTTCAGTGCATCGAGGACATCGTGCCAGGCCTGCCCGTCTTCGACGACGACGGCGATATTGCGGTCGCCGTCTCGCAGATTCCCTTCCTCTCCCACGTCTCGCCATGGCCCGTGCGTGCGATCGAGGCCGTGGAGCGCACCTTGCGTAACGTGCTCAATCACTACGGCGACCCGGATGAACGCCGTCACAACACCGATCCCTGCGCCCTTTACCTTGATCTCGTGCAACCCGAGTTCCGCAAAAACCTCGACATCGTCGACCAGATCCTGCTGCTGGTAAGCAGCTTGCGCAGTCAGGTAAAAGATTTCGCAGGCAACGACCGGTGGATTATTCATTTTCTCAGGCGCCAGCGTACTACGATGATTATTGAACAATCCATAGACTGGCGTATCGTCCAGTACTACAGGCTCTGTGATCAGCTCAGTGATCGCAGCAGGGAGCGGAAGCGATGAGCGAGGCAATCGCGCGATATCATCAAGCCCCGACCACGAGCGCGACGACACTCATCTCGCTGGCCGAAGCAGTCACTTTGCTGCGCCACCGTATCCGCGAGCTTCTTGAGCGCGACGAATCGGGCTGGGCGTTTGAAAACCTGCGATATCTTCCCGATGGACAGATCGACGTGTCGAACTACCTGGCCGTTCTGCTTTCGGAGATTCTCACAGGTGGCCGCAGTTATATGAGGCATGCCAGTCCCGCAAGCGAGAGTCAGTCGATCCTGTGCCACATGGGGATCGATGAGGAATGCGCGCGCGAGCTCAATCAGGAAATGTTCGCCGCAGCGCTTGAGCGCATCGTCAAGCACCTGCCGCAGGCCGCGTTCAACGATCGTGGCGAGTACGACTTCCTGCTCACCCGGTTTGACCTCATCGCAATCCGGACGCTGAACCGGCCGAAACCACCTACCCAAGCAAAGCGAGTGCCATGAAAGCAATCGTGCTCGGCACGCGCGCCCTTGTCGAGGAGTACGAGCCCTACGAGCCATTCTTCGGGTTCTACGAGCACGGTATCCGTGATCTCGTGAAAGAGGCCGTGCTCATCCACTCGACGACGAGCCCGTTTGCAAGGAGCTATCACCCCAAAGGTCTGGTCGAGAAGGTCATATCGGATTTCGGCTATGCGTTTGACTGCTATCGCGACTCGTGCGATGAGGTGGACGCCGTACCGCTGTATGACGAGCAGTTCCTGACACGCAATCTCGATGTTATCCGCTATGCCGCGCACTGCGTGGAGGATGCGGTCGCGAGTCTCTTCCGGCCCCACCTGCCGACACGCTATTTCGAGGTGGTGGACGACCATCAGGGCGAGGCGCTACGCCCGCGCTGGATCGGCTCCGATCTGCTCGTGCATGTGCGTCTGCTCAGTTAGCCGGGGAGGACCGCATGGATTACGCAACGAGTCCGTCTGGCAATGTGTTGCCATGCATGGTGATGGACGCACCGTCCGAATTGCGCAGGCTCAGGGCGTGGATCGAGGACGTTTCGAGACCCACAGTCGATATTGATGCGTTCTACAGCCAGATTTTCCACTGCCTCACGCTTGCCGGCCAGGATGCGCTCTCCGATCTCCATCAGTTCGCCAATGACGTTGGCTACGGCGATGCGCTCTACGGCCAGCATGCACTGCTGCGTCACGAACAGCACGCGGTCGCGATGCTCGTGGTCGCAGCGGGCGAAGCGCTCTACGCCGAACTGAACGCCCGGTGCCTCTATCAGGACGATGGCGTCTTTCCCTACTACTTCATAACCTGTCACGGCAATGGGCTACTCATTTTCGAAAACTTCGACTGATCCGGACAGCGTGATTCTCGAGACGCGTCCGCTTCTTCACGATCTCTTTACCCGCTACCCCGATCTTGAAGAAAGCTATGAGGACTTCATTGGCCGCATTATCGATTGTCTGGCCTACGAGAAGCGCGCACCCGATCGCCTTGCAGATATGTGCACGCAGATGGTGCAGGACGCGTTGCGCTTTGTCCCCCAGCAGGACGACGCGGCAGGCCTCTCCAGAGCCGATGAGGACCGTGAGGGCAGGCGTCGCATTGACGCGGTCATCCGCATGTCCAACGAGATGTACCGCGTTGGCATGCAGTTCTACGAACTCATCGTGCATCTCGGACTCTACCGGGACGGTTACCTTCACTATGAGTTCAGTGACCTCGTGGGCCACGCCGTTATCCTGCAACGCCTGATGGTGCCACTGCTCGTGCTGCGCGGGCCGGTCGACTATCTGACCGACGAGGAACTCTGGGCCTGGAGCGACACCATCCGGCGCCACCACTGAAGGTGTTGCCATGTCCGGCCGTGAATCCGACGCGCACTATCCTGCACACGTGGTGTTGCCCACCGCGGATCTCGTCAAGACATTTCGCCGGCAGTTGCAGGGAGTAAAGCTCTCGCGGGAGGGCTTCGAGGAAATCGTCAGGCAGGTGCTGGATGTGTTCATGCAGTGGGAGGCAGAGCACGACCTGCATAACTTCGAGCACCGTCTGGCCGCCCTGCCCGACATTCATCGTCTGACACTACCCGAGCTTGAAGAGGATCCGACCCACACGATCCACATCCGGCTCATCAACGCCACGCAGTCTTTCGCGCACCAATTCTTTGAGCGCCTGAAGACGCGTGGCCTCTTCCCTGCTAACGCCCCCATGGCGGACCTGGATTACGCCTTCGACTGTTTTCTTGGCGACGACATCGTGCTGTTTCATTGCCCGTTCTGAAAACGCGAGGCGTCATGTCGTATGACTACCAGATTGGACAGGTCCTCACCTTCGACGTATATCCAGCTCCGGTACTCGGCAACAACTTCCAGAATGTCACTGTGCAGGGCATTCTCGATCAGGAAAGCGCCAACCAGGTCATCGACACGGTCGGCCTGCACATCAAGGTCTGGCCGTGGCTCGAACCGCAGGGCACGCCCAACGATCCGTCCCAGTACAACTACATCAAGGTCAAGACACAATCCGGATCCGTGACGGCACTTGGCATGCCATGGATCAACGAAAGCACCATTCAGGCCACCACGAGCCAAACGATAACGGCGCTGATCAGCAACGTGACGGCGAACGACATTCAGGGCGTGCAGAACGCACTGATCAGTAACGGCTACACGGCCATTCACGTTTCCATTTCCGTTACCTGATGCGGCGGACGACAAGCCGCCACATCACGCTCTGGACATTTTTTACGCGCAACCTGCATGATCTGCAGGGCGCGTCACTTCGTGCGCAACGTCAGGATGCTGGTGATTTTGGGTGGAAGAAGGGCATGGGCAATGTCCGGGTTGCCTGCTGGTCGACGCGATGTCACCGCGGGAACTTCAATGGGGATTGGAGAGATGCCACTGGAGACGGCGCGCTCTCGCGCCGGCTTCATTCGAGCGCGATCTTATCCTTGGGGTCGCCAGATGGAACCGGGCGTGATGGTGCCCGGCCGGCGGATGATCCGTCGTCTCCTGTCGCTCGAGGTGGGCCTCGCGGCCCACCTCTTTTTTTTGCTACCTGCGCGCACCTTGGGATGGACTGGTTTCTTTACGTGAGGGACGCGACGCTTCGCCTGAAGCCAGCATCGTGCCGCGGCAGCCTAGCGCACCGCACCGGCAGGCATACTGCGCGCGCGTGGCACGGGACGTCCGTACCGGCAGCTCCAGCGCGTAGTCGATAAAGAGCTCTTCGCCTGCGGCAATGCTGCGCGTCGCCTCGATATAGACGCGCCCGTTGTCCTCTACCGCCTCGCAGTTCGCGCTGCAGGCGTGATTGAGCCATCGCACCGTGTTACCACCGCGGCCGCCATCGATCACCCGCCCGTCGGCAAGTCCAAAGAGAAACGTGTGGGCTTCGTGCTCGCGTTTCGAGTGAAAGCGCATCGCCTCGGTCCAGCTTGTCACAAACCCCTTGTATTGCGCGATGCGGTCACCTGCGGCCAGTGCCCGCTGTGCAAACACCCCCCTGCCGTGAACTGGCGAGTGTCGCACCACGAACCGCCTTACGTTGGACGTCAGTTCCCGTTTCATTTTTACCTGCCGTGCTCATGCTGTGTCAGCCTGGATGGAGAGCAGACATGGGTCGCGCAACCGATAACCCCTTTGTCCTGCCAGCGCGCCAGTATAAGAGAGATATCGACGTCCTGGAGCACTACGTTCGACAGAGTGTTCACTATCTCGCGACGATGACCGGCGCGCCACTTGCCGAGTGTCTGAGGTTCGTCCAGTCGGGACTCTCTCCCGGTGGCAGGTTCGCTTTTCAGGATCCCGGTGTCACGTATCTTCAGCGCCTTGAGAACGGCGATCGTGAGCTCAGGAACAGTACGCTTCAGGCCTTTCTGTCCTCATCCATCGGACAGCACGAACTCATCGCGCCGACGTTCACGACGTACGTGCATCCGCAGGTCAGGGAGTCCCTGCTTACCGGCTTTATCGGCGCCAACAAGGTGCAACGCGGAATTGCCAAGCGCGCGATGTTCCAGGCCCGCAGCGACGGCAATACGCTGCTCGAGATCCTGAAGGACAACGAGCAGACGAACATGAAGCTCGCGAGCAACGCCTGCTCCGGGGCACATGTTTCGGCCTCGACGCCGCTCTTCAATCTCTCCGCTCACTCTACCCTCACCTCGAACTGCCGCGTGACGGCGTGCTACGGCTCCGCGAACAACGAGAAGCTCCTTGCAGGCAACCGGCACTACTGGTCGCCCGACGTGGTGAAGAACAACATCACATCGATCCGTCTCGCCACCGACTACGAAGCACTCGAGGCCGCCATGCAGCGTTACGGGATCCGTCATCCGGAAGTCGGCGAGACGATGGACTGCATCCTGCGCTCGACCCGCTTCTATTTCCGCGATCCGGCTCATCACCAGCTGATCGGGGAGTACGTCAGCAAACTCACGCCCATCGAACGCAGCGCGTTTGTCTATACAGGCGATCTCTATCACCTGAGGCTCCATAACGACGCCGTTATCCGCACCTTTATCGGGAAGCTCGCGACGCGTGTCGGCGTCGTGCATCCCACCCCCGATGCCATTCTTGCCGCGGCATTGCCAGAGGTCACGGCACTCGCCGTTCAGCTATGCGCGCAGGAGATGCGCGGCAGGAAGCTCGATGGCGTTGCCGGTACGCCCGCTCAGGGTATCGTTGCCTCCACCGTCGTCAATATCCAGGCAACGCTTGCCGAATACCGCGATTTCATCCGAGCGTTCTTCGTCACAAAAAGCGTGCCGGCGTCGGTCGCAGCCTTTCCCGAAAGCATCCGGCGCGTGGCGCTCATGGGTGACACGGACTCAACACTTTTCACCGTGCAGGACTGGGTGATCTGGTACAACCACGGGCGTCTTGGCTTCGACGCGGCCTCGCAGGCCGTGGCGGCCGCACTCGTCTTTCTCGCGTCGATGAGCGTGGCTCATCTGCTCGCCAGGATGTCGGCAAACTTCGGCGTCGAGGAAAAACGCCTCTTCGACACCGTGATGAAGAACGAATACCGGTTCGTGATGTTCACGCCTACACCGGTTGCGAAACACTACTATGCCCTGATCGACTGCCGCGAGGGCCATCTCTACGTCGAACCTGAAGCGGAGATCAAGGGCGTGCATCTGAAGTCATCGAGCGCACCACCTGGCATTACCGCACGCGCCAAGACACTCATGATCGACATCATGAAAGCGGTTGCACGCGAGGAGAAGCTCTCGCTCACCCGTATCCTCGGCGAGATTTCGGCAATCGAACACGACATCATCGCGTCGGTCATGGAGCGCTCAAGCTGCGAGTATTTCCGCATCGGCCAGATCAAGCCCGCAGAAGCCTATACGCTGGCTCCCGAACGCTCCATCTACGCTCACTACCTGTTCTGGAACGCAACCTTCGGGCCACGTGACGGTATCGCAGGCATACCGCCGTACACTGCCGTCAAGATTCCCGTGGACATGGGCTCGCCCACGCGCCTGCAGACGTGGCTTACCACGATGCAGGACCGGACACTTGCGGCTCGTCTCGCTGCCTGGCTTGCCGCGCACGGCCGACGCTCACTCACGACGCTTTACGTGCCACTCGAGATAATCGAGGCGCACGGCATTCCGCCCGAAATCCTTCAGCGTGTAGCAATCAGGAAGCTCGTCAAGGACACCATGAAGACCTTCTATCTTGTGCTCGAGAGTCTGGGTGTGGGAATGGAGAACCGTCAGATCACGCACCTTGTGAGCGATGACTATCCACCTGCTGCCCCGAAATCAGCGACGACATCCGAAGGGACAGCCCCAGTGACGTCATAAGGGGCCGCTGTCGCGGCCCCATGGAGTAGTCAATGAAAACGCCATTTGCGTTGCGCCGACGCGAGGACTGGGAGAACACGCCGATTGAAACGGAAGACCTTCCCGATGGCTGGACCGACGTGCTGATCCAGCTCATCGAAACCGGGCCCGTGGACGACGGTGACATCGTCAGCAAGAACGCCCGCGATGCGCTGATCGAGCGTGGCTTCGCCGACAAGGTCATCATCGACCAGTTCGAAGCGGGTACCTGCGCAACCTACTACGGACGCGAGCTGTACTGTCAGCTCGTCGACGAATGGGGACTGGCCGAAGCTATCGCGAAACGTCATGCCCAGTCCATTCTCAAACGTTACTGAACGCATACGTACTCATGCATTTACCGTGCGCACGGCCACGCGTGTCACGTTTGCCTTGCGCTCAATCGTGTCGAGCTCATCGAGCACGGACTGGCGCGTGAGCGCGTCCATCACACCGTCAAACAGACGCTCCTGTCTCCAGCCGAGAAATGTACGCTCAACCAGATTGATTTCGGACTGGTTGCGTGTTCGCGGTGAACCCGCCGTCGCGCTCAATACAAAATCAAGCATCGGCAGGCGCGCGATCGCGAGTGCCCACATAACCTGTCTTGTCGGCGCCATGTCAGGAAGATGCATGGCCTCTTCAAGGTTGCGGCGCGCTGCCACCGGCACGCTTTGTAACACCCCCACGAAATTCTTGCCTTGCCTCTCCAGGTTCACTACGATTTCCTCATAACAGCGATCGAGTCGTGTCGCTACGTCGACCAGGGCAAATGGATGCTGCCGGGTCGACCACCCTGCAGGTACACGCGCCTGCACACAGCGAATCCGGTTGAGGAGAGTCTGATCGAGTTGACTGAACAGCATGTTGGGTAGCACGAACCCGTGAACGAACATCGTGAGGGATTTTTCATCCACGCCACCCGTCTTTCTTTTTTCCTCTTCACGAAAGGCGCGATACTGAACCATCAACATGGGCAAATTGATAGCGATCACCGCCATTCCTGTTTCCGACCCTGCAAACCGGCCATCCGGGAGATTCATTCCCAGATCGCTGCCCGAATGTCTCAGCACGCGTAGAGGTGTGGCATTGCGCCAGTCGCGATGGGCAAGCATGAGATCAAAATACTCTGTATGAACAACGAGAATCTCATCGTGGCCCGCGCCGTAGAACACGCCATTCCAGATTTTCCCACGGGATATTGAGGACGTCATCTTCATTGCCGTCGACAGATTGAGCGCCATCGCGTCGACATTGGCATGGTAACGCTCGAGCGTGAGCGCGAGCGGCACATCGACGCTCTGCACCAGCCTGACCACAGGGTGATCGCTTCTGACTGCCCCCGCAGCATGCCGGTAGTAGCGGATGACCTGCCCGAGATTGCGGCGCAGGCCCGCGCGCACGGCTTGCCACGCCCCTGGCACCTGAATGCCCTGGAGCGAGCGTGGTACCAGGTTGAATAACTTGTGCATGGTTCGATATATCGAGTGAAAGAGATTCGCCCATAAAATTTGAGCGCCCCGGTGCCGCCAGGCGTGGCTGGCACGCGTGTACGGGTTGCTGCCCGCTCTACCGGAGAAGGCAAGTGCCGGAATTCTTCATCGCGTAAGAATTTACTGCGGCCGCCCATATCCTGTGGAGAGGACGTTCGCATTCCCCTCCATCTGGCTGGCTGAATGAGCCCGGCCAGGGAATGCCGTGCCATGTCTCTTCATGTTGACGTGATTTTTCGTTCCAGCAGTGCACCTTGTGCGCGTCGCCGGATGTGGATCTATTCAACGGAATTTCACTGATATATCACCCACTTGTCATTAGCTAGGAATGCTAACGACCGTATACGTTATTCAACCTTGACGAAAGGAATTGCCATGGCAGTGAAACTCCCTTCAAACCACGCCGGTGACGAGCCGGGTGCAGACTCGAGCATGGCCCAGGCGTTCAGCCAGGCCCAGCAGACGGAGAGCGAGCGGTTCTCGTCGCAATCCGGAGCCGCAGAGGCACGCGAACGTCCAGCAGGCACGGGTGGCCACTTTGCATTTTCGAGTTCGACCCATTTCCTCGAGACCGTGCTCCCGGCCAATTCGGAGAGCGAGGTTCTCACGAAGATCCACGACATGCTCAAGGCGCGGTTCGTATCCTCAAGCCCCGAGCACGAACTCACACTCGTGCCGGTCAATCGCGATGACACCACGCAGCTCGAATTTTCGGTCATGGTGATCGCGTTGCGCCACAAGTCATGGCCCGAACTTGGTGTCGCCTACTACACCATGATCCTCGAGGGTTCGGCACCTGAACTCCCGCCGATCCTGCGCTCCGAAGGCGGCGAAACATTCGATGATCCGCGCTTTCCCAGCGACATGAACACGGCGGCGCTTGACGCCGAGGTCCGCGAGCGGCTGATGCGCGTCTTTCCGCAGCATCCGCTGTGGAGCGCTGGCGTGGGTGTAGTGCGGCGCGACTTCAACCCGGAAAACAGGGAGCTGGCCCACAGGCTGGCCAAGCGCGTGAGCGACGCGTGTGTGCTGGAGCTCAAGCGACACCAACCAGGCGGATTCCACGATCTGAACCTGGTCGAAGCCGTCGGCAGCGATACGCTGGTCATCCGTCCGACCTTCGGCAACGGGCAGATTTACGACGTCATGGGTCATCCGGTCCGCGGTGATATCGAGATCCTCAGTACGATTCCGGGCAAACAGGTTCCTGGTCAGCCGGAGCTGACGATGCGCGACACGGTCGTGTCGGTGGTCCACGGTTTCGTGGATCTCGTCTGGTCGCCTGAAGAACCGCAGATCCTGCCGTACATGCAAACGCCCGCGGCCGCCGGCGTCAACTCCGCGCTTCGCCGGAAGTACTACCCGCGCTTTGTGATCACAAACTGCGGCGCCGCCCAGGTGCCGACGCTGGGCGGCCAGTTGCTCTCGATCATGATAGCGACCGCGTGTCTGTCCCCGGGTCTGTGGGTGGAAGCTTTCCGTCCCCCACAAGGTCATGCGAGCGGCAATGAGGTCAACTGGAGAAATATCGGCGCCCTGAACATCGAGGCGAACCTCGAGAACGACCCGAGCGGCTACGGCACACCGCTGAACAGCATGCTCGACTCGTTCATCCGCGAGACGGGCCCGAACGGCAGCCCGTTCCGCACGCTCATCGCCAACACCATCCGTGAAAAGCTGGTGGTCTCGATGGACATTGTCGAATGCGGTATCGAGTCGTATCTGAGCGAAGTGCTCTATCTCGCCGCCGAGGGCAATTCAAGCAACAGCCGGCCGGCCAACATGCAGATCATCCAGTCGATGGAAGATCTGACAGACGGCCACTTCCTGCCGATTTACAACCGCCTCTGGCAGCAGGCCAACCCTAAGCTCAGCCTGCGGCCCGAGGACCGGCGTCTGGTCACCGACGAGTGCAACCGGATTCTCAAGGGAACCCTCGTCTACGGTGGCGAACTGATGTCGACGGACTATGTGGACTACCTCGCGAACCTGAACGTCGCGGGTCCGAACAATCACGAGGATGTCCTCACATGGTCCGATACCTTCTCGAACGTCGGCATCAAGCTCAACCAGCGCGTGGCCAAGCGCTCGAAGATCACCAAGGCGATCGCTGGCCCGGCGACCAAGTTCACCGCGGCAGCCCGCCGCGTCACACTTGCGAGCGACGTACTCGCCGCAGGGTTGATGGCGCTCGGCGAGCTCAAGCTGAACATGGTGTTTCAGTCAGCGGGGCTCGGACGGCCGCAGTACCAGCGTGCGGTCAATCCGTTCCTCGACGCCGCTGCGCTCGATCCGAATGTCAACGCCGGCTTCTTCGGCAGCGGCTTCGGGACTCCGTCGGCGCAATACGGCAACCGTGCGGGCTTTAACCGCTTCATGTCCTGATGTTCTTCAGGCCCGGCAGGGGAAGTTTCCCTGCCGGCTTTTTTTTCCGCGCAGGTATTTGAGCCTGTACGGCCTGTGCATAGGTTTTTATTGAACCGGGTAATCCAGTGCAGGTACCCCCTTCATGCGCACCACCCGCACGGAGAAAGAAAATGGGAATCAGCCTTCGCCCGATCGACCACGACCAGGTCTTCCATTACCGCACGTCCCGGGAACCCATCATCGTCAACGATCTTCCCGACACCACAACCGAAGAAAAGAAATATGTCGATAACCTCATCTTCACGCGCTACGATCTCATCCACTCCGACCTGCTGTCGAACATCCCCTCGTGTGCCTGCGGCAATACGCTCGGGGTAGACAAGCTCGGCAACGGTCACGACATTCGCGCGGTCGTCTGCCCGGACTGCCACACCGAAGTCACCGCGCCGTATCAGGGCGATCTCGAACCGCTCATCTGGATGCGCGCGCCCAAAGGTGTGAAGGCGCTCATCAAGCCGCGCATGCTGACGATGCTCAGCGAGCATTTCCAGAAAAACAGCTTCGACGTGATCCGCTGGATCTGCGATCGGACGTACAAGGCGCCCGTAAAGGAGCCGCCGGTCATGGAGGCGGTCCGCGCCTCAGGCCTGCCCCGCGGTTACAACCATTTCGTCGAGAACTTCGACGCCATCATGGCGTTCCTGTTCAACCTGAAGCTCTATCCAAAGAAGGAACTTGCGCCGCTCAGGGAATTCATCACGCGGTACCGAAACGTCATCTTCTCCCAGTATCTGCCGCTACCGAACCGGTCGCTGCTGGTGCTTGAGGAAACGAACCACGCGGCTTACACCGATTGCACCGCGCCGATTGCAATCGACGCGATCCGCATGATGGTCGGGATCGATTCGCCGGCGGCGGTGTATTCCGACATCGTGCGTGAAAACCGCACGATCCGCATGCTCTTCCAGACGGCCGGCTATTACGACATCACATTGCGGGAGTTTCTCGCGTCCAAGTCGGGCGTGTTCCGCAAGAACGTGTTCGGCACGCGCTGCCACTTCGCTTTCCGTGCGGTCATCAGTTCGAACACAGGCCCTCACGACTACTCCGAGGTGCATATTCCGTGGAGTGTCGGGGTCGTGGTGTTCGAGTTGCATCTGAAGAACTTCCTGATGCGCGAAGGCATGACGCCGTGGGAAGCGGAAACGTACCTGAACGCACACGTCAACCAGTACAGCGAGAAGCTCGATGCGTATTTCAAACGCCTGATCGAAGAGTCGCCCTGGCCTGGGATACCGGTGACCGTGCAGCGAAATCCGAGCCTGCATCGTGCCAGTATCCAGCTGCTGTTCATCACGCGCGTCACCCGCGACGTCGCGCAGCCGACAGTCGTATTCAGCATTCTCGACGTCACCGGGCCCAACGCGGACTACGACGGCGACATGATGAATCTCGTGCTCCCCATCGATCACGTCCTAACCCGCGAGCTTTATCCCCTCATGCCGCACCAGAGCGCATTCAGCATGAACGAGCCGCGTGCACTTTCGAAGAATCTCTCGATGCCAAAGACCGTCGTGCTGACGATCAGCAACTGGATGCACTGGCCAGAGTCGGAGCTGGACGCACCCGACCCCGCAGTATTGCAACGCATGGCGCTCATCCCCGAGGCGGCATGAGCATAACTGAATCAACCAGGATGAATGAACATGTCTGAACGTAATGTGAGGAGGCGGCCATGATGCTAACCGCAAGCGGCGACAACGAATTCGACGCGCTCGTTTATGGCGCCCGCAAACATCCGGGCACGATCGCCTACCTGCAGAAGCAGCTGGAACCCTTTCGGAGTGCAGGCGGATTGACCGAGTTCGGAAGGCAGTTCGCCGATACCGCTCGCAGTCTCTACGAATCGTTCAACGGATCCGAAGCCATGCGCCTCGCACGTGCTGCTGTACGTCGCGCAGGTGCGCTCTACATGAGCGACACGATCCAGTCGATCTGGGAACTCGGCCGTCTGCAGAACGCCCCCGTGGCGATGCAGCGCTGGATCATGGCGGAGCCTGAAACCCGCAGGCTCTATCAAGAGCAACGCTGTGATGGCTTTTCCGACACTTATATCGACGTCGAGCCTGGTGCGATCGGCGAAGAGCATTACGACTGGCGCCGCATCCACGACGGCATGGCACAGAAAACTGCCGACGGCAAGCTCGTCTTCGAACAGTACTGGGAGCCCCTGAAGGAGGGCGATCGCCATCTCGAACTCGACGAGCAGAGCGACATCATCGCTACGCACTCGTTTGCCAACGCGCATGCGCTTGCTGGCAGGGAAGATCACACCAGCAATGAGGGCGGCATGCTATAGCCGCATTTTCATTATCCGGAAGGGCGTGCCTGTCCTTCCGGATCCGCACGTTCTTCCTTTTTTTCTCGCGCGCCCTATTCCGACTCATGCGCAAGACAGACCTATATCACCTCTGTGGAAGCCGGAAAAGCCTCCGGCAACTCCATCATATCGGAGCGACAGACGCAAGATGGCCCCATTCGCAAACGACGATACAACGCTGACCGTTGCGGTCAGGACGACGTCGAGTGTTTTACACGTACTGCGCGCAAGTGATACAGAAACCTTCGTGCTTCCGGCTTTCATCCGTGACGATGAAGCCGTCGCCATTTTCCACACCATCGAAGATCACGCCCCATTCTGCGAAATCGCGTTCAGGTAGCGCGTTATGCCCGTGCGGGCATTACACCGTCACCGGAGAAAATTTGAAATTCACTGAAATCCAAACGTTTGACGATCTTGCACACTGGTCCGTCCGGTGGGCAAACGATGAAGCAGCAATGCACAAGTTCGAGAAGTGTATGGCCCATCTGTGCCGACAACTCGAATCCTGTGGTGGTCTGGAGCGCGTGGTGTTCAGCGCGACTATCGGTGAGCTGTTTGCCGACACCGGTGAATCGATACACGCGTACTTCTTCGAATTTAACGACCTGATCTACAGCTTCCCTTACCACCTGCAGACCGGGAGATTTTACGACGCGCGTTATATCTCGCCCGACGTTCCGGGCATGAACAGACTGATCCAGTAAGCCGGCTCGCCCGGATTTGTTCGATTGGTCCGGTTATGAGGGGCGTCCATCATGACCACACCCGCTCCGACACTCTCAACCGCCGGCTGGATCGTCTCGGCCCAGCAGAAGGCGGACCGACTGATGGCCTGGCTTTACGCGACTCAGGCCAACCAGTCCTACATCTTCAATGGCAATGTGACGAGCCTGCAGTATCTGATCGCGCAGAACACGGGCAATATCCCGGCGACCTGCTCAGCCTTGCAGAACGCGCTGACCCAATTTTTTTCCCGCTACTACGACCTTGCCCGCGTGCAGGTCGCAAGCGACGACGTGCTCAATGGGAACCAGAGCAGCCTCATCACGCTGTATGTGTACGCAGAGCTCACCGAGGATGGCGTCGTCTACCCCCTGACCGGCCTCATTGAGCTCTCCAGCTCGAAACTGCTGCGCGTGATCGCGCTGAACAACAGCGGCGCATCTGGCACGCAGGTGGCCGTGCAGCACGTCCTTCAGGACATCACTTCATGAATACCGAGAACACCGAACCGGCTGACGGACCTCCGAGCTATGGCGACCCACATCGCGTGATTGGCGCAGACGGCTGCGACGCGCAGCTGCGTGCCGAGGCGCCCATACCCGGTTGGGTCGAAAGTTTCGGGCGGCACATCGAGCGCGCAATTTTTGGCGGGCTGATGCAACAGCAGCACGAATATCTGGAGCATCGGCGCTTGCCTCACACCGTGCGCACCTGGGAAATCAGGACCACGCCCTGGCTGCTCGAGGACGGCTACATTCTCGTATTGACCGAGTTCCCGATCGCGACCGAAACGTGCTGCGTGGTGGCGTTCACACCGGTCTACGCCGACGGGCGTACGGCAATGGAACGCAGCACGGCTGACGATGCCATTGAACTGAATGTCATTGACTTCGAGGTTTTCGTCTATCAGGAACGGGGACGCACCGCATTCGAAAATGCCCGCATGATCCTGCACCCGCATTACATCGCGGAGCTGAAGCGTCAGGCGTTCGCCCTAAGACTTCAGTACATCCAGTTCTTCTACTTCACCCAGCTCGTACCGAAAGTGCGCGAAGCCTTCGAGGATCCGCATGGTCATCTGGAATCATTTCTCAACCGCATGCGGCAGACAGTTTCCCAACAACACGCCACTTCACCGCCGTCAACCGCGAACCATGATGACTCAACAGGTGGCCCGACTTTCATCGATCAGGATTCCACGTGAAACCAACTTCAGAAGTTCCTTCAACTGAAGCGCGCGTTGCACCAGCTGCTACGCATCCGGGCAATTTCATCTGCAGCGTGGCGCAGTCCCTGTGTGAAATTTCCGCCGAGGATGTCGCAAAACTTCCCGAAGACCAGTTCGTCAACGTTTTCCTGCCGCTGCTCGCAGGCGATACCGAACTACCTTATCCCGCGACGATCGCCGACTGGATATCGATCGCTGGCAGCCCTTACAAGTGCGTCGATGTATTTGATAATTCAACGGGTGAAATCCTGTTTCGCGTGCCGCCCTTTTTCGATTATCACGGCGTAAATCCTGTCAGGGACATTAGCAAACGCGGCGGCGTAGACAGACCCGCCCAGCCCGCTTTTACCGACATCATCGCAACCGCCGCGAATCTCGCCGGTCTTCACGCCAATCAGGCGCGGGCCTTCGTCGAGCAGTCGTTGCGCTCGCGCGCGCATCTCATGAACAGCAACGTCCTGCTCGCGCGCCATGTCCTGCAGTTCAACGCCATCCTCAAACGCTACGGGCGCAAACCGCTGTTTGCCGAATCGGAACAGGCGGCCATTGCTGCACGGGACGCGACAGCGCGCGATTGCCACGCAGCACCCGACGTATATGAGGACTTCTGATATCCACGTCGCTGTTCTCAGCGATATCCATCTCGGCAACCGACGCACACCTACCCGAGACATCATCCGCAATCTCGACGCCGCCTTCCCTGATAACGGGGAAACCGCCCAGCTTGATCTGATCTGTCTGGCAGGCGATGTCTTCCATACGCTCTTCACGCTCAACGATCACGACGTTCTGGAAATCGACTTCTGGATCTGCCGGCTCCTCACCCTTTGCAAGAAACACGACATCATCCTTTACGTGGTTGAGGGAACCCGCAGTCACGACTGGGAACAACTCGCGCGTTTCGACGCGATTAACCAGTTCGCTGGCATTGGCGCGAAGCTCCGGTACGTGAACCAGATCAGCCTCGAGTACGAACCTTCGCTCGACATCTGGGTGGGCTGCGTGCCGGACGAGAGCGCACCGACCACTGATCAGGCGCTGGAACGCTTCATGCAGCTCATGAAGGCAAAGGGAATTGTTCAGGTCGACCTGATGTTCATGCACGGCAGCTTCGATTTTCAGGTTCCGGCTGTCTCACGCACACAGAAGCACGACTCGAAAGCATGGCTGGCCATTACGCGGTATCTGGTGTTTGTGGGCCATGAACATATCCATTCAAGCTTCGAGCGCATCTACGCCCAAGGGTCGTTCGACCGGATTGCCCACGGCGAGGAAGGACCGAAAGGGCATCTTCGTGCCATCCTGCATCACAACGGCGAATACGAAATCACTTTCGTCGAGAACACCGGTGCGCGACGGTACATCACGATCGCCTGCACTGATCTCGGTGTGGAAGACGCGTTGCGAACAATCGATGCCCGTCTGCGCGAGCTGCCCGAGCATTCCGCCGTGCGTATCGAGGCGAATCACGACCATCCGCTGCTCGCCGACATGGATGCACTCGTGCGCCTCTACCCGTTTTTCAGCTGGAGCAAAAATCCGCTGCATGCGGAGAACGAAGCGCTCACGACATACGACGAGGACGATGTTTTCGAACCCATCACGATTCACGCCGGCAATATCCTGCAGCTCGTAAGCGAACGCATGATCGCCGCGGGCGTCTCCCCCACTGTGCTCTCACTCGCACAGCAAAAAATCCAGGAATGCATGTGATGGCTACCTCCCCTGGGCTCGCTGCACGAGCCGTGGGTGCCTTTCCGCTTTCGATCGGCACCTCGCTTGCGCTCGAAGGCGCGCTGGGCATCTATCCCGAGCGCGCCGAATCCCCCGCACCCATTCTTCGCTACGACGAACTCTGGTGCAATCTGAAGACGCTTTTTCGAAACTGCATCGGCGCACTCGACCGCACGAGCGCCGCGACCGTGCTTCCGAACGAGGTGGCATGGACACTGCAGGAGGAAGCGAGCCAGATCGTGAATCTTGTCACCGAGACTACGCGTAGCCGCGTGCAGACCGTGTTTTACGTGAGCAACTATTCGGGACTCGCAGCACGATACCCACACGCGACATTGCGCGCGGACACAACCACCCGGCAGAAGCAGTATGCGGCCATCCAGAAAGCCACGATTGAACACCTGCTCAAATCGCGCCGAAAGCCTGCGCACAAACACGATGGCGACAGCCAGGATGCGCCTGACGACCTGCGCGGCCCACCGCAGGAATCCGCCGATCGCTTTGCGGTTTTTGATCTGAAGCTCTCGCCTGTCACCACAACAAACAGCCAGACAGACAACCCTTCGAGCAACGCCCAAGGCATATCCTCCCGCAAGCTCCCCGACCGACCTCCCCCGCGTGTACTGCTACTCACCCACTATCCGTACGACCTCTTTTCATCAAGGCGCTTCAGGAGCATGACGCTGCTGGAGTCGCATACCGGGCGCCTGAAGGAGAAAGCGCTCTGGCACACGAAGTATCACGAAGGCCGCTCACTCGCGATGATCCCGTTTCGCGAGGACCTCATCCAGGTATTCGGTGACAGCGAGCTGTTTGCACCCATGCGCATTGATCTGCGACGCGAACTCATCGAGGTCGCACAGAAAATGCAGTGGAACCCCACGACGACCTACGAGCGCATTGCGCTCGGCGTGGACTTCATCAGGAACCCGTACGCACGGGAGGTCCTGAAGAAAATCATCTCAAGCCGCTATTAGCCGCTCTGGCACGCACGAGCCAGGAGGCACCTGTTGTACCAATCCAGTTTTTATTGGCCACGGCCATGTTGTGTCGCGAGTGGCGTGGCTATTCAACCGTAAAGGAACCAACGATGTCAGAGTCCCGCAAGGAACGCAGCAAGACCATACTCGACTCCCGCCGCATGATGCTATCTGCACCGCTTGATAAAGGAAAAGGTGGTGCGGGCGGGAAAAAGATCTGGTCGACGCTGCGCGTAGATGTGTTCTCCAATATGCCATGGATCACCGTCTACACCAATGATCCCGACGATCAGAAAAATGACGACGGGCGCATCAAGGCACGAATTTCGCCACTGGAGTTTGCAGCGATGCTTCTCGATCTGGAGAACATGATCGGGGAGTCCGCTGGCGAGGACAAGGAACGTGCGCTTGTCAATTTCGATCCCGATTCTCCACGAGGTGAGGAGCGCCAGAAACAGTCCGCATTCCGTTATGGAAAGAACAAGAACGGCATCGTCTGGGTAGGGCTGTACATGCCCAAACGACCGTTCATCCGTTTCGAATTCCGGTTCAGCCAGTTTCACGCACTCCAGCACAAAGGCGGCGAGCAGTTCAGCGAAGCCGAAGCCTCGCAGCTTTTCGCACGGGGCTGGGTGCAGCTCGTCAGGCAATACGTTGTCGATCTGATGAGAACGGGATATGAACACTGGCAACCCGATAACGATTCGGGTGCAAAGAAAAACAGGGGCGGGAGTTCATCTTCGTCGCGCAACAGCTATCCTGAAATGGAGGATGACGACATTCCCATGTGAGCGCTCCAGCTCACTGTTCGTGATTCCGTTTCGACCCGGAGACATTTCCTTACGAACTGTACGCGAGGCAGCCAGACCTGGCTGCCCGCTTTCTTTCCCCAATGAAACGACACCAGGAATCCAAAGGAGATTGAGCGATATATCACTGTCCTGCTGAATTGCCAGGCGCTTTTCTGGAGGGACATGGTGAAACTAAGAATCAGCAAGATAGGACTCGCCGAAAACACCCGCACCGAAGTTGAACTCGAGCATCAGGGCAAGACGATCGAGTGGAATGTTTCGGAATTCAGGAATCTCATCAAAAACCTCGACTACGACGTTTTCGAGCAGATCAACCAGTACTGGGCACGAATGCCGCCCGCAAGGCTTGACGAGGCATTCACGGTCTATAGCGAGATCCGGGACGTCTTCCGGGAGTGTTACGAAACACATGCATTGATGCGAAGGCTCCAGGAGCCCGTAGCGAAGCTTTGCGAGCTTCATACGCTCGAGGATATCCGCCACTGGATCGACTTCCACGGCAGCCTGCGATGGCCTGACGATGTGAGGGATGAGTTCGTGATGTACGAGATGCCCGGTACACGCGAAGGTACGTATTTGCGCGAGGAATACGGCTGGCTGGTCGCTATTGCCATCGCGCTGCGCGTGATCTTTCCCGTGTGGGGCGAATTCATTGCGCGCATCCGCGCCGAGGTACCAACGGGCTGGAAGGAATTCTACGCGTTGCAGCTTCTGGCACGCACCTCGCTTGGCCAGAGCCCCCACATGACGCGGCTTCGTACCTATGTTGAGCTCAACGCCGGGATCGAAGCGATGCGGGGCGATGTCGGCTCGAGCGCACATGTCTTCAAGGGCATCAGCACGGAAGACTACCCGACGCTGCTCGCCGCGATCGTGCTCGTACGCAAGCTGAGTATCGCTGACGTGCGGGGACTCGACGCCTCGTCGAATCTCGTCTCCTGCGTTTTCATGTCGATCAGGCACAAGATCCGCCCCGGCTCTGAAGGAGGATTCAACGGCATCATCAAGGAAAAGAAGGAACCCGAAACATACGGTCAGGACGACGCCAACCAGCAGTCGCGACTTGAGGGGTGCAAGGAGAAGATGCCGGTTGCCGACGGCAAGATCGCGCCCTTCGTCGACTATGCACGCGACATGCGTCACATCGCGAGACGGATCGCACCGGACATGCCGCCCGATTATCTGGAAATGTCGCTGGAATCGGTCAGGGCGCTCGAGCAGGTGCGAGAGCGGCGCGTGCAGAAGATCCTGACCATGTATGTCCTGAACTACCGCAACCAGTTGCGCTCGCGCTCGCTTTTCCACCTACTCCCCTCACAGATGCTGGAGGCGATCGCCGTGGCCCAGGCCGTGTTCTGGCACAAGGGCTATCGCGAACTGGCCGCGCTGGTGAGCGCGCTTGCGGTCTCCGACACCGACGTCATGTACCTCGGCAGCATGGAAGCGCGCGCAAAAATCCCGCAGGCCACGATTGAGGAACTCGAGCGCTGGTACCCGTATCCGCGTATGCCCGGCGGAAAGCAGTCCGGCAAGCAGAAAGCCGCCCGCGTGCCCACCAGTGCCGAGGTCGCCATCGATCTCGTGCTCAAACAGCTCGATGAAACCGGCTGGCGTCTCACGCTTCCAGCGCCATGGGTCGAAGAACTCACGCGCAATCCACGCGAGCGGCACTACCCCGTCCCCGGAAACATCCGCGTCAAACTCGCGCAACTTGCCGTTGCGCTCGCATCAAGGAGCTTCTAAACCATGAATATCCCCACCCGCATCGCCATCAAACGCCTGATCATCTTCGAGACGGGTACGTACAACACCCAGTACATGCGCCCCTATGACAATGAACTCCAGGGGACCGGACTCAATATGGTCTGCGAGGCACTCCAGGGCGAAAGCCGCTTCACCCCGGCGCGCCTTGCCGGCATCGCAAACCAGATTGTGACCCCGCGGGCAACACCCGAGAAAGCCATCGGTATCGTGAACGGCTGGGACACGCCGCGATGCCGGTTCGTGATGGAAGTGGAAACCCAGAACATGGGTGGCGCGACCAGTTCGTCGGTGATTCTTGGCTGGACCAGCCACATGGGCATCATCGATGAAAGCGGACGCCGTATCGATCCGAACATGCAGTTCTTCGTGAACTCCGTGATGCAGGTGCGCACTCATATCGAAGCCACGCCGGCTGGCAACCAGGTCTACACCAACGTTACCGAGAACGCCCAGGTGCTGGTCGATCCGACGTACTTCGATGCGTATGTGAAGGACAAGACGACGAGCATGCGCCCGGAGGACATGTACGCGACGATGGGTCTGAGCCATCTGCGCAACCTTCGCGATACGCTCGATACGCGCACGACCCTCACGCGCACGCCCGTAGCCTCGAACCGGACCAACTCCATCGCCGCCTTCTACGCGGCCAACGTGCTCGACAACTACCGGAAGGCGGCCGACAGCAACAACTTCGGTCTGCAGCCCGAAACCGAAGTGCTCGATTCCGCACGGGGCTACGCGCAGGAGAGCCTGCTCGCTCTCAATCCGTTCTTCCGGGTGATGCAGGAGTACCAGGACGGCATGCTCACCAACTTCTTCACGTGGTCCGACCTGTGCAGGCTGGACCCGGAGGTTGTGAACAAGGTCCAGCCGCGGCGGCTCAGACCGGACGTACTCGTCCATCGTGTCAGCAGTGGCATGTCGGCAGACTGGGAAGCATCCAACCGGATCACCCAGGTTGCCGCCCTCCTCGCCCAGTCCGTGCCAGCGCTGATGTCCGTGCTCAAGCTGAGCAAGCTCGTGTTCACCGCGACCAACGGTCAGGTCTTCTCACCAGGCTCGGCCAGCATCATCAACGGGCAGTCGTCCATCACGTTCACGGTTATCGATGCCAACAGCTTCTCCGCGGAAGATCTTTCGCCGTACCTCAACCAGTTCAGGATCAATCTGGAGCACATGATCCTCAACGATGTGTCGCACCACAACCAGTTCGACTTCGCGCTGAGGATGGAGGTCGACCTGCTGGGCGAGACCTGGATCCACCTCTCGCTCGACAGGGGACCCGTTATCACCTATGCGACACCGAGTTTCGCGGATGCGCTCAATCCACCTGTCCTCACGAGCCAGACCGACCTGAGCCGCCGTCTGGCGGGCGACTTCCACGAGATCTGCACGAGCATCACGAACTACGACGGCACAAGTGAGATGGCGCCACGCAGAACGCAGTTCGGGCTCGTTTGACACGTTCACCAGGGACCCAACCACAGGCTCCATTTCCGGCTCGCACTACAAACCCGGGCACGGAGCCTGATTTACTGATATCCAGACTGAAGGAGCGGGACCACGCAAGCGGGCCCGATTCACTACATGACACCAACGCTCATTGACGTCTACAGGCAGTTACTGAAGACAGCGAATCTGTCCGTCACGGCCGACAACATGATTTCCGGCACCCTCCTGGGTGAGACCGAGCCCGTGCTGGTCGAAGGCAAGCGGCTCGTACTGCCAACGAATGAATTTCAGACCGCGGACAAGTCGGAGATCGTGCTGTTTCATCCGCTCGCAGAGCAGGTCACGCGAGGCAGCTCTCCCGTACTCGATAAATATCGTGCGCTGCTGGTTCATCACCTGGACATGATCGCAAGCCTTCAGATGAAGCATCTGTTGCGTATTGCCAGCTCACCCGAGCTGCACAAGGATCTGAGCCCCGACCAGTCCGAGTTCCTCTCGTTCGTCAAGGAAGCCGACGAAAAGACCATGGAGCTCCTCGAGAAAGTGCTGGACGTGATGGAAATGGGCCAGACCGCGCGCCAACCCGTTTCGATTTTCCTGAAGAAGACCGGAACGCTCGCCGGCAAGCGCCACAAGCGCGTGGGTGTCGTGAGCTTTCCGCTATGGCAGGAGTTGCAGAAACCCGAACAGGATATCTGGGGCGTCGCGTGCCGCAAGAAGGACAAGGAAACGCTCACCGCGCTGCTGGAGTTCATGTTCCCGCAAATCGGTGAACCCGAGGCATACAACCGCGGATCGGACTCGGGAATCGCGACGAATCTCCACGCGCTGATGCAGGCAGCACTTGCCGTCGTTGAGGCACTGAACGACATCACCCAGACGTTCGACATGCCCGAGAAGTTCCTGATCGACACCGACTGGCAGGAAACCTTCATGAACCTGAATCTGCTGCAGGCGGAAATCTGGCGTGTCCCGCCACAGGCGGGCAACGAGGGGGTACCCTGGGACGAACCGCAGCCGGCGGCCAGTGCGACGTCGACGGCTGTGACCCGGATGGAGACACATCTGGAAAGCACGCGGCGCCCGTTCAACGACACGAAGGCGCGAGTGGCATCGCAACCTGCTGTGAATAGTGGCGTCAGCGGGCAATCGCGCCCGGAGGCTGGACTCGAGTACACGAAGGACGGGCTCGATTTCAGCTCGGTAATACGCGCGAATCCGGCGCTCGCCAGCACGGGGGCTCCCCAGGTTCAGCCGGCTGCCCCACCGCAGACCTCGCAGTGGGCCCAACGCGCAATGGAGGCGCGCTCGCGCCCGCCGATGTTCCAGCGCGGCAACGAGAGCTGGTCAGGAGGCGGTAGCACCAGCGGCAGCATTTTCCCGGGCACGTCCGGCGGTGGGCGCCGGGGCCTGGTCTGAGTCATTGATGCCACGGGAGAAGCGTTTGCGCTTCTCCCGTCTTTTCCCCAATTTGCAGTCAATCAACAGGAGAACGGATGGCTGGTTTGCTGAATCAGGCTCAGGCTGAAGCTGCGCTTGCGGCGATGGTCGCACTGAACAACGTCTACGGTATCGTTCATCTCCGTATCGAACGCAAGGATGACGGCTGGCTGCACGTCGCCGAGCACAAGGACGGACGCGTACATGTGTATATCCGTGGCTCGACCAGCAGGTACCGCGTGGGTACGTCCGAGTGCTTCAAGGACCAGCACGCTTTTGCCAGCGCTTACGGACTGGATAGCTGAACATAGCGCCCGCCCGAAGGCGGGCGCTGCGAAGAGAAGTTACCGGAACAGATGGTCGGCACCATCGGGCACACGCCCTCATGCAGACACGACGGATCAGGTGCCCTTCTTTTTTTGCTTTCACCCAGGCGCCGCTCACGTCGTCATGACGCTGCTGGTCATATACGCCGAGCGCAGCTGCTCGATCACATTCTGGGGAGGCAGCAGAAGCAGTGAAGTGCGCGCGCCAAATTCAGTTGGGGCCGTGTAGTTGTTCATGCGCATCGCAACCCAGTGAAACTGGGGCGCAACGCCAAGATTCTGGAGGAATCCGAACAGATCATTTTCATATGCCCAGTCCGAGTCCTGAGCCGTCACCGCGACCAGTTGCGTCGCCGGGTGTGTCCTGAGAAATCCCATGTGATCTTCCAGAACCCGACGAAATCCATCGGTGTAGTAGACGGCGGGACCGGGATTGATCATCAGACTGCCTATCGGGGCAACGGCGGGCGCAACCGCGGATGCAACGACAGCGGTACTGGCCATGGTGCACATCCTCACGAAAAACGGTTGAGACCTATATCACCCCTGTAGCACCCGAACGGGCACCGCACAGAAGCTTTTTTGTGCTGTGTTCCAGCGGGAGCGGTGGAGACGTTTTTTCAGGAAGACCCCATGAACGATCTGAGTGAATCACATGCGATATCGGCAGCAGCAGATTTTGCGACCGGCGTATTGCGTGAAGAACCCAACGAGCTCCACATGGAGCTGCTCAACATCCTGAGTCTGAATCCCTGGGACGGTAACGACAGTGCCGTGCGAAAGCAGATGTTTGCTTCTCACCTCGGCCAGATGCTGACTTTCAAAGGTGCGACGGAGCGGTACTGCCAGACCGGCGCCGAACGCGAATTCGCGAAATACACGTTCTCAACGCGAGTTCCGGTTGACTGCCAGGTGATCCGGATCATCGATCGTTACCGGGTGACGCCCGGCGAAGATAGCGTGATCCGCAGTCGCCAGGACAATCCTCACACGCTGATCATCTACGAGGACGTCAACACCAGTGAGATCGGCTGCATCAACATCCAGACCCATACCTCGTATCACAGTCACTTTGGATTCCGCAACGCAATCCGGCCCGTGCTCTCACATATCCGGCCGGGCGACTATCTGGCAGCGGGCACGATCCTGACCGACTCGCCTTCGGTCACGGAAACCGGAGGATATAAATACGGGCGCGAATGCAATGTAGCGTTCATGACGATGCCACCGACGTCAGAGGACGGGCATCTGATCTGCTCGGATGTACTCAAAGAATTCACGTTCAACAGGTTCGAAAGTCGCGTAGTGGAATTCGGCCACCGATATTTCCCGCTCAATACTTACGGCGATATCACCTGCTTCCAGGGCTTCCCCAACATCGGTGATTTCGTACGGCCCGACGGCCTGCTTATGGCCTTGCGCTCTTACGACCGCGATCCGCAGAGCTACGATCGCGAGCTCGCCATCGTTGAACAGGGCGTTCATGACCTGATGGAGGTCGACCATGTCTTCGACCGGCTGATCTATGCGGGCGCGGGTGGCGGACGGGTCATCGACATCCGGGTGCATCACGACCGCCAGGCGAGTGTGTTCCCGACGCCTCGGGGCATGGAGCAGCAGGCGTCGCGCTATGACGACGCGCTTCACGAGTTCTACAGCGATATCGTCGGGGAATATAAACGCCTCGAGCGTGAGCGAGGCGCGGAATATCTGCGACTGACACCCGAGTTTCGCCGGCTGGTGCGCGAGGCGCTCGACGCCACGATGCAACCGAAAGAGCGCGTCTTCAAGCTCTATCGTAATGCGCCGATTGACGACTGGCGAATCGAGTTCGTAATCGAGTACGAGGTCACGCCCACCATCGGATTCAAGATCACCGACACACATGGCGGCAAGGGCGTGATCTGCAAGATCGCCCCTCCCGAAGCGATGCCCGTGGACCAGGACGGCAATCGCGCAGACATCGTGTTCGCACCGAATTCGATCGTCTCACGCGAGAATCCTGGCCGCGCCTACGAGCTCTTCATCAATGCGTATTCACGCGACGTCGTGAAGCAGATCTGCCAGTGGTTCGGACTGGAACCTCGCGAGCGGAACCCACTGCCCAGAATCCGCGAGATCGAATCGACGAATCCCGCCCTCTTCCAGCAGGCACTGGACCATCTCGTCGGCTACTACGCCATCGTGGTACCGAACATGGCGAAATGGTTCGCACCCGATCCAACCCTTGCGGCCGACAAGCGGTACACGAGACCGATGGCCGAACATCTGGCCAGCATCATCGCGGCCGGCATGCTCACGCTGCATTACCCGCCCGATAATCCGCGACCAGCCGCAGACATCGTGAGACTTCTGCGGAAGAACTATCACTCGACCTATGGACCTGTCAGCTACATCGGGCACAACGGCGAGCGACGGGTAACGAAGGCGCCGGTGCGCATTGGAAGCATGAACATCATCCTGCTTGAGAAGACTGCGGACGACTGGACAGCCGTCTCCTCCGGCAAGACACAACATTTCGGAGTCCTGTCACCGGTTACCAACGTCGACAAATACGCCCTGCCGTGGCGACCCCAATCGATCCGTGCGTTTGGCGAGGCGGAGATGCGACTCGTCGCGGCGTATTGCGGTCAGCGAGCGGTCGCCGAGATAGTCGATCGCAACAACAGCCGCGAGACGCACCGGGAAATTCTCGATGCGATCCTGCGTGCGGAGAAGCCTTCCGATATCGAGTGCGCGGTTGACCGCTCGCGCGTGCCCTACGGCAACAACCGGCCGTTACAGCTGGTGAAGCATCTGCTTGCATGCATGGGCATGGAGTTCGAGTACACGCCCTACGAGCCCGACTGGTCGAGCCCCGGATCGCAGCAACCCGATCCCGGCGGGCAGAAAGTCGGCCCTCCCCCAACTGCCGAACTGGAGGTTGCACCATGAGACGCTTCGCTGCCAGGACGCTGCTGGGCCACAGCACTGAGGCGCTGTGGGGCATGCTTTACGGGCCCTTCCGGCTGGTCTTTGACGACGGTGAGCTTGAGGTGGATCACCGCTCGACGCTGTACAGCAGCTATGGCTGGGATCTCCTCAGGGAATATCCCGCGGCACCCATGCTCATGCGGCATCACGTGACGCATGTCCTGAATGGTCGACGCCTGAACACCGACACACACCTGAAGCTGCTGGCCAACGTCGACTGGGACGTGCTCGACGCTTACGGAGAGCACGGTCAGCGCGATCCCTCCGTGACGATCGACCGGATCGGCCGCCGGACCTGTGAGATCGTCAACGCGATGTACAACGATCTGTCCGTACGCCTGGAGGAGTACGTCGTCTCGTTCGATATCACGGACTTTGTTGATGTGGTCGATCATCCACCGATCGTCAAGGCAAAGAGGGCTATCTACGCGGTGCCGCTCGACAAGGTCACAGACCGCATGCTCGACGAAGCGTATGCGGATGTGGGCAGGATCATCCGCGAAGATCCTGCGCTCGATCGCAATCCCATTGTGATCGGGGCGCGCTCGAACACGGTGCGCTTCGAGCAGTTGCTCGAGTGCGTGGCGTTTCGCGGCAAGATCACGGACATCGATTCGAACCAGTTCGAGTTGCCGATCCTGCCGAGCTACACCGAAGGCATCCGCGGTTTTCGTGATTCGCTCATCGAATCGCGCTCGGCGGCCAAGGCACTCTTCTTTGCGTCCGCGCCGCTGCAGGATGCCGAGTACTTCTCCAGACGCCAACAGCTCATGGCGATGAATATCCAGCGTCTTCATCATGGTGACTGCGGCACTACGGAGTTCACGCACTGGATGGTGCGCAAGGAGGACCTGCGGCTGCTCGCCGGGATGAACCGGCTCGATGAAGAGTCAGGCGAACTGCTGTGCATCAGCAAGCAGGACACGCATCTGGTCGGCAAAACGATCCGGTTGCGTACCGTACTGCATTGTGCGCATCCCGATCCGGCGGGAGTGTGTTCAACCTGTGTGGGTGAGCTTGCCCGATCGGTTCCCGATGGTACGAATATCGGGCACCAGTTCTGCATGGTGCTGTTTGGCCAGTCCACGCAGCTGGTGATCTCCATCAAGCACCTGGACAAGTCCGCATCTATCGAACCTGCCGTGCTCCTTGAAGCCGACAGGCTGTTCCTCAAACTTGGATCCGACGCCAATTCGTATCTGCTCGCCGATCGTCTGAAGGGAAAGAACATCAGACTCATCATTCCAGCGGAGGCCATACCGAACATCAACGACATTTTCGAAATCGACGATGTCGAGAACCTGAACATCGCACGCTTCTCCAGCATCGGGCGCATCAGCATCCTCGTGGGTACCTCGGACGAGGCGACCGGGCCTGACATTCCGACCCGTGCCGGTCAGCGCATCGCGTCCATGACCCATGAACTGATGCGGCACATCAGGAAGGTGGGCTGGACGAATGACGGGAAAGGCAATCACGTCATCGACATGCATGGCTGGAATGCGTCGCATCCCATTCTTGCCTTGCCCTTCAAGCACTTCAACATGTCCGATCATTCGAAAGACATTGCGAAACTGCTTGAGTCAAGCGTTGGCATGATGCAGGCACGGGACAAGGATACGCGGCCGGACGACGCGCTCGTCGAACTCTTCGACCTCGTCAACAGCAAGCTCGATGTGAGCCTGGCCATCCTTGCCATTGTGCTCAAGCAGGCCATGATTGTCTCGGCGGAGAACCGCGACTACAGCTTGCCCAAGCCAGGGATGACCGCCGGGCTGGGTGTGATGTCGCAGTCGATGAAACACCGCTCTCTTTCTGCTGCGATGGCGTTTGAACACCACCGCGAAGTGCTGACGGACCCGGTCAGCTTCCTGCACAAGCGGCGTATGGATCACCCGTTCGACGTGTTCCTCATGCCACGCGAAATCCTCCAGCCCGAGACGTTGTCCACCTGAGCGCCAGTGGCAAGGAGCGGCAACCAGAAAATACCTCCCCAGGGCATCTGTTGGCAGACAGATGCCCTCCTTTTCTTCATCGAGATTTTTGTCATGGCGGAGTTACGCATATCGACACGATCGCATCATTTCGTGGTCGACCAGATGTCGCCCCAGGGCAGGCAGGCCACGGAGAGATTCGCAAGGCAGTTCATCCACTATGGTCGCCGGCAACGCGCCCAACGCTATAACAGGTACAGCGCCCGCAACGCCCGCTCCGTCAGCGAGTACTCTGCGTGGCGCGAGGACCGCCGCGAGTGTCGCTTCCATATCAACGTGCTCGAGCGCTTCGAGCAACACCTCAAGGACTACGGACTCGATCATGAATCTCTGGTGGAGCGGGTCGCAGAAGTTCCACCTCCTGCATGCAGGATCGCGCTCCTGATTCGCGAAGGCTGGTCGCTGCGTGACTACCAGGAGCCGGCTGTCAATTACGTCACTGCGGATGCGGGCTCACGATCACGGTTTCTGGGTCTGCAGACTGGCAAGGGCAAGGGGATCACTGCGCTTTTCGCAATCAGGGATCTCGCAGTGAGGACGCTCGCCTTCCTGCAACCGAAGTACATCGAAAAATGGGTGATGGACATCCGCGAGATCTGTCAGGTCGAACTCGAAGACGTGATGGTCGTGCGCGGCGTTCAGCATCTCAAGGCACTCCTCACGATGGCCGGTTCTGGCAGTCTGCACAGCCCGATCGTGATCATCAGCAGCAAGACCATGCAGCGCTGGATCAACGTCTACGAGCAATATGGCGAGGAGACGCTCAAGATGGGCTACGCCTGCCTGCCTGATCAACTGATGGGTTGGCTTGGGGTGGGCTTGCGGCTGATCGATGAAGTGCACCAGCATTTTGCGATGCAGTTCCGTCTGGATCTCTATACGCACTGCGAACGTTCGTTGTCGCTTTCTGCAACGCTGCTGCACACCGACGGCTTCCTGAACCGCATGTACGAAGTCGCGTATCCGGACGCGACGCGTTACAACGGGCCGGCCTATGACCGGTATGTTCGCGCCACTGCCCTCTTCTACCGGTTCAGGCACCCACGACATATCCGCTTTCTCGATCCCCTGAGCCACAGCTATTCGCATTATCGCTTCGAAATGAGCGTAATGAAGGATCCGGCCGTGCTGGACAGCTATCTGGATCTGATCGACAGCATTGTGAAGTCGAAGTATGAGCTCACTTATCGGCCCGGAGAAAAGCTCGTGATCTTCTTCGGCTCTGTAGCGATGTGTACGCGCGCGACAGCGTTCTTTCGCGCGCGCTATCCGGGCCGGGATGTACGGCGTTATGTTGAGGAGGATCCGTTCGCGAATGCGATGGAGCCCGACATGGTCATTACGACCTTACAGTCGTACGGCGCCGCATTTCATCCGAAGGAGCTATCCACCGTCATTCTGACGGTCGCTGTGAACAGCCTCCAGGCCAATCTGCAGGTCCTCGGACGGCTGCTTCCACTTTCGGCTGGGAAGACTCCGGAATTCATCTATCTGGTCTGCATGGATATCGCACAGCACCGGATCTATCACGAGAGCAAGGTCGAGCTCTTCCGGCAGCGCGCATTGCACTGCGAAACGCAGTACGTGCATGCGCCGATATGAACGGCATGCCCCCGTATGTGTGAAGGCATCCGTTTTAATTAGTAATCCGAACTTAATTGAAACTGGATGTGAACACATATCACGACACCGGAGCACGCCGTGGGGCCGTGCCTTCACTTATTTACCCAGGAGGGAGATGATCATGCTTACGCTCGTACGCGATGCTGTGCTGGAGCGTCCGGCTGAAAAGCCGGAGTTCGGCAAAAGTGTAGCCGTGCTGGAGCAGTTTGGCTTTTACGACTACGCAACGATCGGGGTAGCAGACGCCCGTCTGCACTTCACCGTCGGAATGACCGAGGTGAACCTGCCGGAATTTTTCGTAACCGGGAACGTGTCAGATGGATATGCCGGGGATCTGTTTGCGGCCGTCAGCAAGGAATTCCTGACGACGAAGGGACGTACCGCGCTTGGGATCCGCGGTGACCTGATGCCCTTCCCTGTCGAGTTGCGCCTGATTGCAACGCCTCTGGAGCGGCGGCTGCCGGCCGAAGGGGGCAGCTATGCGGATATGATGAGGTGGCTCGATTGGCACTGGCCAGGGCGGGTCTGCATGGTGCAGATCATCTGGCCCGACGACAGCGGCCGGTTGCCAGACGAAACAGGGTTTGATGCCACCTGCTGTCGCCAGACCGTTCATCCACGACTGCCGTTTATCGGTGGCACGGTCTCCGATGCGTGCGCACTCCAGGGAGGCAATGCATGAGTGCACTCGATACGCTGTACCGCAATCGCGACCGGAATCAGGTGGAGTTTGACCGCTTCGAAGGCCAACTGTTGGAGCTTATCAGGAGGTCCCGTGAGAGCGGCCCATTGCCCGCGGCCATTCGTGAGTTGCGCGATGTTGCCTCATTGAAAGCTGGCGATGACGAGGCCCGTTGCGTCGCGGTACATCAATGCCAGAGGCTGCTGTGGTGGCTTGCCAAACCAGCCTGGCAAGTCGACGAGGCGTGTGGACTGGTCTACGGGGTCGATCCCGCTGCGGAGAGAGATGGTGCCGCACAGGCTGGCTGTTATGCACTTGACGGACGGCTGCTGACCGCCGATTCGTCAGAGGCGTATCACGCGTGGCTTCTGCTCGAGTCGCTCTATCTCCACATGGAAAACCGGATCGAGCAAGCCATCACCGTTTCCGATCTTTCCTGCGAAATCAGTCCGGCTGATTTCATCAACTGGTGCCACGATGAGGGCGTCGACACAAGCTACCTCCGGTTGATCCGCACACTTGTTGGTCTTGGCGAAAACCGGCTTGTGGGACGGCTACCACTTGCTGACGTGCAGATCTTCGTCTCAGGCAGGCAATGACGAAGCCTGCCGCAGGGTCGGCCCTTGCACGCGATGGGACTGGGGCACTCCCGGTCCCATCTCTTCCTTCTCATTTTTTTTGTCTTTCCGGCCAGGCTTGACCAGATCCAGGATCCCCTCGACGTAGGCACGGGTAGTCGCCGTCACGGGCCTTTTGGCTTCGGTTTTCGTGATCGGGGCGACCGAAGCCGCGGGCGTAACTTCACGCAGGCGGCCAGAGGCCAGCGCTGCGGCAAACCCCACCTGCCAGTTCGGCACCTGACGCGCAACTGCTTCCTCGGCGTTGTAGACGGACAGGCATTCGCCCGACGTATCCACGGTGTGAGTATTCCCGTCCGTATCCTCGAACGATTTCCCGGCGTTCTGCCTTGCGATAGCGCGTGCCTGTACGACGCGTTGCTTGCGTGCCTGGTCTTCGGCGCGAGTTTCGTTGCGCTGGCGCAGCTGATGCGAGAAATCGACCGGGTTGTTCAGCAGGGAGCCGAGATAGCAGATCGGACGCTTGGCGAGCTTCAGGTGTTGCCACGTGACTTCGACGACATCGGAGAGACGCTTACCGGCCTCACGTGCCTGACGCATGAGTTTAAAGATCAGGAAATCAGAAAAACCCAGGGTGCGAAGGCGCTGAAGATCCGACGGCACCTCGCCCGGTTGTCTCTTTTGAAAAGAAGCAGGGGAAAGATCCTTATATATACCACCGTGTGCCACCGTGGCAGACGGTGTATTTGCTTCTTCTGGGGTCTTCGGTTCGGCAGTGCTGGCAGTGTCCGCGGTGGCGGTAACGACTGGAGCAGGGCGCGGCTCGATAAGCCCAAGGAGCTCTGCAGCCTGCCCGGTCAGGTGGAGATATGCGCGGCCAAAGAGACCTGCTTCGACATAGCGGGTCTGGGGACGACGTTCGATAAGTCCGGCCTGTTCGAGATCGTCCAGGGCACGGTAGAGCGTGCGCATGGATTGGAGGGCCCGGCCGGTAAGGAGCTCTCGGCGGGCAAAAATCGATGCGAAGGGGCGTCCGGCGTCGACGGTGCGAGCGAGCGCTGAGAGCAGGGCGCGGGCACGTTGCGAGATGCCGTCAATGTGGTTTGCTCGAAATGCGGCGCGGAAGATCACCCACGGAAGATTCGTGGTGTCGCACTGGAACGCCGAGAGGGCGTCCTGATCGGCCGGGTCAGCAGGGGCTGGAGAAGGGTGTGTTGATCCCTCGCCAGCAACGAAGTGTTGCGCGATAGACATGTCGAGCGTTCCATTTCGAAAAATGGATTGAAAACGCTTGACTGGCTATTTCACTGCGCTACACTCGGGGCTTGTCGAAGCGCCTTTCCAGTTTCCAGCTGGAGAGTGTAGTGAGCGAAGGTTTCCAGCCAAGCCCACTTACGCAAAAGCCCTCAGTTTCCAGCTGGGGGCTTTTGTCTTTCTGGCAGTTATTTCACTGTGTCGTCCTTATCCGTACTACGGATCGCAATAAAATCAATCACTTAGTGTTTTAAGATTTCACTGCAAGTGTTTCGAGGTGTTGCTTGATGGCTTCTTGAACAGCATCTGCGACGGCTTCGGACTGGAATTCGATGCGCATGATGTTTTTTGTCTTGCGCACGTCGCACCACGTACTTTTCCCGGCCTTTACCTTGTACGACTCGGCGACCACCTTGACTGCCTTGGGCGTCTCGACGGCCTTCGCATATTTGACCGCCTGCCCTTGATCCAACTCACACTCAGAGAGGCGTCGCACCGCTTCCACAACTCGATCTGTCTTCCCGCCTTCTGCAATGGTTGCCAGCTCCGCTGCCGCGTTGGCACCCATGATTGCCTTGTTGGCTTCGAGGATTGCGAGTGCTTGCTCGGGCAGGCGGCTGAAAGAGAGAAGGGCGTTGATGTGCGAGCTGCTGATGCCGACGCGCTCACCGAGCTCCGCCTGACTCAGTTCGGGATGCTTTGCATGGATGCGCGTCAGGCCGATGTACTTCTCATAGTCGGTCAGGTCTGACTGCATCAGGTTAGCCCAGAAGGCGCCGTCATCTGCTTCGTCACCCGTGGCATCACCCAGTACACAGCGAATGCTCGAACGGCCCAGTTCCCGATAGGCGTCGACCCGATGATGACCCGACTGGATTTCATATCCGCCTTCCGCACGAGGCAGGATGACAACCAGTTGGATAAGTTTGTTGTGACGCAGGTTCTCCCGCAGCTCGCCGAATTTTTCGGGCGGCATATAGCGTCGGCGGCCCGCGACTTCATGTATCTGGTCGAGCGGAATCTCGACACCGCTCGGCGAGCCGCTCTGCTTCTGGGCTCGGAGTTCGGCCAACTCCGCGGACATTGCATCGATTTCGGCTTGCTTTTCACGCATCGCCGATTGGAACGCCAACGCCCCACCGGGGGCAGTTCTTGGGCGGAAGGGATCACCGGCAGTCGAGTGGGAGGGCTCAGGGACCTCGATGTCCTTTGTTTTTTCACTGAGTCGTTGTGCGGCGCGCATTAGACCTCCATCTGGGAAGACGACCACGCTTGAACAAACTGCGAGTCGATATGCCTGACCAACTGATCCATCGGATCCTTGAATCGCGTGTATGCCGCGACGCTGCCTTCGGGCTTCGTTAGGTCATAGACGGTAGAAAGCTGAGCAGATGCGCTCTTGGGGACGACCGACTCTGGGATTTCATACGGGAGAACACGATCTCCGTACGCCTTTTGAAGCCAGCCTCGAACAACGCCAGAAAGATCATCGTTCTTGGATTTAGTCAGGACGACATTAACAAAGTCGAAGTTCTTCGTCTCGCGCATTGCCGGAACGTGGCGCGCCATTTCCGTGAAGAGAAACCAGAATTGCGTGGAACTCGCGAAGTCGAGGCCTTCAGGCGGGCAGGGCATCAGTAGTCCGTCAGCCGCCATCAGAGCGTTGATGGTCAAATAACTCAGAGAGGGCGGGGTGTCGACGATGATTGCATCGTATCTGTCCTTGATGTCGGCCAGACCTTGATTCAGGATGTTCCAGAACGCGAACTCGTGGTCGCCGGCCAGCTTGCCGGGAATATGAAATTCAGCGCTGAAGAGTCCGGACGACGCGGGGATCAAGTCTAGGTCTTGCCAGTAGGTTTCCTGAATTGCGTAGTCCAGTCCCGACTCATCCCCGTAGATCAGAGGCATGAGTGTCTTTTCTTCGCTTATTTCCGTCTCGGGGGAGAAGCCACATAGCTGTGTTGCGGTACCTTGCGGATCACAGTCAATAACCAGAACCTTTCGGCCGCGCAAAGTGAGTCCCTGTGCCAGCGAGACGGCGGTTGTGGTTTTCGCTACACCACCCTTGAAGTTGGCGACAGTCACAACCTTACCGGGCGCGTTTTCTGGTCGCGCAGGACGATTGCCAGCAGCGCGGATGTAACGTAACGTTTCGTCCAAGGTGAAGGTCTTGCTCTTGCCGTTGCCAATTGATGTGCCGGCGGGGAGGTCGCCCTTCGTGGTCAGGTACTGAAATCGCAGTTTCTCGAGTCCACAAAGGCTCGCGACCTGCGCACTGGTGAACGTGGGCGGACGCTTGCGCGGGTATGGTTCCAGCATCCGGTCGCGAATCTGATTGAGTACCCCAGCTGCGCGCTCGGCGACGTCGGCCAAGGTGTCCATGGATGCGGCAAAGTCGAGCGCAGGCGGCAGTTTGGTAGCGAGCAAAGTGCTTGCATTCACGAGAGAAACCTCTTGATTGTGAATTCCTCGGTTTTTCAAAAAAGCACCATCAACCGAAGAATGTGTCGCACGACAGAATTTTGGTGAACTCTAGCCGGTTAACGGGGCGAGAGCAAGTTAACTTTCCGATGGCCAAGCCCCGTCGGGTAAGGTCTTGGCGGGAAAAGCTAGAGATCGGTTGAAGATCAGATCAATCCGTGAAACATTGTTGGAAGAAGTTTGAGGGACTTGAACCCTATATAGAGCGGGGGTTTGAGGGCCACGACACCGTTTTGTTTCACGCAGAATCGGCGCCGGATAGGGCGCAAGTACCCTGGAGAGTGCGACAAGGTGTTCGCAAACCCCAAAATCGGCCCTCGTGTGTCGGCAATGTAGTGTTCAATACGTAAATCGTAGTTTCGGTCTTTCGGGGTGATTTGAAGCGGTTCGCCTGCTGACCGTGCTGCAGTTGGCAGCGCAAGCGGAGCAGGGAATGCAGATAGGGCGGCGCCGGCTTACGCTGTCCGGACAGCCAGAACCCAGAGTTGAGTGAACAGGTGGTTGGTCGATCTGCCTGATGGCAGGGAAGGGTGGTTGACGTCGATCCGTGCTGAATTGGTCGATAGCTGGAAAAGTTGTTGAGGTTGGGGAAGCCGAAGCTACAGATGCGCCCATGTGGACCGCTCCGACACATGATCAGTCCCGCCAGTATTTTCTACCCGCAGCCATACACGTCTCGTGAACCGCACCCCGTCATGGCGCGACCAACCGGGCCAGCATCGTATGGGGTGGCCGCGTCCGAACTCATTGCTACCGAACGTTCCAGCGACCGGGCGTGTCCACCAGTGTGATGACGCGTAAGGGGGAGGGGGCATGACTGCGGCTGATCTGAAGGACACGGACAAGGTCACATTGCGGGTTGAGCGTGCGATCCCGCTGTGGGGTGTGCTTACTGGAATGAGTGCATTGATCGCGACGGGAGTGTCAGTCATCTGGCACGTCGCCGACATCGCACACGACGTCGCTACAATGCGGGACGTTGGAATTGAGATACGTGCTGAGCTGAAGGAAGAGAACGCGCAGCTGGTAGCACTGGATGCACGGCTGACGCGGGTCGAAACACTGACGCAGGAACACCAGGACGCGATCTCGCGTTATCGCAACGAGAAGTCGAACGAGAGAAGCCGCTAGTCGCGACAATTGAACGTATCAGGAATGACGTGAAAAGAAGCAAGGGAAATAAACTTGAAGTCGTAGGAGTGCGGCTCGATCCGGCCATTGCGCACCGGTTGCGTCTGCTGGCATCGGTCACTGGTCGCAAGCAGTCGGTCTTCTTGCAGCAGATTATCGAGAACGGACTCGGCGCGATCGAGCAGGCGCATCTGCCGCCGCAGATGCTTGAGGAGATTCGTGCTGGGAAGCTGCCCGCAGTTCCGGGCGAGGCGGTCACTGAAACTGCGCCGGACCTGTTCGGTATCTCGCCGGCATCCGCGAAGCAGGTTGCGACGAGACGGCCGCGGGCCCGGAGGAGGGTGGAAGTGGAGGGTGGGACCGAAGCGAGCGAAGCCGGTCCGCTCTTCCAGTTGAGCGGATTACAATCTGCAGATCGTTGAACGTTGGCCCGAGACGGCCTGAACGGGGAACCGGATGCCTGTCTACTGCGAATATGAAAACGGCTGGACGCTTGCGATGAGTGACGGATCCTGCACGCGGGCCGTTCCCAGTGTGTTCCGGTTCGGCAGACTGTTCTATGGTCGCCCCACGATTGAATTCTGGCAGTTCGGTGGTGCCAAGGGAATGCGTGCCTTTGGTCCCGGCGAAACGGAAAACTCCGTGCGCGCCTTCCTCGTTGAACGCGGTTTCATTGAGGCGCGTCGCTATCACGCCGATGGTGATGTCGACCTCGAGCACATCGCGGAAATTCTTGGTTTGACGGCGGCGCCGGTCGGGGAGGGCGAGTGACGAAAATCGCTGTCCGGTTCGATCCGGGTTTCATGCTGGCCAGCATCGAACTGTGGCGTCAGTCCATCGGCTTCAAGATCACCATGAGGGACGAGTTCAAGATCCACATCATGGAAAACCGCCGGTCGATCCTTGAGGGCTATGTGACTTCGGCTGGCATGTGGCTTTCGATGCTAGGCGCGATGCAGCCGGGTGATCTCGGTGCTGAAGCCGAGCTGCGTTCGGTGCGTGCTGAAGTAGAGGACTTTGCCGCGTGGGCCGAGAGCGAGCTGTCTGTGCTGGATGATCTGGGACAAGAAAACTGAACAGGTGCCTGCCCGTCGGTCACTGCCGACGGGCGACGTGCAAGCATCTGATTCGCAACGACAGACGGCGCAGCGCGCCAACATTGTCCACAGCTTTATGAACCGAAATTTTATAGCGGACTTCAGCAAAATCGCTGTTGAGACCGTGCTTCGGTGAGCTGACTAAACGCTAGTAGTATTTAGCGGTGGTCGTGTAAGTTGAATTTATCTTGACGGGCGTGGATCACGTCTAAGGTGTCGGAGGCGTGTGTACGAATTGCGAACTGCTTACGAAATAGCTGACCCAACGAATCACCAATGACGCAAGGGCTCCTGACTCACTTATCCACAGGGTTATGCAGTTTTTCTGTGGATAAGCAGGCCGCTTGCTGACTTATCCACTCGTCAACGTTTCGCGCTTGCTCAATCATCGTGGCACGATAAAGCTTTCCATACGCCTGTTCGATCGTGAGGAGCCTCGTAATCAGTACATCTTTCGTCAGCTTGGCAAGGCGATGTCGTGCAGCATCGATATCCCGCTCAAGCTTGACCGGATTGGGAAGGGAGGTTGTATCGATGGCTGGCTGGATCTTCCTTCTACGTGGTGGTTGCCATGTCCGGAAGCGAATGTAAAGCTCGTAAGCAATCGGATTGTTTAGCAGCGTGGTTGCGCTGATCCCGACACGCTCTGGATCAACCTCGCGAGTTGTCGCGACTATCGACGCGATTGAGATCCGCTTGGCGTTACGACGAAGTGTTTGGACTGCGCTTTTTACGAGTGCGAGCGTGCGGTCGCGACGGCGTTTGTGGACCTTCTTGAGCCACGGTCGTGCTGTTTGCGGCATCGTTTATCCCCTCAATCGGCGGTTCGTCGGCGCGATACTGCTCAATAAGATCCATTTCGCGCAATTCAATGTTCGCGGCTTCGATCAGATGTTCAAGCCGAGACAGTTCTGGCAAGAGGCCCTGCTCGCGGTGATAGAGTCGCTCACCTTCTGCCCAGGCACGCCGATGCTCCACCTGTGAACGCTGAGCCGGATCTGGTACTTTCGCAGCGCATCCAACGCAGGCAAACTGGACCTTGCATAGTCCGTGACTCGTGCAGTGGCCCCCGACTACATTTGCGAGCGTGCCAGTTTTTCGAAGCGCATCGTCATAAAGCCGTCGCAGCGCGGCTGGTGATCGTGCTACCGCTTGTTCGACATCAATTGACCGAGCGATCCTGGACAGGTAGAGGTCAGCGGCATCCGCAATCATAGAGTCCGTGGGCTGTGAGTAGTATTCGGTGACGGGCAGGCTTTTCTGATGAAGCCACGCGCCGACGATATCGACGGGGATCTTTTCGACTTGCACCGCATGTGTCGCAAAGCCGTGGCGGAGTAAATGTGCCCGCAGGGTTATGATGCGACCAGAGGTGGTGCGAAGCGCCATACCGTGCAGCAGGAAGCGGACGCAACTGATAATCGCCAGATGGGACAAATGGCGATGTCCCAACTGAAACAGATACGGCGAGGGCCCGAACCGGTGAGCGCGCCTATGCAATGGATAGAACGGCACGGTTGGTAGTCGCTCGTCGCCTTTCAGGTGGTAGTGCTCGGCAAGCATCTGTGCAGTACGGGCAAGGAGGCGCTTTGTTTCCGTGCCAATGAAATAGTCATGGCGCTGATTTTTTCGCTCGCCCTTGGGAATCAGCCTCAACAGGTACCGGATGTGCGGGGCCGATGAATTTTTCGATGTCCGTTCCAGTGTCGGCATCTTGAGCCGTACCAGGCATTCGTGACTCAAGCTGATTTGCATGACTTCGTTCAAACGCGCACCAGTGGTCGTGAACACGTCGATGGCCATCAGGCCGAAGGTCAGGCCAGAATACAACGCGTCCACCGACAGCAACGGGTGCTTTAGCGCTTTCTGTGCCGCGTGGGCGAACTGGTGATAGTGGCTTGTCAGGAGGTCAGAATGATTCGTTGTAAACGCAGAATCTGCATACCCCCAACTCTTACGCCACGCCTGCGCCTCCGGATCGGCTTGGGGCGCATCGATGTAGCGGAGAACGTCGGCGAACCATAGCGCGGCGTTTGGGTCGACCTGTTGCTGATTTAGCAGCTCAATGACATTAACGACTTCGAGTAGACATAGCGTGCCGGGTGGCAGATGTCTGCAGTGGTGCAAGGCTGGTTGCTCCTTCATCAGCTTTCCGGCCGTCCAGATTCGCAGATCCCATCGCCGAACGCCATCGGCATAAGCGTATTCAACGGGTTGGCTATCCTCGACACTTTGCTTCAGAGCTTGCTGGTACGCCTGCCTGAATTTGGAGAACCAATTCCACCGAAGGTGCGCTTCACCCCGCAACTCGGGGTAAACCGGCATCAATGCATCGGTTTCTTCCTTGCGTCGTCGTTCGGTTTCGTGCTCGTGTCTACCGAAGTCCAGCCACGGGGTGTGAATGACGCGATTGGGTGGTGGCAATAGCCAAGATCGATAGCTGTCACGCCGATTGTCCGGCAAATTCTGCAGCCAGCGTTGTTCAATCCTGCTGACAGACTGGTAGCGCCGGTAGAACTGTAATCGAGTTCCACGGTTCGATTGACCGATCTCTTCGGTCAAATACAGGTGCAGTGCCTCATCAACTGCTTGAGCTAAAGCGTCCATGTTGGGCAGATGAACTGCCACCAACGGGGAACCAAACAAACCTCGCAGTCCGCTGTGCAACGCTGCAACCAGACCGTATACCGATGTCGGGTCATACCGCTGTCCGGCCAGAATCAACGCCGCCAGTACAAGATGCGGGTACCATGGATGGCGATAGACGTTTCGATAGAGATATCGAACTGCCTTCGGCGGGACGCAGCATTGAGCGCTATGCACCGATATATCCAGTTCGGTGTAAGGGGCACAGCGAATTTCATCGGGTAATGCGGGTAACCCGTCTATGGTCGAGAGTTCGGCTGGAACCGGATTAATCTGCCATCGGCTCATTCAATTGTCGTCCCAAACGTGTCAGCAATTGCCAATCAGGATCATGCGGCGGCTGGCTCCAGATGATCGTTGTCGCCTGGCTATCGCGTGGTATTGTCGGCGGACGCCGTAGCGCCCGATCCAGCTTTGCTTGCAACTGGACGTGGATCTCGGCGTGCCGTAATCCATCAAGATGATGATCGTAGCCCGCCAGCGTGGCGGCACCGCTACGCCATCCCATGTAGACGATCAACGCACGGATCCGTCGATCACGCTCGGCAATATCGCGAGCTCGAACGTCAATTTCGTGCAGTGCCGTTGTGACATACCAGTGTCGTGCCTGATGCACGTTCGCCTGTATCCCCTTCAGTAGACACGCTGGCCTCCAAGCCTGATCCCGATACGCGGCTGGCGACATTGCTGTCTGCAGACGGGTAAGGAACAGAGGAACGCGCTGCCACTCTTGTGGATCACCGTGCTCACGATAGTCGATGAGGCGCCAGTTTTCGGGATCAACTGCACGACGATCATTGTCGAAATACTGCCGTATCCATTTGGCGGTTGTTTCACTGAAGCACACAATCTTGGTGCGTCGGCCGGCGCTTCCCTTGCTGAAGGCAGATGCCTCAGTGCCCCCGCCGCGGTTGAGCCAATCAGCAAGGGTAATGGCGCAAATCTCGCTAACACGCGCGCCGGTTTCAAATAGCAGCCGCGTGATGAGTCGATCTCGCAGCGGCCACCCCAAGGCGGCACCAGCAGCAAAGACCTGACGCGGGAAATCGGGATCATCGATAATCCTTGGAACCCAGATCCCGTTGGACCGTACGTAGTAGGTGTTCGTTAATCTGTTCCGGAGCGGAGGGGCTGGCTCGATTCCACTTACGCCGGGCATTACTGGAACATCAGCCGCTGGGAATTCCGGAGCGGAAGAAGTGATTTCTGCCTGAATCCGCTCAAACGGATGAGGTGCAGGATACAAATGCCTGCGAATCGAAAACGCATAAAAGTGACGGAGTGCAACCAGCGTATGACCTACCTGGCTGCTGTTTTCGCGCGTCATCGTTAGCAGCACGAATCCGTGACGATGCAGTCGTAACTGGCAGCCGAGTTCGTCGCACAAGAAACGCTCAAACTGAGCCCGTGCGGTACCAGACCCGGCGTTCCACGAAAGTTGCCGGGCTGCGAGCCACGAAAAATAGTGAATGAGAGCAGCGACATAAGTTCGCGTCGTAGTCGATGCGTACTGCTCCTCCAATTCGCGGACAAACCAGCTCAGCTCACGATGTGCCTGTCCCCGCTGGTCAACAACTAACGCGGCACCGCTCTCTGTAGGCGGGTGCCGCAGGAAGAAGCGGGGGCGGAGTCGGTGATGAGCGACCATCCTTCAACTCTACTGGTTCTCATGCCAACATAAAGAATAGAAGGGATCCAACCACATTCAAGCACTACGCGCCGTCTGGTATGTGGATAACGTGGGTGTGGCGTTGTGAATCAGCGATTCGTCTGAAGAGGCAAATGCGTTTTACAACGGACGGGGTCTATGGATCTTGATGACGCACTTTCTGCCGTAGAGCATCTGGCAGCCCGGCATCGCCTGCTGGTCGGTCGGGGATATCGATCCGAGGGGGGCGAGTTGCCCGGGATCGACTGGGGCGCGGGTGATATCCGGGATGTGCGCAAGCTCCGCGGTCTTGAGTTCGTCAGCGAGATTGGTCCGCAGCTGATGGAAATCTACGAGAACTATGTTGCCGGCCGGCCCAATGCGACGACGAGCATCACGCTGTCCACGCGGATGTTGACGATCATCGTGCTGGGCGCCGAGTCGCCGGAGCAGGTGGTCGAGACGCTGCAGAGTGGGGCAGACGAGTTGGTCTCGGGGACGGTCAAGGCTTATCTGGCAGATCGTATTTCGGGATGGAAGAGGCCGCTCGCACCGGTGCTGCCATTTCGCGCTCGAGACAGGGGCTCGCCCACGGAGTAGCCGATCACTCTGTGCATCGCAAACAGGCCAATGCAGAAATCTGCCTGAGGTATCGTATCTGGAACTCACTGCAGAACCGGAGCCGTTCATGTGTGGCCGATATTCGCGCGGACAGAAGGACCTGTTCTACGTTGAACCCCTCATGACTGATGCGAATGATCCGCGCTTCAGGGAGCATGCGGAGATGTTCCGGCCGAGCTGGAATGTGTCACCAGGTACGAAGCAGCCCATCATCGGTCCGGACGGACCGCGACTCGAAATGTGGGGCTTCCGGCCAGCATGGCTGGTTGCGCGAAAAGGTCCGATGATGATCAACGCGCGTCTCGACAAGGCGTCGTCGAGTGCATGGAAGGCATTGTTCAGGTCCCATCGCGTACTCATTCCAGCGGATGGCTGGTATGAATGGTTGCCGGCCGGAGGTAAGAAGCAGCCGTATTTCATTCAGGCGAACTCCGGGCCTCCGGTCTATTTCGCCGGCTTGAGCAGCGCACATCTTGACTCGCCGACTGCGAACGAGAACCCCGGGACTGTCTTCGGTTTTGTGATCGTTACGGCACCGGCCGAAAGCGGCATGCTCGACGTCCATGATCGCCGGCCGCTCGTACTCACGACGGAAGAAGCAAAAGTTTGGCTCGATCCGGATACGACCTTCGAGGAGGCGGTGCATCTTGCCAATCACGCGGGGAAGTCCTCCGACGATTTTCACTGGCACAAGGTCACGCCGGCGGTGAACCGCACGGGTAACGACAGTCCGTCGTTTAACGAGTCGATCGACGACTAG